TCAGATATAGCCTGAGTAATACCAGTTTTTTGTGCAATTAAATTGTCAATAACTGCTTGTTGATCGTCCAGAGCGGATTGATTTGCACCACTAGCTTTCAGTTTTCCCATTTTAATCTGAGCATCAATGAGTTTATCGTCAATCTCTTCAGATTTCAGGGCACCTTCTTCAAGAGAAGATACAAAATTATTTGTATCGCCATAATCTTTCAATCTACCAAACATAGATTCGAATGATTCAAGACTCATACCCATAGCATCTGCAGCTTCTTGAGTATCAGTGAAAGAGTACATCCATTGCTGATTTCCATCCTCAAGAGTTTTGTAAGTAGCTAATCCCTTAGCCTCAAGATCGCTTAAAAATCTCTTTGGACCGGAAGCATCATCAGTGTAATAATTCTTAAGTTTGTTGTAGTTCTCAATGAAATTATCAGCATCTTCAAAACCATTCTGAGAGAAATATTTTGCAGCTGCTTTAAACTGAGGAGTACCAACTAAGCCTTTATCATACAGATCTTTTGCATTATCCAGATAACTCTTAGCTGTAGTATATTCATTGCCTTCAGTAGAAAGATTGTCAGCATTAACCATAGCTTGGAAATCAGAGAACTGTTTTGCAGCCTCCTGATACTGAGCAAAATACTGTGCTTGCAGATTTTTAAGATTTTCTAATCCTTGCTGAGTATAATCTTTGTTACCTGCTGATAATTGATCCTGATAATCCTGAATCCGTTGTGCAAAATCAGAATTCATGAATTCATTCTGCTGTTCCAGATAATCCTTCATTCTTTCTGTGTTGATTTTCAAACCTTTTGCAGTGCGATCGAATACATTATCAACATGAGCATCTTTTAGATCACTGAATTGTGTTCTAAGACTATCCATAGTATCAGATGTAAGACCTGTTTCTGTCTGCATTTCGCTAATAGCTGATGTAAGAGCGGTAACAGTGTTCTGCATATCAGTTACTGGAAGATTAAATGCTGTTTTTGTCCAATCGGCCTGAGAAGCCTTTATGTTTTCAATAGACATCTGAAAAGCTTGAATCTGATCTTGCCACTGCTTAATTTGTTCGTTATCTTCATCAGAAAGAGGAGATAAACCTTTGCTATTTTTCAAAGCATCGATATTATTCTGATATTCTTTAATCTGATTATTAAGATTCTCAATCTGTTTGTCACCATTTTCAATTAAATTGGTGTAATCTGAAGCAGTAGCTTTCATATTATAAGCAGATTTATTATTCAGTCTTGTCTGCTGATCGGAAGTATCAGTCTGAAGACGAGTTAGTTCTTTTGAGAGACTATCCAGATTTTTAGCTGAAGTATCTAACTGAATCTGCACTTTAGTATCTTCAATTTTGGATTTCCAAGTGTCGAGATCAGCATTTGCCATTGATGGGTCAAGTGACAATTTCATGATTGCCTGCATTGCCACTTTGTCGTCACCATATTCTGAAAATAATTGGTTTATTAATGAAGCTGATTTAATAGGGCCAATAGAGTCCCCTTTTAAATTACTGATAATAGTATCTTTTGTATGTTTACTATTACTAACATCGAAATCGCTCAGATCCATAGTATCCATAATACTCTGAATATATTTATCTGCAGCAGCAAGTTCTTTCGGATCAGTTACATCTTTTACAGAATCTCTGATTTTACCAATAGCGGTACTTGCTTTATCAAATGTCAGTTTCTGTAATCCCTGTTGCAGGTTATCAGTTTCTGTTGCAAGTTCCGGGAATTGCTGAATAAGATCGGTGATATCAGAATTCTGGAATGTACCAGATTTGATTGAATCCATTGCAGGTTTAATATTTGACATATCTGTTTGAAAATTGTCAGTTATGGTGTCAAGATCTGTGGATGTATCTTCGGCAGAATTTTTGAAGAGAGAAGAAAAGGTAGAAGATGGTATTTCAACATCTTCTTTAGACTTCTGATATTTATCATAAATATCTGAAACTTCAGCTTTTCCCCAATCATATTCTTTAGGATTATAATTATTTGCTTGTATATAATCCCAAAAACCTTTAACATCTTCATTTGGTTTGTCTTTAAAAAAATCGTATAGACCATTTTTATAACTAAAAGTATCTTTTAGATTTTGCCTTATGCCATCATAATCTATTGCATCTGGATTTATTTCAGACATAATTTCTTTAGCTAAATCATCAATAGAAATACCATACTTAGTTAATGTATCTACAAAATCTTGATTGTCTTTAATTGAATCCTTTATAGCATCAGATCCACCTGATTTACCTTTTTTTAATAAATCGTCTTTAATATTTTTAAAATCATGTTTGGCAAAAATATTATTTAACTTTTCTTCAAAATAAGACGAAGAATTTGTAGCATTGTAATAAGAAGTTAATAAGTTATCAACTCTTCCTAAAACATCATTAAAACTTGAATCGACAGGATCTCCATTTTCATCAAGCATTCTTTGGGAATCTTCTGAAATTTTAGATACCTTTTCTGAAAGTTCGCCCTGGAATGTATTGAGATCTTGTTCGGATTGTTTTAATGCAACTTCACGCTTTTTCGTCTGATTTTTTCCCCACATTGCAATATCATTTTTCTTGTTTGGATCATAATGATATTTTTCATATTCTTCTAAATTAGATTGATAATCCTCTTTTAACTTATTAAGATAAGAAATCATATCTGCAGCTTCGTCAATGTCGTCTACATACTGATTCCCGTTTTCTGTTAATAAATTCGCATCATAATTTTTTTGTTGTGATTTTTTCTCAAGGGCTGTTTTGGCTGCCTTAGCGTCTGTGTATTTGGAAGCTTTTGTTAATCTGTCCTGGATGTTTACTTGTGTTCCCAACATGTTATTTTCAGCTTGGAGCTGTTTAAGTTCTGCAGCTTCATTTGCTGATTTATTTTGTTTTGCTCTTAATTCGTAAATACGATCTTGATTTGAATCATATTGACTCTGAAGAGAATCTAATTCTGTTTTATTATCTGTATATGTTTTATGTGCTTCATCAGATTTTTTGTCAGCGGTTTCTTTAGTTAAAGTAAATTTATCATCTGCCCAATTCCATATCATTTTTCCGGCGCCGATAGCAGCTACGACTCCTAAAATTGGAAGAATTGGCTTAATAACAGTTAATAATCCTTTCCCAGCATTTTTCAAAGAATCTATAAGATTACTTGCTCCAAAAGCAAATATCCCAGCTGTTTTTGCTGTTGTTCCAGCACCAGCAGCTTTTAAAATATCTTCAGTTACTTCTGCTTCCCCATAAGCTTGCAACATTGCTTGTTTGCGGATTTCAGGAGAAAGTTGTGATTGTGTAAAATATTTGCCAAGTATAGTAGCACTTGTAGTAACATCCCCAGTTGATTTTAATGTTGCCGCTAAATTAGCTACGCCTTCAGCAGTAGAAGCACCTTTTAATGCATTGGTTATTTTTCCGATTTTAGATAATGACATGAATTATAATTTATGCTATATTATAATTAACATTAGGAGGTGCGATTATGGCTCTTATTAAATGTCCAGAATGTGGGAGACAAATATCTAATAAAGCTCATGTATGTATTTATTGTGGTTATCCGCTTTCTACTATAAATACTTTACAACCTGAGAAACCGATATTAAGTGAGGATGAACGAATAAAGCAAAATATCACTGTTTGTGACGGTGAAGAGTTTGATTTATCAGAACTTGTTGAATATTTAAAAAAGAATACAGCTTTAGGTAAAGACATTTCTATAGAAGTATGGCGTGAAGCTAATAATATTCTTAAAAAATGTGCTGAATGTGATTCATCTGCAAGTGGAATTATTAACTATATAAAAATTAACAGACAAGTACCAGGAACAGTATCTGGGTTAAAGAAAAAAATTGCACCCGTAAATACTATTAAACCTAAATTAAAGATCTCTTCATCATTTAATCAAAACGTCGTTCGTTGTCCACGCTGTGGTTCCACGTCTGTCACAACAGAAGAACAAGGTTACGGACTCTTCGGCTGGATTGGTGCATCTCAGAAGAAAAATCTCTGTCAGAAATGCGGTCACAAATGGTGGCCAGGAAGGTGAGATATAGTATGTATGAAGGATACAGTCCAGAAGAAATCGAGAGAATAAAAAAGATTATAGAAATCGGTAAATCTCAAAAACAAATTAAGCAATCATTTTGGGATGAAATTAATACTCCAGATGTTCTAAAATTGAAAGAAGAATCAAATACTCTCTGGGAAGATTATCGAATTGTCGATAAAAAACTTCTAAGGAAAATTCTGGTACATAATAATGGTTTATCAATATCTGATCCTGATTATATAAGCCTTAGTATAAGAATGATTGGACACATAAATTCAAATCTTCCAGACGATTTTCAAGAATTAATTTCTGTCTCACAAAGTAAATATGCAAAATATAAACCGGTCAAAGATATTTATACGAAAGTATTACATAAAAATATTGCAAATTTATCATTAACAGTTACTCCTGAAAATAGCATATCAATGAACTCATATGGAAGTACACGATGGGTATTCACAGAATTTTATTATTCCTGTAAACCATTTTTAATTCTTGACATATGTGGATGTGAAGTTATTGTTATCCAAGATATTTTTCCTGGCAAATATTGTCAAACAGAATATTCTATTACAATGTCAGACCTGAAGAATAGGTCGGATTATGAAATACAAACCAAAAAACAGAATTTTCTTGACAATTTTAGAAAAGAATTTGATCCGTATAGAAAAAATTTATATTCATCTCCGTTTTATAAGAAACCTGTACCACAACCTTTTGAAAATCTCTATACACTTTATGCACAAACTGATTCAGAAGAATACGGTAGAACAAGGCGATATTTAATCATCGGATGTATGACATATGAAAAAGAATAAGATTTACAGACACTGCGATTGATCACCGCGGTGTCTTTCTTTTTTAAGTATAATTTCTCTTTTTCGCATAAAGCGATTCGGCAGAAGAGAAGTGCCGCTCATGGAACATTCATTAAAAGTATATATAATATACTCCGAGGAAGGGTGCTCTCTCTACTCCTCCTGATTATTAATATGTTTCCCTCGTCATTACTTGCGTAATTGTTACTAACGTTTCACATATGACTAAATCGTTAATCAGGTTGGCACGTGCGTTGTCACGAGCTTTCGCACACTTCACTATGTGATCAGCATAGAATAGTGAATTCGACGTGTTAATCCTCTATTTATTTTAAGTCGCTATTCTCCACACATTGATATGAATCTCTATGTAGATAGGCTCATTGTTAAAAATCGGAAAATAACGTGTAACCCTTAGATTTTTGGGTCAACCTACGACTGTTGCAAGACCTCCACCACTCAGGAATTTTAATCCTGCCAATGTTGCATTTTTTACTGTCATTGCTGCAAATACAGCAGTAAGTAATGCTGGTATTGGTCCAAGTGTTTTTTCAAGTGACGTAAATCCTTCTGTTAAACTATGTACAAATTCAAGAACACCATTTACACTACCTGAATTATAGAAATTAACCCAGAAATCCTGCATCTGTGTTTTGATTGCTTGTAGTTTACCAGCGGTTGATTCCATGTATTTTTCCTGGTTAGCTTCAGCATTACCATTTGCGGTTGTTGCTTCCTCTGCCAGTGACATGGAGTCTGTGAATGCATCAAGCATAGACTTAAACTTACTTGTCTGACGTGTCGTCGTATTAATGTAGTTCGCAACACTACATGATATTGTTAAAAATTTTCTCCTTTTATTCTTCTATTAGTGCTCCGTATTCAACCAATTTATCAAATAAAATATCTTCCATATAAATTTGATCCCAAAATGGAATACGGATTAAATTAATCTTATGATCTTGGCAATATGTGTCTTTGATATTATCTCTTTTTTGAGTATTTATCATATTTTCATATGCAGTTTTATATGTCAAAGTTTTGCCTAGCATAACTGGTTTATAATGAAACTCCCCATCATATTCAATTGCAATATTAAAATCTTCAATATAATAATCAAATGGGAGAGGGTTTTTATCTTTACAATCTGAAAATCTTTTTTGTGTTTCATAATTAATATGCCATTTATCTAATATATCACCAATCGCACTTTCAAAAAATGTCTTTTTGCAATATGGGCATCCGGGACATTTAGAAAGTGTATATCCTTCTTTTTCTTGAATTCCTTTATCCTTATGTTTATTGCAAATATACTTTATATATGTATAACCATTTTTATGCGAATGAGATATATAAATGAAATTATGTTTTTGACATTCATTTTTCCAATGTTCTGTATCAAAAACTTTGTCTTCCATGGTGCGCTCTCTGCCACAATAATAACACCCTCGATTACGTAATAAATCGCACAAATTAATTTCTTGAATGCCTTTTTCAGAATGCTTTTTACAGATATATTTCATTTTAGTAGTATAATTTTTATACCTGTTATCAATAAGGATATATCCCTTTTTAGAAAATTGGTCTTTTACTTCATTATATGAATAATTTTTAGTATTACGTAAGATCTTTTCTTTTCGAATTAAATTTAATCGTCTTCTTTTAGTTATGATTGCACCTTTTGTGGTGCCAATGTTTTCGGCTAATTCGTCATCAGATAGATGTTGCCAATTATTTATTAAATATTCTTCTTTTTCAGAAGTCCATTTCATATATTATCACTCCATTTATTATCAATTTTTTGCATAAAAAATCGCCAGTGCTTTAAATAACATTGACGTTTTTTCGTATTTATATGTAGTCACTTCATTTATTGTTTTTATAAATGAAGGCTTTATACCAATACTCCATAAATACTCCTTCTCAGGTGTATATTGAGTAGAATATTCTTTATCAAATTTTTTCATAATTTATTTTTTTTAACAATATCCTTATACTTTCATATAAGACCAGACTATTTCTTCACCTACCGACCTTTACGGTTTAGGGTGTCCTTTTCGATTTAAGGGGTTTTCACCCACGCCATTTGCGATTGCGCCCTACGATTGTTGCTATAGATATTCAGGATTTCCACCTTTATTCTCTTGTCTATAGCTCGACGAGAATCTAGTCGTTGAACGTTCACCCTCGACTCAAGTACCGTATGATCTACGGGATACGTTAGGGTGCTTCGCTGCATGAACAGCCAATCCTTGCGTTTTCAAACCATCATAATTTAGTTTCCCAATTATTGTGGTGCAAGGCTATATATAATATTTATACTATATAGATAGGATTATCCTATTAAGGCATTACCTGCAATTAAAATCATTCCAGTATGAATTTCTTCATACACAGTCCACATTTAGGCTGCTACATCGAATGCGATCTTGGCTTGCTGTGCGTCAGTTAAATCGTCCCACTTATCTTTAAGCTCAGACATAACAGTAATGATACCACGATCAGATCCATCCGGATTATAAACATCTACACCTATAGCATGCAGAGATGCAGAAGCATTAGATAAAGTTGCATTGTCAACTTCGTCGGCATATTGTGGCATTTTACCGACTTTTGTAGTTCTTGTGATAATTGTCTTCAAAGCATTACCAATTGAAGATCCATCTTCACGAGTTCTTTCTGACACTTTAGCAGTAATAGCTGCAAGCTGTTCATATGACATACCTGCATCATAAGCAACCTGACCGGAAGCCTGTACAGCATCAGATATAATTTTGATACCTTTAGCGTAATCAATTCCCACACTTCCGGAAACTTTATCCAGAACATCGACAATATGCATAGAGGCATCAGCAGCAGTAGTAGATCCATCTTCTAACATATGGAACTGCTGTAAAATACCCTGTACCTGATCGGCAGCAGTAGAGGCATCAACACCACTTAAGTTACTTAAGATAGCAGTTGGTTTAGCTGTCTGCTGAATTTCAGAAGCAGTAGTATTCATATTTGCATAGATTTTATAAATGTCCATAGTATTATCCAAGGACATCGATAGATCTTTTGCCATATCAATTGCAGAGGTACCAAGATTCTGTAATTGATCCGGCGATAAATTCATTGTGTAACTAATATTTGTTAAGTCTTTTTGGAAATTTAAGAAATCATTGAAGCCTTGTTTGGCCTGCTGAATTGCTTTCATGGTTACCTGGAAATAAGAAACATAACTTGCAATATCTGCAATAGCACCTTTAAAGTTTCCTGATACCATTCCTTTAATAGAAGTTCCGAATGAAGACATCCCGGTTGATGCTTTGGAGGCAGTACTAGAGATAATGCGCATTGCATTTCCTGCTTTTTCAAGATTACCAGTTAAAGTAACAACATTACCAGATATATCAGCAAATTGCATCTTTACTTGTCCGGTAGTTTCATTGATAGATGAAGAAATCTTAGATGTTAATCCGATAGAATTAGCGTACTCTGTAAGCATTGTTTCAACATCTTTTGTATCTTGTACCAGTCCTTTTGTTCCTTCTAAATAAGTTCCTTTGCTATTTGTTTTATCGTAATTTTTAGCAACTTTTTGAAAATCTTGCATTTTAGATGCTAATTCAGAAATTTCATCTTGAGCTTGGCTAGTATCAATTTCTTTATTATGGAACTTGGTTACAATATCATTATATGATTCAACAAAACCATTTAATTTATCCGTATATGCCGAAACCTTACCAGAAGAATTTTCTGCCTTAGTTAAACTATCAAAAGCTGTTCCAAATTCATTTGCAAATTGAATAAATGAACTTCCTTTAAGAGAATCAAAAGTTTGATAAAAATCTTGCATTCTATTTTTGAAATTGCCAAGATTATCGGCTCCATTCTCAAATGTAAATGCGCTTTCTAATTTCTCTTTTAATGAAGCAATACCATCCGGAAGATTCATAGTATTCTGCATATGCTTGAGAGAATTTTCAAAATCATTTATTTGACTAGATAATGACTCTTTTAAATTTCCTAGAATATTATTTCTGTCAAAATCGGAGGCATTTTTTATATCTGAAATTAAACTATCTGAATCAATATTTTTACCAGAATTTTTGATCTGTGCTTTTAATGCTTCATATGTAGCCTGAACACCATTACGCTGATTCATTTTTTCAGTATATTCTTGTTCAGAATAATTTTTATTGCCAGCCATTTTATATAAATCATTGCTAAGTTTTCTCTGACGAGAATATGCCTGAGTCATTAAAGTAGTGATTTTATTTTCATAATCTGACATACTCTGCTCAGAATCGGTAAATGCTTTCTCATAATTACCAAAAAGCAACTGATTCAGTACACTATCAGCATTATCCTTATTATTCTGGTATGTATTTTTCTTGAATTCGTCAACATCTTTTTTGAGATTTTTTATATTTTTAAATCTATCAGTAAATCCTGAGATAAAATCATCACTTGAAATTTGACCTTTTGCACCCTTTGCTTCAAAGCTATATAAATCCTGCATAGCAGATTTTAGTTCTTTTACTTTTTCAATAGCTTTGGTATACTGTTCTGTAAATGCTTCTTTATTATTAGCTTGGATAGTCTTTTCATCAAATCCAGATACGTCTGCCTGAGCTTGTTTCATCTCACGAACAACTTTGTCATAATCTTCAACATTTTTTCCAGCATTTTTTAATGCCTCAGAATTCTTTGACACAAAGTCATTTTGAGTTAACTTCTCAAATGCATCATTTGCTTTTTTGGCTGCCTCAGCTGTTTCAGTAATTCGATTTCCAATTTCTGTGTATGTATCGCTACCTTTAGAATATTGACTTTGTTTTTTTTTATATCCAAGCAATTCTGCATTAATGGATTTTACTTCTTTTGCCTTATCAATAGCATTGTCATATTGTTTTGCGATATCAGAATTTTTGATGGCATCAGCCTGCTTTTTAGATGCAGTAAGTTGAGTCTGAGTTACTTTCATATCGCCTTGGATTTGTTTTAATCCAGATTCTGTATAACATGTCTTAAGATTTTTTTTTAAAGTAGAAAATGAGTCAGCAGCTTTTTTACCAACGTCTCCAAGTTTTTGTGCATCAGCAATATATCCATCCAGTGTAGCAGAAGTAGATTCAAAATCTCTATTTAAATCAGCTAATGGACCAATCCATTTACCATCTTTAATACTTCCGGTAAAATTATCAGAAGCATTTTTAGTACCAATAACAACATTCTGCTTCCCGGTCAATCCCTGTTCCAGATTATGTACATAATTCAAAGCAGATTCACGAGCCTTATTTGAATCAAACTGCTCGTTAATATCTGTGATTTGCTTCTGAACATTCTCTAACCCAGCAGGAGTAGTAATAGTAGATAAACTTTTCTGTATACCCTGAAGTTTTCCAGCAGCAATAGTACCAGCCTGTCCAAGAGATTCTATATCTGAAATCTGTTTAGAAATATCCGTATTTAGTGTATCTTTTTTTACATTGAAATTATCACGATTTGTTTTACGAGTTGCAGATAATGATCTGGCAGATTCAGCAGATCCTTTTCGAAGTGCTTGAGTAAAGTTCTGATACATATAATCGTTATCAGGAAGAGATGCATTTGATCTTGCAATTCTATGTAATTCAGATAAGTCTTGTTGATCAGATTTGATATCATCTTGCAACTTCTTAAGAAGATTAGGATTCTGTTTATCAGTGGATTTATATTTCTCCGTATCAAGCTTCGCATAATTAGAGTTAATCTTTTTACTTAATTTAACAGCTTCTCCCTCAAGTTTCTCATAACTATCATAATATGCAATAGCATTTTCATATCCCTCAGCTAAGAGATTACCATTAGCATCAAACTGTTTTTTATATGTCTGAGTAAGGGTGTATATAGTTCTGTTGGTATCTTCATACACCTTAATATATTTCTGAGCGTCGCCAAATTCCCTTTGAGAAAGTTGTTTTAAACCATCTAATTCTGGAGGAGTAACAGGAGTTTCTGTTAAATTAGAATTACTATTCTTTAATCCAGATACAGTCTTGATTGCGACTTTTTCTTCGGACTTAGCAATCTTATCATTACTATTTACAACAGCATCCGATTCTTTTTTCTTCGCTTCTATAACAGCGTCAGCTGATTGATTCATAGCATCTGCAGTATTTTTAGTCTCATCTATAACATCATTATTTTTAACAGGAGCCAATTTAGGAGCAGAAACAACTTTATATTTAGGAGAGATAGGAGTTTCTGGAACTTTTGACTTACCAACTTCTTCTGATGATTGTTTCTTTCGATCCACTTCAAGAGTTGGTTGGGATTTTGCTTTAGATTTTTTTTTCTCAGAAGGTTCCTGAATGTACGGAATTCCTTTTAAAGTAAACCCTGAATGTCCATCTGCGCGAACCATATCCTCAAGTTGAGTTGCTTGATTTTCAACATCTTTGATGATTTGTGCAATTTCATCAGTATCTCCATTTGATTTGTTACGATTATTATATCGCATATTATTTACAGTAATAATATTTCGAGCCATTCCATCAAGTAAATCAAACATTTCAGAATGTGTGTCTCTTTCATAACCTAAATCATGTAGGGAATCCTTAATTCCAAAAATTTGCCTACTTGTATTATGTGCATGATCATATATTGATTTAGCTTTTAATATACTAAAAGGATCCTTACCAGTGATGTCTTTAAAACTTGATGCAGGAAGAAGTTGCGATTCAAGTATTTTCATATAAGTCGTTCTATATTTTTCACGTGCATCAGCATATTGAAAAGGAGACCCTCCATTTTTATACGCTTCTTTTTTATTAATATATTTATTGTATACAAGCTTAAGTAATTCGTTAGCTGCTTCTTCTTTCTCTTTTGATCTTGCAGATTTAGATGTTGCTGCCTTTGCAGGTTTAGATTTAGACTCAATAGCAGAAGCAGGAATAGATGCGGAAGCATCTTTCTCTTCAACATCTGTCTGAGCAGGAATAGACTCTTTCTTTTTAACAGTTCTTTTTCTTGTTGTCTTCTTAGGAACTGATTTTTCTTCTTTGTTTTCTGCAGCTTTCTGTTCCGTTAATTGTTTCTGGACGGCCTGCTCAATTGCTTTTTGTTTTCCCTCTGCATCAATATCTTTATCATATTCTGATATATCAGATAGAAGAGCTTTATAAAATTCCTCATTGTTTATACCAGATCCGCCTTTAGCAAGATATGTTGACATAAGGCCAATGAATTTATTTTTTCTTCGTGTCTTTAATGAATCGTTAAGAGTTTCTGCTCTTTTCTTAATATCAGATATACTTCCTAATGCAATCTCACCAAATTGATCATCTGCTAAAATATCTTTTTCAAGTTCTGCAAGATTCTTATTTATATATCTATTTACTAATTCAGAATAATCTTTTTTAGAAAGCCCTTCATTTTGTGATTTTTTAAATATGGCATCAAGATGGCTACTTGTAACACTAAGTTCTATCTTATGTGTTTGATTTGCAACGATTTTATCAATATTATCAGAAAATCCTGCTTTATTTAATGATTGATTTAACAAATATTGAGCATAGTTATTTGGATCATAATCTGGATCATTTTTTTTGATACCCATTCCTAATAATCTACGCATTGTTTTAGAAGAGACATTCTGTTCAACAGGAATATTCCGTCCGTTTGTCTCTAATTGTTTATTTAACTGTCCAAATAAATCTGAGGCAATAATAATATTCTTACTTGTTTTTATTAATCCATTAAGTGCTTTATTATAATCTTCTAAAGATAATGAAGCATCAGGAGCAACAAGATTCCCAGATGGAGTAATAAATTTTCCACTTTTAGACATTTCTTTTTTACTGTCTAATAAATAACTACGAAGTCTATATGCACTTTCAATTTGAGCACGTTCATTTTGAGCTATATCGGATAATCCTTTTTTTTTAAGCTCGGTCATCATTGCACTATGTTTACTAGAAGATAATTCAGGGATATTTGGTAAAAATTTATCCAAACTTGCAAGCGATGCCATTGATTTGGAAGTAATTCCCTGAAGCTTGCTATTCATTTTTGTAGCTGCTTTATTAATAACATTATTTAAATCTTTCGCTACAATATCATTAACAGCTTTGTTATCTATTAAGAACTTTACTTTTGCTTTTGCTGTCGGAAGGTTCTGAAGTTCTTTTATTTCAGAGGCATCAAGTTTTAATTTAACTGGGGTCTCGATTGGTTTTGCCGCTTCCTTTTTTGCAGCTTCAACTTCTGACATATCGACTTTACCTTTAACTGTCAGTGTAACTTCCTTTCCGTTAAGTTTATCAAGTCCTTTTTTTAAATCCGCAACATCTTTTATTAAATCTTTTGTGCCTTTCTGTATTCCGTTAGCCATAAGTGTTACATCGGTATCTGTTTTTAATATAATATGATCGCCCATTAATTATCACCTCGTCCCATAAAGCAATCTAAAAAGTTCGTATTTACTTAAATATTTCTTAACAATTTGCACAACATGTTTTTCTTTTTCGTGAGGACTACTATAAGATTTTGCCCAATTTTGCATTGCACGTACTGGAGAGAAAGTTTTTACAGCAGGTCTAGTTTCGTGACTCCATTTATTAAGTGGACCGCGATATTTTGAACCGCCATGATATCCTTGTCTCATTGTTAAATTATATAATCCTGCATTATTTAAATGATGACCTCCTAAATGATCCTCGTTTAAATATATATCTATAGTATGTTCATCTAACATAGTAATATCGGCAGCTGATTTTAAACTATATAATCTATTATAATATAATGGTGAATATGAATTATACCAATTATTAATAATTTGACTATATGCACGTTTAGCGTCTTCGTATATTTTTTTTGTTTTTAAAGCAGAAAGCTCTTTTGCAATTTCTTTTTCTGAAGATTTTAAGCCATTTAAAAGTTCGTCTACAATAGCATTATAATGTTCTAATGTCATAGTAATTGTGGCCATACACATTCACCCCTATATAATTTAATTTATTTTAAGTCAAGTTTAATTCCATTTTCAGTTATATATTTCATTAATTCTGAAATGCCTTCATTGGCAAATACACCGATAGTGGTAGCAAACGCTTCTGTATATTTTGCAATATATGCATCAATAGTTTTATTTTCATCATGAAAATTATCCATAAGTAAACCATTGATAGTCATAAGTTCGTCCAATTCATGCTCGCCAACAATGGCACAAATTTGATCTAATAAACCATTTTCAAATAATAAATCATAATCTTGAAATGCATTTGTAGTGCTATCATCAGTTTTTACTATGTTTAATTTTGTATATAAAATAAGGATAGTAGTAGTCATATTGATTTTAGATAAAAACATATCAATATACTGAACTCCGTTTTTTCCAGTGGTAATAGACTTATCAAGTATTGTCTGAAGAACAAGTTTCTTTTCTAAAACAGGGCAATATGTTCTCCAAATAATATTTCTAACAAATTCATCTCGCTGTTCATCTGTTTTCAAGAGATTATATCGTCTGATAAACTCTGGAACATCAATTTTTCTTTCAATTGTATCTGAATTAACTTTATTTATTTCGCTCATAATGAATCTCCTTTTATTCCTTATTTTCTGTATGTTCATGTATGATAAACTCAAATTCTGTTCTTGGATTTTCCTTATCGTATCCGGTTTTTAGAGTGAGAGAGTGCAGATGCTTTTCATCATCATCTACAATGGCCCCAGCCTCAGTCAACCCATCTAAAATAAACTTAGGAATTTGATTATCTACGTCGTGTCGTCTTTTTGTATTAAAAAAGACAGTTACAATGAGATCAAAATCATCTAACTGCCTATTATCCATTTTATTTATTTTTACCCAGAATTTTACGAATTCCTTCCACTTTTGTTTTAACGCATTCATCTGTATACGTGGTAAGATCATCCAAGTATTAATCGAAGGATGCCAAGGTTTTTCAATAGGAATTTTCTTGGCTCTTGGATGTTCTAAAAAATAATACTTTGTATACAAATCTAATGTCTTTTGATCAATTGTCAATATAATTGATTCACTCGGCATAAAAATTACCCCAAATTGTAAATTCAATATGCCCAAGATCATTATATAAAATATTAAATTCCATGTTACTTTCTTTTTCTCTTATTCGGTATACATGTATAATTTTTTCTGGATTTAAAGTCCCTCTTTCGGCTACTGCATATGTAATAATAACCTTTATTACTTTATTTTTTTGATCAAAATTATTTTTTAATTTTGAATCATAATAACCAGTTTCTAAATGTAAAGAACTGTCATCTCCCTGGCGGAGATCTAAATTTAAAGTATAAATATCTTCAATTTCGCAAAACTGCTCATTTTCAAACTGAAGGATAACGTTTGTTACTTTGTCTAAAATATATTTTTTTTTATTTTCCATATTCCTTGTTCCCCTAATATATTTAAACCTCTTTTACTAATTCATAACTGATAACAACCGGAATAATAATCAATCCTGCATTAGTATCATGAGTATCATGTTCGTAGTATTTTATTACAGTCTCTGCAATAGCATAAGATGAGCATTTAGTAGCATTGTCAATATCTGTTACAAAACTGTATTCAATTTTTTGCAATTTCTTTTTGAGATATGTTGGTTTGCCAGAAACAGTAGTAGCAATAACATATCTTAGAACTTGTTTATCTAAAATTTTTTCTTTCATGTAGAGTTCTCCTTATTCAAGTGTATGATTAAGCCATTGCTGAAACAGCTCTTTGGTTTCTTCAATTAAAAAGATGTAAACAATAATATCTTTTCCGTCATCCGTAACACTTGGATACATATCTATCGGAAATACTCTATGTTTAATATATAAATCACGCTGCTTCGGATTTATAATCCTGCAGACTTCTTTCTCCGTATAATCACGCGGCTTCAAATTTGATTGTATTCTCATAATCCTTTTACTCCTTAAAAGTGAAAAAAGGGGTAGTCTCGAATAGTGAGACATACCCCTAAAAAATCACTATTCAAATACTATTTACGTTTTCTTGTACGTACTGGTTTACGAGTTTCAATTTCCTCGCTGTTTTCTTCGTCAACTACAGAATCCGGCTCAACAATATCTTTTTCTGAGATCTTCTGTAATTTAATATCAGCAGTTTCTTTCTGAATTTTTGCAATCATTTTCTGATTTACTTCATGAAATTTACTGACATCAGACATATCACAATCTTTCATTCTTTCAGCAGCTTCTCTAGCTGTAATGTTTTCAGCATTATATTCTGTTAATGTATTAAAGATTGTTCTGCAATTATCGCTGCAATAAATCTCCATCCATCTTGGAAGATGGTCGAATTCTTCACAGCGACTACAATATGTATATGTTTTTCCGCATAAAATGCATTTCTTGTTATTTTTCTTAACCATGTTTTCCTCCTTGAATATGGATAGTAAAACAGCCGGTATGCTATGACACATACCGACCGTAATTAGAATAATATTATATTATCTAATAATTATTCTTCGTCTTCATCAGCCCAATAAATGTGATAAAGAGCTTTATCAGCATAGCAGTAATCTACCTGAAGAGATCCAGAGTAAGCAAGCTGTCCGTCAGTTGTTAATGAAATTTCGACCTCTGGAGATACCTGGAATGATGGAAGCACGATATATAATCCCTTTAATACGTCAGAATGACAAGGATCAACAGCAAGAGCTTTCAGGGTCAGTTTAACTGTCTGAGGGAACTTATCTGCTCTATTAGTAATAGATACACCAGCTCCAACACTACGATCATACTTAACGATGTATGTATCTACACCTTCAGCTGTAGGAGGTGTAAACTCTCCACCTTCTGTAAGAGCGTATTTGTCTACATCTGCAGCAGTATTTTTCGTATATGCAGTACCCATGGAACCATTTGCACTGAAAGCATTTACTTTTACAGAACCTTCAACAACATCTTTCAGAGTTGCTTTTTCACCTTTCTTTACGGTGATAATCTTTGGCATAACAATTTTATTCTCCTGAGAAGCAATTTTCTTACCTTCTCCAGAAGCAGCTCCAATAACATTCAGGTTGATCATTGCATTGTTAGCTGTAAATTCACCTGTTTTAGCTTTCCAGAAACGTTTAATTAGGTTTCCCTGGTTATCTGTTGCATCAGTTGACTCAGCACTAATATTAATTGTTGCATCCTGAAGCTGTGTTAAAGTGTATAATGGATTTCCGTCAAGGTCTTCAGCAAAACCATACTGAACACGATCAATTACGATATCATCTAATGTAAATCCCATTATGATTTCCTCCTTTAAATTTTTTGTATATAGAAATTAATTTTTGAGAGAAATTTCTCTCATGAAATTAAGTTCATTCTTATCAATCTTTGAAGCGTCAACAAAGCCGCTATAAATACCCTTAAGTAGAGCAGTAGAAGATTCATAAACTTGCAATCTTTGAACACTGTCCATAAATTCAACAATGCCAACTTCACGTAATTCATTTTTTTTATATTTGAAACCGGGATGATTAAGACAAGTAGATATGAGTGGTAGAAGAGTGGATTTGTAAACATCATTTTTGTGTTGTTCGAAGCTCATGCGATCTTCTTCAATCATCCATTCTTTTGTAGATTTTCCCCTAGCTTTTTCCACTTTTGGGTAAGTGTTGAACATAGCTCTTAAATATGAAGCCATCTGTAGATATGCGGCTTCATCTATTTGAACATTTTGTTCTTCATTAAGTAAATAAAAAAACGGTTCCCCGTCTTCTGTTTGTGTTTGTTGCAATTGAAATAATTGGAAATTCAAATCACCGAATAGTAACTTTGTAGATTTTGAGTCTATACTTGGAACAAGCATACAAAACAAAGAAAAGTCAGACATTTTATTCCAATCAATACCAAGATCCCATAATTGCATGCGATACATAGTAGGATTAGCAATAAAAATATTTATAGTAGAATAAATCTTTTTCTCACCACTTTTTATAATGTCTCCTATTGTAGGTTGATTAATTATAATGTCATTATATGTGTCATTTTCGATAACAAATGGTTCACCAAAATATAATTTCAGTGCATCAATTTCAGATTCTTTGGAAATTGTCATATTTGTTATTCATTCCTGCATATAAATTATTAGGACATTCAATTTCAAATTTCAACGTTCTACAATAATACCTAGAGTCAATAATATCTCCATAATCATCTATACATTTAAGTTGATTTCCCAAAGAATTCGTCCAACATAAAAGATCTTTTACGATATAACTCAATAAGTCTGTTCGTACAATCCCATATTCTGTATCAAGATCATCTTCATGAACTAAACACATAACTATAAGTGTTTGTATTTTCATAGCCTTATTGTAATATGATGTATCAGTATCATTTATATCAAACATAATAAAATTTAATACTTCTTTATTAATACCATTCAGTTTTAATATAGGAAGAATTTGCTTCTTATCAACTCGTTTATTATATTCAATGATTAAATTTCGCTCATTTAGTTCTTGAGCTGTGGGATTATTTTTATCTGTATATTTATTCAACGGGCGTTTATCTTTTTTTCCTAAAATTTCATTAAGATCAGGATCCTCATTGAATAGTTTTAACAGTTTATCTTTTTTATAAATAATGTCATTATTTTTCTTATTTTCAAGATCTCGTGTAATATGTGATATATCTCTATTCATCTAATTGCACCTCCACTTCAATAGAAGAATGATTGTCTCCATTATTATCTGTGGCTGATAAATTAAATCTTTTACCTATTAAACTATGAGCTTTTCCAGGCTTAAGTGATATAGTGACATTATTCATTACAGTCAATTTTATTAATCCTTCATAATATGATTTTTCTTCTTCTGTATATTCGGAATTTTTGTCAACAAGACTAATATTCCATTCAGAAGTAAGATCGGCATAAGGAAGTTTATATTCAAAATATGAATTTTTTCCAATATAAAGAAACTGTTTTGAACGGTCCAATAATGGCTCGATTTCACCATCGTCATTTAGATACATCCATTCAATTTGTGAACTTGTAATCATTGTTTGAGGTTTCTGAATAATCTCTGTTTTTTGATCACCAGAACCTTTATAATAATTGCAAATTCTAAGTTGAACATTATCAACTTTTTTATTCAATTCATCTTGTTTTATGGAAAGTTTAATTACTCCAGAAGGATTAAGATCTATTATTTTTGTGACCTGATAGACTTTTGGGTCAAGAATGTTATTCGTAAGCATAAAACGTTGTTCGTGCATAATAGTACGATCGTCACTAAGTCCTAAATCATATAAATTATTACCATACGCATAATAAATATCTGGAAGCCATGCAGCTGTCAGATTATCAAGCGAAGATGTATATTGATCATCCCAACGACCGCTTGTGTAGCTATTAGCTGATCTATTTGAACCCCAACATTTATATAATTTGTTATCGTAAATCCATTGAAATTTCCAATTACATTTTAATATATTATATCTAACAAAAGCATTCGCATCATCTCTACCGACAATAAACCACAGTTGTGTAATTCTTTCGTCTGGAAGTGAGAGCGGATTATCAAGTTCGTGCCCAGATATGTTAATATCGAAGTCAGTATCATCAGGAACAAACACATAACTTCCTATTGGATAATGTACTTTAGGCCGAAATTGTAAATAATAATCCACTGCATCTTTAAGAATGGAAAGCTTGGCATGACGTTGATATTTAGCATCTTCCCATTTCCATCCATCTTTTGTTAAAATATAAACTCTTTTATATTGTGCATCGGCAGTAAAAGAATTATTCATAATTGCATCAGACTGATTTTTCTTTACCTGAGCTAAATTACTGCCATATGATAACAAATAATTTTTGTACATTTCTGCAGTAACCATAGAATCAACTCCTAGAATTAATTTTGTCTACTAACGAATGCGCATCTAGTATCAATTTTCGGTAAGAACGATAATTAAAATCATCACTTCTTGTCTCATTGAGAGCCGCCTGTAATAAACTCATAATTGCTACAATTTCTACAGGATAGAAGAGAAGAGTATTCAAACCATCGATTTTCTTCATTAAATTGATAAAATATTTTTCAAAGTCAACATTTTTAAATTCATCTTTTGTTTTTGGATCCTTATATAAAAGAAGCCAAAACATTTCTTTGTGTAATTTTTCCTTATATTCTTCAATTTGTAAATCATCAAAATGTCCGTAAATTGTATCCATTATGTATTACTTCCATCCAGATAACTATTCCATATATAACCTCTATCTTTAATCAAGTTCTTCTGTTCCTTGATTAATGATTTTTTTAAATCTTTTAAACCATTTAAATGATTAGTCTGAGAATAAAATTTTTCCTCAGAAGATCCAAATACCTGCTGAGTATTATTCAGGCTGTTAATTTTGGGTGTAATCCATTCAATTACCATACCTATACCTAAGATATCAGTTATAAATTCTGCATCAAAGTCATCATCAACAGAATATTTCATTATATATGTCAATTCCTGAACTGTATCTCCAAGTTTCAATTCAGAAAAAAGTCTTCGAATATAAGGTTTATTTATTGATGCATGTAAATATTCCGGCATAAAAACCGCACTTACATCATCTTCACGATATTGTAAAATATCATAAGCTTCTGCTTTTAATCGAAATTTTGAGTATATTTCTTCGTAATTTAGAGAAGGCATAATATACCTCCTTATTTTTAATTAAATAGTCCTGTCATAATACTCATTTCTGTATCAAAGATTTCGTCAAGCACTTTAATTTTTCTTACACTATCAAGTCTACCGTCACTTACCATTTTTGAAGCAAGATGTTTAATAGAGTCCTGTGCCCCTTTCGGAAGTGAAAGAATAGTAGCCTTCATATCTCCGGGAGAAAGTTCTGTAATTACATCTTCAAGATCACCTACAGAATATAATGTATTATAAATTTTCTTAAGCTGTGGAAACTGTGCAACAAGTTCTTCATCCTCAATAACAAAAAATGGATTCATAACATAACCATTATTTGATCTGATTGCTGCCTGCAGATCCTGATATTCAACTTCAATTACATCTCCGGCATCAATCCATGTGTATAAAATATTTGACTTAAGCCCTGGCATATAAAGTCCACCATTAGTAATAGATTTACATGGAATCCCATCAGTAGGGGCATAAGTTTTCTTTTCTTTTTTTACTTCTACTGTTTTTGCTGATTCAGATGTAACAGGTTCCGTAACAGATGCTGCAACAGATTCAGTAGCAGTTTCAGTAGTCTTTGTCTTTTTCACTGCAGTAGTTGCCATGAAAAGTTCCTCCTTTTATTCGTATAGTCGTGCATCTATATGACACACGACTATAATATTAATTTACAATAAAAAAATTAGGCTAAAGTCCAAACGCCAAAATAACGTCCGATTTGTGTTCCTACGCCCATTGATCTCTGTACTTCGTATTTCATTGTATCATCCATACGATCACCCTTATCAGTGATTTCATAGATTTCTGTTTCACCAACATCAACGAATTTAATGAACTTATCTTCAACCTGCGGCATAATAAACAGAGTCTTAGGATCCATTAATTTCTTAGTTGTATCATTCAGAGCAAATCTCTGTGGGATTTCAACTAATGTATATGGACCATAGTATCCAAGACGTCCCATTGTAGCAACATCTTTCTTCTGATCGTCTGTGATCCAGTCAACATCCATCAGTTTCTGGAACTGCTGTAATCCAGTTCTTGTACCCATAATAACTACCTGAGCACCATCATTTGCAAGAGATACATCCTCAAGCAGTTCATCCAGCTTGTCCTTAGTAGCATTTGAAAGAGCACCTGTGCCCTGGAACTGAGCTGGAAGTTTCTTTCCTGCGTTCATCATTTCCGCATAAATATCATTCTGAATCTGTCTAACGAAAGCAGCAGCACACTGATCTGTGAATTTAGACCAATCAAGTCTTCCTGCCAAATACAGATCAATATCAGCACCAACAGCAATACCGTATACACTTGTGGTTACAGTATAACTTTCTCCAGAACCAAGTCTCTGAAGTGTAAAGTCATGATGATCGCCCGCAATTTTTGTTGTAGATAAAACAACTTTATCATCTGTCCAGAATTCCTGGCGATCTCCGCGGGAAAGGTTTCTTGTCTCTACATAGTTATTGAAGAATTCTGATTCTTTAAAACCTGTTTCGACTTTAATATCAATTTCTTCTTCCATAACTTCGAACAGTTCAGTACCATGTTTCTTCATAGCACGATTTCTGTCACGTTTTGTAGAATTCTCGTTTAGTCCCATAATTGCATATACAAATTTACGAACCGCATCTTCTGCGTCTCGTTTGGTCTTTTTATTTCCATTTTCATCAAACATTTCGTTTGGATTATGATTCAGATCATATGTAAGCTTTTTGAAGCCTTCATAATTTTCCTCTGGTGTAACACCATCTTTACACATGCTAGCAAATACTTCCTGAACATGTGCACTTAAATCAGCAAAAGTCATTTTACGTTTCATTAGATTTTTTCCTCCTTTCCCTTAAATTAACCAATTTTTAATTTCTTGTTTTTGCAAGTAACTGTCGCTTTTTCAGCTGGCTGTCCATCGAATCCCTCAACAGATACCTCAAATACATCACCTTTATGAAGAGCATAACCTCTTACAACGTCTCCTTTTGCGTTATAGAAGTTAGACTCCTTCTTCCATGTATTTGTCCAATCCTCTGCAATAAATGCCTGCATGTAAACAAACAGAGCATCTCCTGGATCAACAACCTCTACATACCAATTACCATTAGCAGCCTGTTTCTGAATTTTACCTTCAAATGTAGTAACAGCAGCTTCTGTGTAACGGTCAAGATCTTCAAAATCGCCTCTTGCTACAAGATTTCCATTATCTGTATCAGAGGTCAGTGTAATGTTATAAATGTGTTCTCCGCCATTCTGTGCAACAAGCTTAGAAGGGAAGGCCACAGCATGCTTTTCAATACTGTACTTAATCATGTTGTTCTCCTTTCATAAATTTTGGCAAAAAAATAAGACCGTATTTACGGTCTGATTTATAAAACAAATATGTTATTTTGCATTATGCAAATAAAGATCCATATCTATTTTTCTTTTTAGTCTGTGATGGATTTCCAAAAGTCTTTTTACTTACTGTTTTTTTTCCGGCGTTATCATCATGCACATCACCATCTTCAACAGCAAAATTTAACTTGCCAGACTTAGCATATGACAGCAATATAGTATCAAGTTTAGACTTCAATTCATCAACTGAAAATTCTGTATGATTTTCTTTTAAACCCTTGAATTCTTCTGATTCATAAATTCCTTTATAATCATCTGACTCAAAAAGTGCATTTTTAGCTTCGTCAGCCTCTTTCTTTTCATAAGAAGCAAGTTTATCTGAAATTGCAGCATAATTTGATCTCATATTCTGAAGTTCAGAATATTCAGAATCAGTCAGTAATTCACGATGAAGATTATATCTTTCACCATCAAATGAAACATTGTCGCCATCTTTTTTATATGCCTGTCCAAAGATTTTATCTCCATCCCAATTCTCATATGTAAAATGAGAATCATATACAGAATTAATAAAATACCAATCATTATCTGCTTCTTCATATGCATTTAATAAGTTATAAAGTGCACAACGAATATCGCTGTGAGAAAGTTCAAATGATTTTACGAATTTTTCTGGTTCTGTAGGAGCAGGATCACCTGCCGGATCAGTATTAAACGCCTTAGCAAAGGCAGCCTCCAGTTCTTCATCTGAAAGACCTTCATATGTAAAAGTAATATCATCTACAGTTTTTTCGTATTTCTTTAAAAGTTCTTCAAATTTGTTCACCTGATTGTCCTCCTTTCCATCAGCATTTTCTTTATTGAAATTAGAGAGAGTAGCATTAATCTTCTCTAACATTTCAAGCAATTTTACATTCATATCAAAATTTGCATATACAGAATTATTTTTCTGCTCAAAATCAGCAAGTTGGACATTACTTCCTGCCATTCCTGGACCAACATTTTCATTTAGTAAAGTCAATCCACTAACATAATAATCATCCAGATTTAACACTTTATCCTTAGCATTAAATGATAATTCTCTAATACTCAATTCAACACTACAATCAACCTGTTGTCTACGCTGCATAATATCAATTGCGTCCTGACAATATCCTTCCCAGAGATATCCCTGAATTACAGCTCTGTTAACTCCGGCTTCTTTATCATATTCAATTGTATAATCTTTTTTGATTACACCAACTGGACGTTCCTGATAAGTGATTTTTTCTTCTCCATTTTCATCAGTTTCCACTGTAAAATCATGTGATCCAAAATCTTTATTACCATCAGAATTTTCAACGATATTTGCCAGAATAGGGCGATATGGTATAGATTGTGTATTTTCCTGAAATGTATCTTCGTTGATATTAGATTTGTTTAAGTTGACATGATCATGATATGCAGTAGCGTTAAAAGGACATAATCCTTCTGTATGCTTATCATCATCAGATTTTCCAAATGTAGCGACTGCTGGCATTTGGACGCTAATTTCTGCATTAGATTCTTTGCTGCTGAATTTAGAAAAATTATTCTTCATACAAAATTCAATCAAATCATCAATAGTTAAGAATTTCTTCAAGATTTTCCTCCTTTCTTTGAGTAATTCTCCTCAAATAGAAGAGGAGTAATCAAATAAATAATTTATCTGAATAGACAACATCGCTTAAATTGTTAAACAGCATTTTGTTGTCATTTAAAAAAGTCCACTGTTTACCATTCTGGCTCACAAGATGAAAACCAGTCTGAATAAGCAATGAAGCTGATTCATCGTTTGTTGTAATTATAAATTTCTTATTATCCATAATTATTATCCTCTTATTTAGCTTTATCAGCCTTATCTTTTGATGCTTCTCCGTCGTCTGTGATTTCTGTAGAATCTTTTGTTGGGGCACCACCAGTATCTGAGCTACCACTTTGAGTGTATGAAGTCTGCAATGGAACAAATAAATTCGATATTCCAAGAACCTGCTGCTCTAATACATTTAATGCCAGAGTTTCTTTTTCAGAAAATTGATTAAGAGTATTGTATGCAAGAGCTGTAGGAAGACCATTTTGCGCACCCTCCAAAAGTTCTTTTTTGAATTCATCTTTTGTATAAGCAGAAACTTCAAAGAATTTTACCTTGGCTGGGTTAGAGACCCAATATGTAAGGAAGCGGTTAACCCATCCCTGAGTTTGTGGTAGAAGCATAGAAATAGCTAATTCTGTATCGGCACGAATTGCTGCTCCAAAGGCTGTTGTACCTGAGATGGTAGCGCTATTAAGAATTTGAGCGCCACCAGAAGAATTGAAAAGAGTTTCTGTAGCTTTTGCTATTTTGTTCGTATCTGTTGCTTTATCATTATTAAACGAAATCTGATCTAATTTTCCTGGCACAATAGCAGCAGAAGTATAGTCAGGAAGGCATTCATTAATCATCCTGTTAAAATACTCAATAACAATATCCGGATTAACTTTCCAATCGTCTGGATCCTCACTACCAGTTATCGTTTCAAGTTCTAACCAGATCATTTTATAAATATCCTGAGCGTCAGCAATAGCCTGTAAATCGTCTAAATCAATAAGATTGATAATTCCAGATAACAAACCAGAGAATGGTGGGACTACAGTTTCCCAATCTTCAGCTCTGGCTTTTAAGCAAATAGCATATTCATCTGGCATAGGCTGCCACTTTCCATTTGTAGTATCACTTTCATAGGCACGATACATTGACTGGAAGGGTTCACCCCATAATTCCAACATAGTCTGTCTGGATCTGAAATAACTCATATCCATTACAAACGCGAAATCACCGGTATTGTATATACCAGAAATTTTACAATAATCTGGATCAAGCGGAAGAATAAACATTCCTATTTCATCATAATAAGCGCATCCATAAAAAACATCTTCTCGAAAACAAATAGTATAAGCTTTTAAAAACTCATACTGAAGATTTAACTTATCCAACACATTTAATGTGTCCTGATAAGAACTAAGCATGGCATTCGTATCTACGCCTGCAACCATATCATATTCCGGAATAACAGATCTTGCATCTAAACAAAACATGTTTGCATTATATGCAATTAATCTATAATAAGCATGACATCGATAATAAAGATATCTTGATAAATTTCTTAAATTCTTTTCATTACTTCCAATATTTTGCAGGTAAGTACGAAGACTGTCCTTACTATAAGCTGTCACCGCTTTAGTGCTTGTCTTAGTGATATCACGAAGAGATTTTGCTCCTTCCATAGCAGCAGCATAATTTTCAATATTTTTTTTATTTTTTTGATACCAATCACGCATTTCAGCCGTATTATTCAGCTGAGAAGGTGCTGGATCAATTTTTTTTGCAGTAGAAACTTTTTTTGCAGAAATATTTCCTTGTTGTCTAGCCAAGTAACAGCACCTCCTTTGAAATATCATATAATTATATTAAGTTTCGAACATAGAATGTACAACGCCTTTTCTAATCGTAAGTTTTTGAACTAACGATTTGTCAACTTTAGGTTTACGTTTTGCAGTAATATTTTTCCGGCGTTCAGTTTGAAGAGCATAAGAACACATACATGTAACGTAAGCTCTATCGTCATGAAGACGGTTAGCTTTTTCAGGACACAATTCAAATGAATCTTTTCCTGATTGTCGTGGAATACGGATCATATTTACAAGTTCCTCTTTTAATGCATCGATACTTGAGAGAGAAGCTTCTTCTTGCCAATTTAATTTTTCAATATGGCTCTTAACATTTTGAAGTTTATCTAATTCTTTTTGAACATTGTAATCAATTTCTTCATCTGTCATTTTCTGTTTTTTATATTTGGCAATTAGATCTTTTTTAGTTTTTTCATATTTATCCTTATCAATATCAAATATTGTAAGATATCCTTTATTATCGTATGTGGCCGTAAACTCAATTTTATCCTGATTCATCATCTCAATCATGGCTTCATACATTTCTGATTTGTATTTAGTTGGTTCCATTAAATGAAGCTTATTGACTGCATTTGGGAATTTTTTAACATATTCTTCTGAATATTCTTTGTCAATCAGTCCTCTATGAGTTTTACCGGATTTATCTTTCCAATCAGGCATTAAATAGTCAGCAATATTAACACCACCGCCACCAGAACCGGCATCAATATAAACTCCGAGAATATTGCTGTAGTTTTCATCCCCACCATGGTTATAATCGAGAATAACTTGTTTCAAATATTCAATCTGGGCTGGTGTTTGCATAGGTTTCTTTTTCTTTTTATTGCTTATATCAATAAGATTTATACAATTTAAAAGTCTCATTTTATATTCAAGATCCCCATCTTGATTTTTTTCAGAGTAAATTTCACAAACCAAAATTACCGAATTATCTCGACTTCGAGCCGGGTCATATGCAATAACAATTTTTCTTTTACCAGTATCGTTATATAACACTGGTTTACGAATCACTTCATTACGCGCAATAACACCTCTACGTATAATTGCATTAGCACCCGCGTCAGATGTAAATTCACAATAATACTCTCTACGCGCTTTTTCTGGGTTAGAACGCATTTCTGCTGCCACAGTTCCTGGTGTTAACAAAGGCTCCATTGTTTCTCCACGAATAGTTGGTTTAAATGCAACTTCACAATCAATATGAGCTACAAAATAATCAGGATCTCCCATGAGTTGTCTTTTGCTAAAATCTCTATATAACTTATAGAATTTTGTATCTGTAGAAGAAGCAGAAGAAATATAAAATAATTGGTTCGGAATATTTGATGGAATACATCTTAGACGGTTACGATCGATTGATTTGCCATCACGATCCTTACCAGACTTAAAGCTTTTATTTACAATTGCAAAAGCTGCATATACCGACATCATTTCTTCATCAAGGAATCCACATTCATCAAATACAACACTACCACGCATACCTCTTTTTTTATCTACATTACTGTTAAGTGTTTGAGTAAATGAGCCATTATAAAGGGAATATGAGAATCCATTAGAAGAGTGACTGAAGCCATCTCCAGCAGCATTTTTAATTTCAATTTCTGCCTTAAAAATATAACCTGTAGAACCAAGCATAGTATCTATATTATCATTCGCAAGCCTTTCAAGTGTTGTGAACGTTTGTTCAGCCTGCGATCCAGAACCGGAAGCAATATAGGTCCAATAGTTATTAAATAGCATATCTTTTGCCATGATCATAATATCTATCAATGTAGATTTACCAAATCCACGGGTGCACACTAACAAAACATTCGGACAGTTCCAGGCTCTCTGAATTACCCATGCTTGTGCATCAAGTAATTCTATATTAAAAAAATCATTTATAAATCTTACAGGATTGCATTGATAATATTTCTGAAGATTTGCAATTTTCATAAAACCTTCAAGTTTGCGTGAAGATAATGGGTAAACTCCAGGCTTTACAAAAATCTTATTTCCCTGTTCACAATAATTAAGCTTCGGAAGCTCTTGAATCAGATCCGGATTCATCATCACCAGTCACCTCCGTTTCTTCCTCTTCATCAGAGGAGAAGCAGGAGAATAGTTCATTCAAATCAACTAAATTATCCGGCTCTATTAAATTATGTTCTTCCATATAATCTTTAAGATCAATATTTTCACGTAATAAAATACGAGAAATTTCTTTGTAATTGTCCAAATCATCACGAAGCTTTGTTATCATTTCTCTTTGTTCTGCTAGCATATCAGAATATTCTGATTCATCCAGTCGGAGCTGCTTCAATATAGAAGCATTACTCATATCCATAACCTGACGCATACCACGACAAGTTCCGATATCGAATCCGTTTACTTCACCTTCACGCAAATTCATTTCTTTGATTTTACGTATTTTACCAGTCCAAGTATTTTCACCTTTTTTAGCATTTTTATTATTCTTTAAAGAAATACAACTTTCAGCAGCGAGATCCTTAATAATGGCAGTAAGATCTTTTTTACTCGCCTGTAGTGTTTTTATTGTAGCGGAATTTGTTCTAAGTTTTTGAACGTCAGACATATAAGTAGCAATAGCATTATCAATTTTTGATTGCTGTAAAAATGCTCTTACAATAGAAATAGCAGAAGCAGTACGCATCATATCGTCATTTGCGTCTTCACTAGAATCAAGCAACCCAATTAATTGAGAGTATAGAAATGGTTGATCAGACAATGCTTCTTGTTCAAATGGATCATATCCAATCAACCTAATTACATCAGCTTTATTCTTTTCAAAACCTTCATAATTATCCTGGGACTCCTTGCCTTTTATAACATCTGCAGGAGTCTTTTCATCTTCATATATAATTTTTTGTTTAAAAAAATCAGAATCCTTGAATTGTTTTCCAGAATATTGCTGCATTGCAATGGTTCTTATATATGTACTCCATGCATTTTGTTTTGCTCCTGGAATACCAGCATTTCTTTCAGCTGCTTGAACACTACTATTATAGACATTTTCTAAAAACGGTTTATTCAGATACTGCAGAGCAAGAATAATTGACTCTTTTGTCGGTTTATGTTCTTCTCCATTTTCATCTGTTCTTAATGCAATCTTTCTGGCGCATTCAGAACAAATAGCTGCATATCCAGACTTTACTAAAGGATCCGTATTTTTATAAAAATTTTCTCTATTTTTCTTTTTGGGTTTTCCGCACATATAACACCATGCGGTATCTTCTTTATATACTCGAATTTCTTCTTCGAGTGCCTCTATTTTTTTCTTCATCTGAGTCGGAGTCATTTTTACCGGCTCAATTTTCTTAGTTGTTGCCATAAACAACTCCTCCTTGTACTCATAATAAAAAAATGGGCGTAGTAGGATTCGAACCTACAAAAACCTGATCCTAAGTCAGGCGCGTCTGCCAGTTGCGCCATACGCCCAGAAAATAGGAGAGCAAGAACGCTCTCCTGAAATGTATAATATAAGCAGCAACGCCACTCATACTATTCTTTAAGTTCAGTAGCAATACCAGATTTAATTAAAAATCTCGTTTCTGCATCAAGCACTTTTTCAATAACTTCTTTATCAAATCCAGTATTCTCATGTATAAAATTTAATATTTCGTCGAACTCGACAAACTGTTCTTCATTATTTGTTTCCATAAATATTTTCCTTTACAATTTATAATGATGTTCATCTACAAGACCATTTCCCTGTTCAAATACAAACATAGAGGCTCCTGCATTTGACACCTTATTAATTGAATAGCTATACGGATTTACGCCAATAATTGAACGTACAGAAATATATTCTGAATTGATCCCAACATCTCCAGTAGCCAAACTATGCCAATGACCTGAAATAATATAATCCAAAGGCACTTGATATGTTTTTGAAAAATCTTTCAAAGAATCACCTAGATTTTTTGTCTCAAAATGTCCTCCAAGAATTGTATATGTTGCAAGTTGTGCATATACAAGACCGGTTGGATTTTCTATAATTTCAACATTACGATTATCCTTCAAACGTTCTTTCATAAAAACCAATATGGATTTACTCATATCTTCATCTGGAAAAGCATTTTTAGGCTGTCCTACTAATCTCAGCTGATTGTGATTCGAACGTTTTACCATTTGAAATTTAATTCGAACATGATTACTTAATTCATTAAGCCATGTAGATAAAAAATCAGCATATAATATGGCAGAGTCAATTATTCCATATCTCAACTGCATAAGCTGAGAATTTGCACGAAGAATTCCATCTAAGGCATCGCCTAGTTCAAAAATATTTAAAACTTGAATATGATCTTTTTGAATTTGCTCAATAACTTTATTGTATAAATTCCACATACGATTCTTGAGTATTTCCGGACTATATGCATTTAAAATATTTCCATATAAATCTTTAATCTCAAACTCAACTCCAAAATGAGCATCCGAAATTGTAAGAAGATATTCTTTATTCATATGTACTGGAGGAATGTACCCTGGTACATTTAATGGCTGTAATTGATTAACAGCATTTACAATATGTTCGGCAATTAGTTCATCCCTAGAATACTCACGAATCCATTTATTAAATTCTTGCTTTTCAGTCTGTAATTTAATACGTTCTTTTTTTAAAGCTATCTCATCAGAAAATCGTCCTAATTGAATAGAAGAGGATGGGAATAAATCCCATCCTGCATCTATATATTCTAAAAGCAATTTAGACCCTTTACGAATTGTATCGCGGTGCTCTGGCTCTTTACCATGACTAGAACGAAAATCTGCAACATCTTGCCACTCAATAGATGTATCTATTTGTTTTTTCTTAATAAGATCAAGCTGTTCTTTTAGAAATTCGTTATTATCCATATAAAATACCTTAATCTAATTCATCAAGATTGATGATTTCCTCAGTCTTAGTAGTAGTAGACATGTCAAAAGGTTTATCGCCATATGCCTTTTCAAAGATATCTAAAATATCAATGATTTCACCGTCCATATCTACAAGTTGTTCGTCTACCATATGAAGACCTTTGAGTTTACCATCATATTTAACAGTTTTTTTTAATTCCATGTTATTTTCTCCTTATTCTCCTTGACATATTGAACGTATAATAGTAAAATGATATTTGTGAAAGTTTAAAATAATATTCAGTATTAAAGAATATCTGATAAATCACAATCAATACCAATAATCTTATCTACAATTCCTTTTTCTTTTGCTTCATCTGGGAACATATAATATTCACGATCCTTGATTTCCTCAAGATATTCTGCAGTCATATTTGTATGTTCTACCATAAAATCATTCAGATGTTGCTCTAATTTATCATAAAATTTCTGAATATCTTTACCTTTATTAGATGAACTTACATATCCAGTCTGTCCATCATGATAAAGAACTACTGTATTTTGGAAGCAGTAACGTTTATGTCCTGCGGCCAGAATATAACATGCCATAGAAGCACATTTGGCAAATCCCACTGTAATAATTGGAGTAACAGACGTCTTAATAGAGCTTAAAACCTGGTACCCGGAAATAACATCACCACCATCTGAATTGAGATAGAGATAAATTGGTTTCCTACATGATGCCGGAAGTGCCTTATCCTCTTTATTCCATTTCATGATCATTAAACATATATTTTCAATAACATTGTCATCAATAGTTTCGTTGACAATAATTTTTCTTTCTTTTAAATGCTCCTTGATAGTGCTCTGATAGAGACTATCGTCTTCTAAAATGTCTAAAAATTCCATATTCCTTGTTCTCCTATAAATAAATAACCATATCTTTTGATGAAGCAATCACTTTAAATGATTTGTTTTCTTTAGATATGGCTTCTTTTAAGTCTTCCTTTATACTGTTTTTCGCGACAACAGATCCGTGAACTAAAACTAATTTTTCTGTATTTACCTTCGATCCAAATTCAATTAGTTCATTTCTATTGGCATGACTTGAAAATGTACCTAAAGAAATACAGTCAGCTTTATTTTCGACCTTATCGCCACTAATTTTTATAAATTTATTTTCCTTATAATTTTTAATACGATAGGATAAATAAGAGTTGTCTGCTCCCGTATATCCACTAAAAATCACCATGCTTTTTTCATCATTCAAATATTCATGTAAATAAGAAAGGATCCTACCGTTTGTACAGAATCCAGAACTACTTAATATAATTTTGGGTGAATGATTTTTTACACATGCTAATGAATCTTCTTTTTCTTTTATAAACTTCACATTCTCCCAATTGCATACACTATTCCATAATTTCAAATCGTCTTCAGATAGAAGAGTAGTATATAGATCACAAATATCACATGATAATATTGAATCAACTACAATGTCATATTTGAAATTTATATCATCATGAAAAATATTATATAAATTGGTAAGAATTTCTTGTGTACGGCTGAAACTAAAACATGGCATGATTACTGTTCCTCCACGTTCTGTAACCGTATCAACTGCTGCTTTTAAATGTTCTAAATCAAATTTTCTTGTCTTTTTATTAATTCTGCCTGGTTCTCCATATGTACATTCCATAATAGTTACTTTATTAAAAGTATCTGGGATTTCAGTATTTGGAACATAATGATTTTTTGTATTAAGGGATCCAATGTCAGAAGTGTATAATATAGAATTTGATACACCATTTTGATCTTTAAGAATTAATTGAAGCTGTCTAGCTCCGAGACAATGGCTATTTTCAAACCATTTAAAAGAAACTATTTCATCAAGAACATATAATTCATGTACATTATCATATTCATATATATAATTTAAAGTCGTAGCTACATCCTCTTCTGTGTAAATAGGAGAGTAGTTACGTTTATATTTAAATGATAAAGCATTTGCTTCACTCAACAATATAAAAGCACAATTATATAATAATGGTTTCATTAATTGAGCAGTTGCATGTGAAGCGATAATTTTTCCATTAAAACCTTCTTTTATTAACCTTGGAAGTAAACCAATATGATCAACATGTGTATGTCCTACAAAAACATAGTCGATCTCTGAAGGTTTAAATGGAAATTTCTGAGAATTGATATTATATGAATCCAGATAATTATTGTTTTGAAATAATCCGCATTCAAGTAATATTTTTTTTCCATTATATTTTATATAAGTGCAGCTACCTGTAACATCGTCAGCATTTTGACCTATAAAGTAAATGCCATCTTCTTTTTTCTTCCTGCCTATGTCAAACACCAACTTTCAAATTATTTTACTGCTTAAAATCGAAAATCTTTATCTCTCGGTTTTACAGTAAGAAAATCGGTCTGATTGATTGATTCTCTGTATCTGTTTAACATCTCGACACTACGAACATGCTCTACAAGAAAATAGCTTTTTGCTTTACTTTTATGGTGCTTATTACGTACACGCACATCAAAAGCTCTTCCATGATTACGTAAGTATTCTGCTTCTTTTTGACTGATATTAACCAATTAAGTTTCCTCACTTTTATTTATTTGTAGACTCAAAGGCTCATTATCTGTTGCAATCAGAGACAAAAACCTTTAATAAACCCAATCAAAGTGCAAGCACTTTCCATGGTAAAACTTATCTACTTGTTTTATGGAATTTTGATTTAATTTGTCAACCTCATGGGAGAAGAAGGACTCGAACCTTCGATGTTTCTTTGTGGGGGATTTACAGTCCCTTGCCTTCGCCGCTAGGCCACTCTCCCTTGTGTTAAGATGGGCAGCTACCCTTATCGAATATATAACCATAAGTGGAGGTCATATATTCTGTTGGAACCTTAACTTTCCATATAATTTTCGGTAAAATTATTAAAAAACTTAGCCGCGTCTCGTCCTGACTAAATCCCGCCAGATTTTTTCGCTACAAGGTATCTGGAACTTACCTAACACGCCCCCAAAGACTTGAACTCTGACTAACCGGGTTGGAGCCGGTTGTACTACCAATTATACGAAAGGCGCAAATAAAGGTGACTAATGGGATTCGAACCCATATAAGGCGGAACCACAATCCGCTGCATTTCCAAGTCTGCCATAGTCACAACGCTGCACACAGGATTCGAACCTGCAAGCCCTTTCGGACCAACGGTTTTCAAGACCGCTTCCTCACCAACCCGGACATGCAGCAAAATAAAAGGCAGGAAATTGATCCTGCCTTTCAACCGGAATCAATCCGGTTATCTTTATATTCATGATATGCTACAATCACATAACCAAGAGTTACATGGTAGGATTTTCACCTACGAATTCCCACAGGAGGTGGGCTGTAATCTACATATCTTGTAACGCAAAGCAGAGTAATCGAAACTCAATCCTGTCGGATCACATGACTTAGCAGGTCAGTTCCACACCTAGTGAATTTACTTTGCAAATGGACGACTCTACCGGGGTTCGAACCCGGAATCTTCTGATAGACAGTCAGACGGAATAGCCGTTATCCTATAGAGTCAGAGAAAGAGGAGAAATACGCGTAATTCTCCTCAATATAAAAAAAACATAAATTATAGAAAGACAGATGTGGGTGGAACCATGAACATTTTGGGAGTCCCACTTACTCCCAAATACTACTTCTGGGACTCGAACCCAGACTCCATTATTGGAAGCAGATCTTAAGTCTGCTGCGCCTGCCAATTACGCCAAAGTAGCAAAAATGTCCGGTACGGGATTTGAACCCATGTTACCGCCTTGAAAGGGCAGTGTCCTATACCGCTCGACTAACCGGACATATTCATCTGGGAAGCAGAGGTGCTGCCCCTCTTTTTATTTTATTACTTACTAAAACACAATTATCCGCGGCTCGTGTTCTTTCAGACCTATTCAAAAAATGCCGCATTTCTATCATAAGTAGCCTCGTATTGGCACTTCCCATATATTTAAGCTGGAAAAGCAGGAGTTGAACCTACATTTGATTCGCGAGATCATGTTTTGCCAGTTAAACTATTTTCCAATATTTTTTATTTATGCTGAGATTACACATAAATATAGAAGCTCTTTCGAAACATTATGGTTTCTTTTCTTATCCACTATACGCCGCTTCGCGCACATATAGTAAGCTTCAACAACCGCCTTGTTTAAGAGTGGCACTTCTCTTTAGCCACATAACTACTCTGTTGTCATCATTCCATTGACGCTGCCGCGCCACAAAGTTCCGCTAAGAACACTGTGCAGAATCGGACAAACATATCAGAGTCTTGCGAGACTCATCAATGACCATATTGCATAAAATATACTATGGTATTAGGCTGCTTTCGTTATGCAGAGGTGTAGACTTTCGCTGTAGAATATAATATCAAATATCACACTTGTAGTTTTTATTAAATCCTTTTAAAATTCAATAAGTATAAGTAATTATTTATTATCTGAAAAGTCTTCTCTACTGAAGATGTGCTACACCAGACGCTCCGATCCCTTTTGAGGATAAGAATACATCACACCTTCATATCGTTCGGTTATTATCCCTACTAAATGTCCATACAAGCTAATTTGGTATATACCAATTCACTTATACAAATGGCTATCACCTTTGCTTAATAAATGCTCAGATTGAATAACCTCCTGATTCACCATCATATCTTCACAGTTTGCATGAACTATCCAGTTTGCGGCCAGAAAGTGTTCCTCAGCAGTCGCCCTTGGACCACCTTATCGTTCCCTGTTTCATGATACTATTTCCGCATAGGATTTAATCTTTTCACTTACCTATACGAAACGAGACCTTTTGAGTCTCTGGCATGTCAGTTTTGCTTAGATTGACTGCAATATAATTGCTTATACCGCAGCGACAGTGTGTAAATCTGCCTTTATACGCCTCACAGCGCACTATCGGAGCCAAGCCTCCATAATGTAATTAATTAAACAGAAAGGGTTGGCATATACATTTGTATATGACAAATAGCGGGAGATGGATTCGAACCATCGTCTCTAGGGTATGAACCTAGCAAGGATCCACTCCTCTATCCCGCAGTTGGAATGACACGATTTGAACGTGCGATGTCCTGGTCCCAAACCAGGCGGATTGCCAAACTATCCTACATTCCAATATAGAGCCTATATTTCTACAGGCTCAAAGTATTATTTACGCATTAACAGCGTCTTTAATTGCCTTACCAAATTTGCATTTTACTGCGTTCTTTGCATCGACCTCAACAGATTCACCTGTTCTTGGGTTACGTGCAATACGTGCATCTTTATGTACAACAGAAAGAGTAACACCATCCATCAGTTTTACCTCGTCGCCTTCAACCAGCGCACCATATGTTACGTCCTGCACAGCTTCCATAATTACTTTAATATCTTTCTGTGTATTATTTGTTGCTTCTGCAACAGCCTTAATTAATTCAACTTTATTCATTGTTAGTTCTCCTTTTTCTCATAAAAATAATAGTTATATAAAGCAAAAGCAGTGTACTGACCAGCACACTGCCTTGAATTATCAATATTTAATTTTCAATTATTCGCTGAAAATGTTTGATGCAATTTCAGCTCCAAGATCGTCTAAAGTACAGAAGGAATTGATATATGATACCATTTCATTACCGTCTTTATCTTCGCGCTTGATTTCAATCCCTTTACATTCAGGATTTTTACAAGCCATAACATTACCATGTATATATGTCATTGGGGTGCCACATGCTTTACACTTATGTTTACTAAGAAATCTTTCCTGTTGTTCTTTTAATTTCTTCTTATCAGAAGTTTTCTTTGTCACGGGCTTCATTCCCCATGCAGTTCTCATTTCTTCAAGTGATGTAAAGTGTTCTGTTGTCCCTTTGGACATTCTATAATTACTCATGATCTTTCTCCTTGTTCAAATATATTTGATTTTTTTAGCCGTGTATTTAACGCCCACGGCAGGCTACTACACAAAAAATTCGAATCCCATATTTAAACACGCATTGGAGACAGCGCGGAGAGTTTCGCTTTTCTTCAAACAGCTGTCTGCATACATGTACACATATCCTGCGCAAAATATGTGCCTGAAGATGCAACGAAGCGAAAAGTTATTCCCCTCATATACCGGACGAATTTGTATTTACGATTTTTGTTACTTTTAAAGGGTTTTAGGCTGATTTTTTTTCAGACATTCTGCAGTTTTTCGAGAAATTTTGTAAGAATGCTTCTCTGTCCATTCTATATAATAGATTAAGAAGATTTCTTGTATAACGTGAATAATCCTTTTTTCTTCCCATATTACTTGTATTAAGAGCAATTTCAATCAATCTGCTCATAGTCTTTGGATTTTTTATTTTTATTTTTCTTAATTCCGCTAAAATCTGATCGAATCTCTCGGTATATGCAAGAATTTCATCATCAGACATATTATCTTTACTTAAAAGCTCAAGTTCTTTTGCATATCCTAAAATTTTTTCCATTTGCCTAGCGTTTGCTTTGCCTTTTACTTTTATTACAAGATCTTCAGTAGGAATAGTATTAGTAGAATGTATCGGCTTGATATCATCCATAACAATCTGTAAACTATTCATCGGACATATATAATAGGAAGAAATTCTTCCAGATAACTTTTCTTTCTGCTGATCAACCAATTCTCTTTCCACCTCTTTACCGTTCTTTGTATATTGAATCTTACGCGTATATCTCATGAATTCTGGAAAATCTCGACGCACCTGTTTCTTATTACCAAATTCGTCCTCAACTTCCTCTAACTGCTGCATACAAGGAAGTTTTTTAATACGCTTTATTTCTTCTATAGCATCCACTTCATATTCACGTTTACATCCGTCAATAATAACCTGAGCTAGTACCGAAAGAATAACAAAGTTGTCATATAATTCACGACTTGGGTTAGTCCAATAATAAGTCATTGCAAGCTGTGCGAGATTACTTGATTCTCCAATACCAATACGTGATTTGGCGAATTTATTATCCATACGAGCGTATTCTTTCATTGTATTCTTATATGTAAGGCCACTTTCTTTGAGTTTATTAACAATAGTAGGATACTGTTCATATGCAGCCTTAGCACTTTTAACCATTACTTCATTATTTGTCACAAAAAAGAAATCTGAATCAAAGTCGCAGCCGTTGGCACGATCCTGAATATCTGTATGAATACAATTTACTGCCATGATATTATTACTGAATACAAAATATCGTTGCATTTCATCGCTATATGTGTTATGTAAGTAACAGATGTTATTTGGGCTGTTATGTGGATTTCTAATACCACAAAGATATTCTCCATCTTGAAAACGTTTTGTATAACATTGAATAGTTCCTGGCTCAATATTAAGAGTAGGATCTGATTCCGGATCCATTCCTACAGATTTGAGTAGAAGAGCATATGGATTTCCAAATATTGTAAGATTATCTCCATCAATTGTAATTTTGCCTGTTCTAAGCCTGGTTACATATTGATTGATAATTTTACGTTTCTCTAATCGGAACCATGTACTATTTCCAAAATCCTCATTCCAATCATATAAATCTGCCAGCATCTCATAATGATTTATTATCGTAGCATTCTTCCTAAGATACTGTACATAAAGATTGTTATCATCTTTCATCCCCTCTACATAATCCACACTGGTTTTTGCCAGTTTACGCACATCATCAGTAGAGCAAGGAGATGGAACATCTATATTATAGGAGGGAAGAGTATTAACCATCTGATAACTCATCTGCTGCACACCGCCTAATTTACTTGGATGATCGGTTTTTACTATCCCCCAGTAAGATCCATCGGCATTTACGCGATCACACCAATACTTATAAGCTTCAGCAGGAGTATTACCCATTAAATTCATGAATTTCTTCCATTTAATAGCATTATCAGTTGTGATCATGCGAATATCCTTGAGTTTATGCCAAACTCCGAACATGTCCTGTATTGCATAAGTTTCATAATCATGTCCAGTTTTTTCACACCAATCTTTAAAGAATAACTGAATATGAGTACGAATTCCGCATGCCTTAAAGAAATGCTGCCTTAAAAGAGCCATACCATTAACCCATTCCGGCAAAATATCAGATTCAATCAGCATTTCTCCATCCCAGAGAGTATTTTTTACCTCGGTTTCTTCATCATGAACGACACATTTCTTTTTTATAACATTTACTCGTTTATATCTTTTAGTATATTTCGGAGTAACACCGTCTTTTAAAAATTTTCCTTCAGCAATAGCTCTTTGCTTTGCAATTTCTGTAGTAGTTTCATCCAGAACTTTTTCCTGAACTACATAATCTTCAGCTTTTACGATCTTGGCTATTGTCTTGTAGAAACTATCCGTATCTTTAATAATAAGAATGGCTTCTACAGGACAATAGAACTTTCCAACTATTGTACTGGTTGTAAGAGGAGCATATGCCGACATCTCTACAATCTTAGCATTTTCCATCGGCATTTTCTTTCCAAGACCCATCGTCAGCCAGTTATATGCTTTTTTATAAAGCTTTGAGTTAATAAACATAACCTGTCCGACTTTTGCCTTAGAAGAGTTACGGTATAGCATTTTATAATTAATGACAGTCTTTTTTTCACCTTCTTTCTTTGTATATGAAGAAATGTATTCAACATTTACACCGTTTTCATAGAATATTTCCCGGATTTCATCTTTGGAACATTTCATATAATTGTCTTTATTATCAATCACATTTCGAAATATTGCTCTAATACGTTTCTTAGATTCCTCAGATAAAGATTTATCATGTTCAAATGGTCCAAACTGCTTTAGCAAGTGATCCATTTCTTCTTCATAACTTCGGCTACCGAAGTCAAAATCAAGACAAATAATATCTCGTGTACTGGTATCATTCCAAACATTAAGTCCATTCTGTATAATATAATCACTGAATAGACTATTACTGAACATTGCTTCAGTATAATCGTACCGGTTCCTGACTCCCTGGTTATATCCAAAGAGTGTCCCGGCTTTTATATTTTTTATTTTTAATCCAAATTCAGACAAATAGTATACCTCCTTTAAATAGCAGTAAGGTTAAGATTCCGCATATTATCACATCTATGTATGAGCTCTCCAGACTGACTATATATACCTACACTTGTAAGCCCATCAATTCTTGAATCTACATGAGTAACAGTATGATATGCTTTCTTACGTTTGTTCTTTTTATGAATTTTATTATATTGTCTTCTCAGTTCATCATATTCTTGCTGCAACTTCGTTTTCATCATATAATTTTTACAATTTAATATAGCTTTCTTTATATTTGAGATCTGACGTTTCAGCAAGGTTTCATCTTCATTCATTGTTTTTTTATATTGCTTATTGTATCGTTCCGTATAATAATTCCTTAGAGCAGGAGAGAATAACTTCATGAGATCTGCCCACTTTATCAGTTCAATTTCTTCAATACTCGCAGATTTAGCATAATCTATAATATCCTTGACAAATTCTAAAGTAAGAATGAATGTTTCATATTTTAAAGTACTTTTAAACATACGAAATTCAATAGTATCCTTATGCTGTAAATTCAATGCAGCACGTTTACCGTGATCTTTATACTTTCCATATAACTCAACGAGTGAATTTTCTTCTTTTTTACTACCGACAAACTCACTGTATTCATTGTCTCGCCTTGCAATCACGCAAATTTCATCATTGAATTTCTCAAGAATATACAGAATCTTAGATATAACTAACTCTTGCGATATCCTTGATTTTCCTAAATAATTACGATTCGCATGAATATGTAAGCCTGCAGTTTCACAATCATGACCTTTATATCCTTCTTTATCAAGATATTCGAACATTTCACGGTAGTTCATTTTGTTCTTATGAAATTCCAAACTGCATGGCATAGTGTCAAATTCAATCTGTACAGTGCTATCATGTGTACTGTAAATAAGATTTTCTTCATCACTATCAGATCCATTCATAATCTGAATACATTTTTTTACTGTGGAATTTTTATCATTATCAGAAGAGATATTATTATTTCCACCTACTTCAATCTCTGCTCCGAGCAGAAGAGTAGTATCTTCTGATTCTCCAGGCATAAAATGTTTTATGTATTTTGGGACATAATTAAATTGATGAATGTAAGTTTTTGTTTTGTTCGAGATAATATTATTAATAAATCCTCTATCCCATTCGCTATTATTAAATGTGATAGCACTACTATGGAATGAAATGCTATTATTATATCTGGCGGCCTCATCTACAGTTAAAGAAGTAGAAGTTATTTCAGATCTACGACCTCTTTGCGTAGATGATGGCACAAAACTTTGGTGCAAAGACACAACATCAATTATGATCGCATTACAGTCGCATACACATGCTTTATTACAAGTAGTATCGTATAAAATTCTGTCATGAATATAATTGCCGTCTCTACTTTGTTCCGCCAATACACTATTAAGTAATTCAAAATCATTCCGGCCATATTCATGTCTATTAATATTTTCGAGTTTTGTTATTATTTGACGTCTACATGAGTCTGTATTACATTCATTATAGATACTGCTATGTAATTTTAATGCATCATTAATAATTTCAGCGTAATCATGAGGAAGATAATATGTATTACATTCATTATCAACAATATAACAGGCATCACCTCTATATCCTAAATGAGTATAAGTAATAATTTTCTCATTTACTGAATATGGATAATGTAAATTTAAATCGAATGTTTGCCATCTATTTTTAAATCTTATGATTGGTAAATAACTCATATTTTTAATAGGTAAGAGCACCGGCAGGCACTCTTACCATTCCCTCCTTATCTTAAAGTACACGTTTCCAATATTCTTCGTCTTCATATTCTTCATCAGTCATACGTAATAAATGCATTTCCTGCATAAGCTGTGTAAAATCTGATTCGAAAAGTTTTACTGCCAGGTCATATAATTCATCAAGCATATTAAGTACTTTTTCAATAAAATCAAGAATAGAATAGCATTTTCTATGTCCTGGTTCTGCATTGTAATTTTTCATTCGGATTTTAACATTTTTATGATAAATCTCATCAAATCTTGCATATAAGTAAGACCATCGACTTTGGGCCAGCTCTGGTGATCTTCGTCTCATTACTCTGTTCAGCATCATACGTTTTGTTGGAGCCGGTACATTTCTGGAGATAGCATTAATGACATCCTGTTTTTCGGCTATTGTCTGAGTTAATCTGCCACAACGATTATTTAAATGTACAATTTCTTTTTCTCTCTCTTCAATAATCTTCTGAGCCGCGATAAGACCACGAGCCACGATCTCGGCTGGTGTCATATTTTCCTGATTACGGATGTAAGCACCATTCTTACGAATAGATGGGAGTACTTCTGAGGTAACCCAATGCTTGAACTCTTTTGCTGATGGAAGCTTGCTGCTGAGGATAAGGGAGTAGAGACCGGATTCGTTGATAATATAAGTCTTTCCGACCGTCTTCCCATTTTGGGAATTCGGTAACATTTTAATAATTTTGTCCTCATCAGCAACATGAGTAATAATTGCTTTGCTTGTATTGCTATATCCCAAAGCTTCTGCTACATCCTTACCTACGAACCAAGGTTCCTCATCAATCTTAACAGTTCTCAGCTCACCGAATTCTGGATGAACTAGATTCTTGAAAACTGTCACCTCTGGGGCAGCAGTGGTAGTAGTAGAAGAAGATGTAGAAGAGTTGTTTTTGTTCTGCATATAATCAAACATTGAAATCTGCTTATCATCATCCACCGGAGTATTCATCCCTGGGATAGGATCCATTCCAAGTGCTGTTCTCATTGTTGGGTCTGTGAGAACTTCTTCTGGTACGTCTTCAAATTTGGATTCTGGTTTTGTGTTTGTTGTATAAGTGCTCATTTTGTTTTTCTCCTTTATTGTTTAATTAAATTTGTTATCATCATTTTGATCATATTTAATTTCTTCATCATCATATTCATCAGTATCAGATGCGGCACATAAAGCCCAACATTCAATACCGGTTAATACAAATAAAAGAATACATATAAGTATTACCATGATTTATCCCCCTATTGTGGTATATTACATATTGAAATTTCTTTTTCTCCTATAATATGGAAGAAATCCGGTTCATTATGTGTTTCTTTCAGCCAGGTTTTAACTACCCCCGTTAGGCGTTCAGAAAGATTATTGAGTTGTTCGGTAGTGTAAGCTGTTCTACTATCTAGCCAGTCATCTACAAGATCACCAACGTTTGCCTCTGCTTCCTCCCAGACAACCTCAAGAACTCTTTCTGCATCAACAGAGATTTCATATGGTCTAAGTTCCTGAATTGTAATTGATTTGATTTTTACATTTTCTTCTGCAAAGTAGTCTTGAGCATCTGCAATGCATTCTTCTATGGAGTCAAATGCTGTAGCAGAAGTGTAATCACTGTCACGTTCTAACTGCCAAGCATATTTTGTATCTTTATGTTCTTTGCTCTGCATAATTTAATTATTTCCGTCCTTTCGAGAAGTGGTGTTGTTTGAATCATCCGGATACAGATATCTTTCTATATAATCGCGACCTTCGCCTATGAATCGTGGAATATCGAAGTCATGAGACCATGTATCTGCTGTAATTTGTTTACCATTTAATAAGAAAGAACTATGAGCAGATCTGATGATACAGGTACCGCGCTGTTTGTAAATTTTAAGTTTGTTCCAGTCAATATCTTTTTGCTGAATAAGCATTTCTATGATTTCTTGATTACATTTACCATTTAGTTCGGTCTGAGAAAAATGTGCTTGACCAACCATTTGAATAGAGTTACGAATTGCATCCTGCTGTCTCCAGTTAAAGTAGTTTGTGACTTCTTCTCGTGGGAGATTGAATACACATGCAGCAAATTCTGCTCCTTTGAGTAATGCACGATCATAGCTGTGGTTTGGAGAATAATATCTTCTGCCGATAATTTTTACTAATTCTTTAAATTTTTGATTGAAATAATTAGTGGCCATAGATGCTGCTATAGAAGCAAGTTTCTGGACCCGGTTATCAAACCATGGTGAAGTTTCAAGTTTCTCATAATCAATAAGAAGAAGATTAATTTCATCTGATTGAGTATAAGCCAGAACACAGCCCTGGATATTTCTACAGAGGTATTCTGCAGTATAGCGCATAGCAGCCATAAGTACCTGATCAAATGGTTTTTTGAACCCCCTGGTAAAAGTATGGAATGCACGACCATCGATTTGGATGATCACTGGGGTGCGAGGGATTAGATGAGCATCTGTAATTGATTTGTAGGATCTCATTCTGAGATCGTATTCTGTTTGATGTGACATTTTGGTTTGTCCTCCTGTTATTGCTAAGGTTTACGAGTTATTGATGTGTTATTTAATGTTATTGAATGATCAAAACAAGTTATGGATATTTGGATTTTGTAGATTTTCTTTACATACTGAGTTAATTTAGCTTGTTTTGATAATGAGATAATAGCACAGGAAGATGGATTTGTCAAGAAAAGAAGTTAAATTAACTGAAATATTTGAGATTATGCGTTTGAAAATATGAACGGTAGATAGGGTTTGGAGGGTAGTGTGAGGTGAGATTTGAGGAGCGTGGAACAATATGGGCGGTGATTATAGGAGTTTGGCGATGTGGGGAGCGTTACATTTTAATAGGAAGAGAGGGCGTATTTTTCAAGCCAGTGTGGAAGTTAACCGGCTTAGGTCTTTCTGGGTAATTTTAGCCCATTTTGGCGTTAAAAGTACCCCCTTTTTGAGTAATTCCAATTACTATAAATAGTATGCAAGAATAATGCATAAAATCATGAAAAAAGTACATTTTATGCACTTTTATGCACTGATTCTGCATAAAATTTCATAAACTTTTTTTATAAAACTTCACTATTAAATTATACATATGCTATAGTATTAATTGAACAAGGAAGAGAGCGTTGACCGGCGTGTTGAAAGTCCTTGTGAGTACCTTACAACTGAATATATTGGAATATCGAGAACGCGCATTTGCGGTTCGGACGTGGAATAGCCACGATTTACCTATAGAACGCGATTCTTAAGTATTCCATAGCATTCAGGCAAAGTCTATCATCGACAGACGTCCCCCACAAGGGGAAATTGCACCTTGACACTTGAAAATAGAAGAAAAGAGGATTTTGACGCGTACCCATCAGGGACGCGCCCGCGACGTACCCATCAGGGACGCCCCCTGCAAGTATTCTATGAATAGAGAATGAATACAGATAGAAAAAGTCTAGTTCCGATTAGACGCGCATTTTCTTCTTTGCTATTTCACCATTGTGTACCGGAAATTATCCGGTATAGAATGGTGGGATAGTCCACCAAAAATAAAATTTTGGTAGCCGGAACCATATCCGGCAGATGGGAGAAATTATGCTTAATACAGAAAAAATTACACTGACTTACATTGATATGAAAGACCTGACAAAAACAGTTGAAATCGAGCGCATTGCACCGAAAAATGTTATTGACTTGAATTACTTTCAGTTTTGTTGTCAGTACCACGCCTACAATTTAGCCTTGACCTTTTTACAGTCAGAGGCTATCAGAGTACAGTATGAAGACGTATCAAAACTTGACGGTGAGACATTACAGGACAAGCTTGACGCTCATAAAATCAACGTGAAAAACGTTGAAAAGGCACAAGAAACGTGGTCTGATATTGTTACAGCATTCAATAATAACTTGAATGCCAATGGCGTCGACTTAATGTCAATTTTTGAGACTGATACATTTGCAAGAACGTATACAAGTCTTGTACTCGATTTCGATACAGAGTATACAACAAAATCAGGCGCTAAAGGTTCAACAAAAGCGGTAAAGGTTCCATCAAAACTGTATCAGGATAACAAAAACGTTATCAAGGCGCCAGTACTTAAGTTAGAACGTTTAGTTGACCGTATGTTTACCGAAGTTGTTTCAAAAGCTGATAAAGCCGTTGCATTCAATCCATTGATTGATATTTTAAACAACGCTTATGGTATTGAAACGCTCAACGGTGCTGTATATAAACCGGCTAACTTTAAGGATATTCCTGTAAAGTATTGGACAAAATATATCGAAGGATTAAGAGCAAGCCGCAATAAAATCGCTAAAGGTGTAATATGTGAGTTAGTTCCCGAAGCGACTTTATTAAAAAATTGCTTTGCAATAGGACTTGCAAAGTTGGGCGTTGTTGAAATTGCTAACTATGATACACCAGTACAGAGAACTCTTGAAATGGCACGTAAAGCCGTTACTGTAAATAAAAGCAAGGAAGAAAAAGCGACAAAATAATAGCTATCTGACAAGAAAAGAGCTGAAAGGCTCTTTTTTTGTTGGGTAAATTTCAGAGAAAGAAAGAGGGTATAAAAATGAAAACTACAGAATACAAAAATACAAGAAAACATCCTTTAGGGCTTTATAAGCCACTTAAAATCGCGTCAACTTTTACAAGTATTGACGCGTGTCAAATTCCATCCGGCGCGGTTTACGGACGTATTACGCCGAATATGTACATGTATATATCCGACTTTGACCAGTTCAAACAGTCAAGTCCTAAATATACCATGTACATTATGGATATGCGCTCTGATAAAAAATTCAGACGCGTATCTCTGACCAAAAACAACTTTGCCTATAAGCCAATTCTGGCATTTATCAAGGCTCACAACCTGACTGGCGTATGTGGTAAATATTACCATGAAAGCCGTAAATACCAGAATAAAAACGGTGAAGTCGCAGGCGCTCCGCGTGAACGTCTTATTCCAGAACCATCAATGCGCTGTTATCGTCAGTCAATGGTTGATGGTAAAGGTTATAATATTGATTGGGAGCGTAACGTGCTTGATAAAAATGCTGATGGTACAGAATATAAAGGCATGGAATCAAGAAAGGGTACTCAATTCAATGAATTTGAGGGCATTGATTATAGGCTTTCAAGAAATGTCATTGATGATTATGCCGACACAAAATACAGAGACGGTATGAAAGTTAATCAGACTAAAATCCGTCCTGAAAAGACTGAAAAATCTAAAAAGATTATAGTTCACATACATCGTGGCAATACTGTAATCAATAAAGAAATCTAATATAAAGCACCTTTAAATAGGTGCTTTTTTTATGCCCTTTTTCATTCTCAAAATATCCATTAAAGGAGGTGGTGAAGTTGAGTATCAAATAATTGATACCAGAAAAGAGGATATTAACATGAAATACAGAGTGACAATCAATAACTTTTTTACAGTACTTCAGAAGTCCGGAAAAGTCACAAGCACAGTCTTGAGACATTTCGCTGATAAAGATGTAGCTGAAGAGTTTGCATCTGTCCACAATAGTAACTTCTCAACAGCTACGGTTAGTGAAGTCCCGGCTTCTGAAGCTGTAGACAATGTTATCTACAATTAATTCAGGAGGAACAACACCAATGCTATCACGCATAATATCAAATCCACCAATCCATCCCAAATACCAGATTTGTCTCATTACACAGTCGGGCAGATCCGGTACAATATTACGTCACTTATATACATCACCACGTACAGGTGCGACATATTTCAGTCGCCATCATGCTAATAATTACACACATGAACAGGCGACAGCAGTATTACAAAATCTGCCGTATCCAGACGCGTTCATCCAGTCTGAATACGACTGTCATTACCGTGAGACAGACGAACGCGGTAACATCAAAGATTACATGTGTGCATAACAGCACATAAGTAATAAGTAACTAATTAACCATTAAACTTGCTATCCCTTATTCCTGTGAGGAGCAGACTTTTCCCTATCGGAAATTGCAAGGTCGAACCTTGATAGGGGATTTTTCTATGCCCTTCTATAATGCCCATGAAGAGTATAGATTTTAACAACGGAAACAAAATATAAGGTTATGCCTAAACCAAAAGGCAAGAAGGAGAATTATCATGACAGAAATTAAAACAAATGAAACAATTAATGTTTTCCCATGTACATACATACTTATCAGTCGAGCAATTCGTCCTCTCGATCATGAAACTATAACAAAAATATGTCAACAGGATGAAGACTTCCAAAAACGTGTTTTAGATCTCCTTATCAACATATGTGGGTCTAGTGTATATACAGACATTGAATTTCAAGACTGGTCAGAATATGAACCTGATAAATCCTCTAATGGTGGTTGTTATAGATTCAGTAAACATTACTACTACAATAAAGATTCAGATTTATGGGAACTACAATACGAAACATCCGCAGATATGGAGTATTGTCCTATATGCGGACACTTTGGTAATCATGAAGAATATGATGACGATACATTTATCGGTTATTCTTGTGGTAGTGCAAAAATAATCTCATCTACAAAAATGATTCAAACCGTAATTAGTTTTATGCTTAATTACAAAGATGATACTGATCATATTATGTTGGTTAGATAAAACAAGGAGGAATTAATCATGAAAAATAATACAACTAAAGCATTCGATAATTTCGTATCCCGTAACTTCTTTGGTTATAGTTCCTACACATTATACCAGGAACTCTGCCATTCATATCCGGCAGAAGTAGCATCCCAATGGGTGTATGTCAATATATGGCATACATTCATTGATAATGACACACCAGAAGATATTGATATAGCTCGTCATGTGGCTTGCATTATCATTGGTGATCCGAACTTCGAAATTCGTGCACTTGCTGCTCGTGATTATATCGAGTATTGCATGGCTACTCATGAATATGAGCGCCTTGCAGTTCTTACAGATGATGCACTCGACCTGTATATCAAAGGCGTAATTAATCTGCATGAGTTCAAGCTCATCATTGCAGCTAATAAAAACTAATTAAATTATCTATCAGTCTATACGATTTTCCTTGACTGGCGGATTTGAAAAAAGGGAAACTTTTTAGAATCGGTTTTTCTGGACGGGATACCCCCATGTACAGGGAAATAAAAAGGAGAATAAACTATGAAGAAAAAATTATTCACAGCAATTATCACACTTGCAACAATCACACTTACATCTTGCCAATCAGTTCCGGCAAGTGAAACAGAAAAAATCTTTACTGATGGATCCGAAATCACATCAATTGAAACTACGGAAACCGGTGCACTCTATACATTTACAGACGGAACCGGATACTATCATGAAGAAAATGAAATTCCGGAACTTTCAAATGTAAATGGTCTGTATCCACTTACCGGAATTGTTACAGAAATCGAATACGATGTAGAACCGGAAGTTGATCTTGTAACAATTACCTGTTCCAACGGAAATATGTTCTCATGGTATGCAGATGCCGGAGATTATGAAATCAATGACCTTGCGTCCTGTATCATGGATTCCAAGGGAACTAAATATGTAACTGATGACGAAGTGTTGCTGGCCCATTATGCAGGTGGATTAAAACACTTCGAACAGTATGCAAATTAAATTGAACACATAAAGGAGAAAATAAATGACAAGAACAGAATATAATCAGCGTGTGATTACACGCAAAAAACGATCAACCCTTATTAAAGGCAGCTTAGGAATAGCTGCTTTTTTAATGTTCGCAAGTATTGTCGGACATATTGATTCTGACGTATATGCAGGGATCCATTCTGTCAAGGGAATTGTTTCCGTATCCGGGAACTATATCCTTGATGAAAACGGTCACACATATGATGTATCCGGATTCCAGAGCGGATCCGAAGTAACAGTGAAATTAGATAAACAGGGAAATATTCTGTCTGTTGTAAGTAAATAAGAATAAGGAGAACAGCCATGAAGAAAATCGAAAGAGAAGCAGAATACATTGCGTCAAGAGAACCAGATAAAGAAGCCCGTTATTATTTCGGACAGATTAAAGATATCCTGAACCTCATCAAGGCAAAACAGTTGCCGGACGGAAGATTCTCTGATGATGAGGTGTGCTTATTCGAAGAAATCTGCCATGCATTTAGTATAAGAATGGAAGAGCAGACTGTTGAAATCAAACAGAAAGCTGTCAATTCAGACCAGGAAGGGACAGCAACTGTGTCTATATCATGGTTCGACGGAGAGCCTTCTGCAGTAAAGTCATTCGTAGAATCATTAAATGATGACTGGACATATGTTCCAGTGTGTCTTGTAGATACACTTGTAGCTAGAAATTTTGTCACATATGCAAGAAAGGTGAGGTGAGTTATATGATATATTCAATGGAAACTTATCTCGATGATGATAGACTTCCGGTTATTGAGAAGGCAAAGATATGTGAAGAGAAAGTAACACTCAATAATCCAGAACTAATATTTAATTTCTTAAATAAATATCTTCGGCTAGGGAAACGGACTGAGGAATATGTGTACCTAATATGTTTTGACACAAAATCACACCCATTAGGCTTATTTGAAATTAGCCATGGGACTGTGAATTCGGCAGTATTATCCCCAAGGGAAATATATATGAAAGCTCTATTATGTGGTGCTGCCAATATAGTTATGGTCCATAACCATCCTAGTGGTGATGTTTCCCCGTCTCAAGTAGACATGAACGCTATGGAAAGAATTAAATCCGTAGGAGAATTGTTATCACTTCCCTTAATGGATTTTATTATATGCGGAGATATCAGCTACTTTTCCGCTAAAAAGCAATCAATTCTTTAGAAATGAGGTGAATCATATGGAACACAGATACAAACTCCGGATCTATTACAAATCCGGTGCGCAGAAAGGGAACTTAAAAAGGGAAGAGTTCTTTGATTCCCTTGATGCCATGAACAAAAGATACAGAGAATTGTTTAAACCAAAAGAATATGCTTTAAATCCCACAGCATGGGAAAGAATAAATGGAGAATGGCTGAGAATGTTTATTACATCAGCCGCATAAGAAGGGAGAATAATCATGATACCAAAACAAAAGAAATTAGTAGCGCTTAATGCCGATATCAGAGGTATGGTACAGGCAATCAAAGACTTCAAAACAAGAAGAAAATCTGCTATTGAAGCAAATGACTATGAGACAGCAGAGCAGATGTGGCATGACGAAAAAGTAATGACGCAGAATCTAGCTGAAGCAAACTACCAGAAGATTAGACTGTACTATTCCAAGGCAGATGCTATCTATGAAGACAAGATTATTGCAATCTGCAGCCTGCCAGGGTTGATAGGCATGAAGGAAGCGAAATTAATTGAATGCTGTGCCAATATCAACGGTCGCAAGCTCTATGCAATTTAGAAAGAGAGGTGAACAACATGAAAGGCAACGGAAGCATAGGGAATATCGTAACCATGGGAGAATTTCCATTATATGGATGTACAAACATCCAAAAGAAGCATTACGAAGAAGCTCAAAGTCGATTCTTTTGGGATGAAGAAATCCGTAACTTAATGGAAGACTTCAAAATCCCTAAAGATGTGATTAACAAAGTCATTCGAACAACAGAAACCGAATGTGAAAACCAGACATCAAGGCAAAAGTACGATCATGCCTGGAGAAAGTTCTGGACATTGATCGGTTAAAAACTAAATAAAAATTAAATAAAAGAAAGAGGTAGATTAAAATGATGAACTACAAAGCAATCGAAAAATTACTTACAGGAGAAACAGAGAAAGAAAGCAAAGTAATCAGACCGGAACTTTTCAAAGACCAGACAGCATACAACACGGTGATGAGTAACTGTCAGCGAATTGGCGGAAAAAGATTTTGCTGTATCCCGCTTGAATTGTTAGAAATCGACGAAGATTATCAGAGAGTATACTGTATCAACATAGAAAAAGTATATTCTTTGGTACGTAAATGGAATTTTAATAAATGTGAGCCGGTATTGGTATCACCACATCCAGAAACTGCAACATTTGCAGTGATCGATGGATCACACCGTATGCTTGCTGCCGGAATCAGGAAAGAAAAATATCTTCTTGCGGTACTTACTGAAGGATTATCAGAAGATCCTGCTGAAAGGAAAATTGAAGAGGCAGAATTATTCTCAGAACAGGGAGAAGATGTTGATCATCTGAGTCCTTCCCATAAACACAGAGCTTATGTAACTAGAGGGATTAAGAAATACTGTGTATTGGATAACTGTATTAAGGAAAGGAGACTATTATTAAATATCCATGAATTAAAGAATCTTTCAAAGGAAAAGCAGGATTCCTTAAAAGCAGCTGATTATAGAGTATTAAGTGGATATTCAGCAGCATTGCAGGCTGCATCACTTGTTAATGGAGAAGAAATTCTTAATAATGTATTTAATATCATTGAAGATGCAGGTTGGCATACAGCTACTAATGGATATGGAGCCAATGTTATCTGGCCGGTTAAAAGTGTTTTAAACCTGCATGACAATGATCCACAGGTTGTCAAGGCAATTGTATCTTTATTCCGTCCAATTGAACCAGATACGTTTTTTGCCAAAGCACATGCAAAATATCCTGGTCGCAAAGAAAAAGAACGTCTCACTATGTATCTGGAAGAAGAGGTCGCCAAGAGATTAGGAATCCAGCCTATGTATACCGGCGGTGACTTAAGAAAAGTTACTTCTGCAATTAATAGTCAGCGTCACTATAAAGCAACTGGAACAGAAAACAAATAAAACAAATTAAATTATACAGAATATAGCACTTGCATTTTAGTACCGTAAGTGCTATACTCTGCTCAAAGACAAACGAATGTTCGATATCATAATTCAGCTTCGGCATATGCGGCGTGAAATTTAGAGCCGCTCTCCTTCTAAATCGTAGCTGAATTATGCTATTGAGCATAAGAATAGGAGAGAAAGCAAATGAATAAAGCAGAAGCAAAAGCAGTAGTAACAATTCCAATGAAGGGAAGATACTTTCTTCATAAAAACGGAAGTATTATTCCGGTCACAGACCTGATCAATGCGATCTATCTCATGACAGGTGATGAGAAAATTAATGAATGGGATCCGGATCTTGAATTCTATATCCGTACATTCTTTGGAAACATTGTAAGGGAAATGTCTCCTACAGAAATTACTGTACAGAATTTCTTGAAACATCACGAAAAAGTGAAAGCAATCAGATTGTATTATCACATGCACAACACAGAGTCGCAGAAATGTACATTGGTAGAAGCCAGAGATTATGTGGAACAGCTGAGAACAAAGATGAAAGAGAGAGGTGAACTGTAATGACAAAGATTAAAGAAGCAGTAGATAATCATAAAAATTACGCAAAATTTCATATGAAAACAATCGTTGCCCACAATGGAGTGCTGGTTGACATTGTAGTTTCTGCCTCATACGAAGAAACAGAATTCGATAAAATCATGGCAGACTGTAGGCGCCAGGAAGAAGAACGTAAACGTGAACGACGTAGAGAAAGAATTAAATTAATCAATCTATTCACAGGAAGAAGAGAAAAGAGGGAGATCGCATGAATATAATAATAAGTAAAAAAATGCCAGAGTTAGCAGCTACAGATATTGTAAAGTTAAGAAATGGAAAAATTGGGATTGTGTTAGGAAATAAGAATTCTAATAACCATCTTGCCATTTATACTAACAATACTACATGTGTATCTTGTGAAGAATATTTAAGTAATTATGAGTCAAACAGACATAATAATGATCGCAACATTGACATTATCAAAGTATGGAAATCAAATTTTGAAAGGCAATGTGCTTTAATTGATGAATTCTATACAAAAAACAATGCTCCAACATACATGGATCCTGATTGGGAAGAACCAACTACAATGACTGTAAAAGAAATTGAAAAAATTATCGGTCATCCGTTCACGGTCATTGAGGAAGAGGTGGGTGAAGATGAATGAAACACTGTCATTCGCAGGATGGAGACCAGGCAATCCGGATCAAATCATCCCGTGGAAAGAGAAATTCGATGAAGAATATAGCGACGGAGGCCAGTTAACATTACTGTCAAAAGAAATCTATCAGGCAGAAGCAGATGAAGATATGCCGGCTTTCGAATATCGCTATATTATTAAAGCAATGGATCTGCAGGCGTTTGGATCAGATCAGAAAACAATTTGTTTCCGCTTATATATGTGTCCATTACCACAGTATTGGAAGCCAGAAGTATTAAAGGATCTTTCGGAAGATAACAGCGCAGATTGGTTCTTCGAAGACGCGGTAAATTCAGATGTCCTTCCATATATAGGAGAAGAGTATTTGAATTATACAGATGATGATGTCCTACCAGATGAAAATGGTAATAAATGGTACGATTACTTTTATCACATCACTGATTGGGCCAAAGCAAATGCATTATTCAACATTATTGCAACAGTTCTGTATCCGATGGACAGTACACGCGGTCACGGTCTTGACCAGGCATGGAACCAACTGGGAAACACCGGTTGGGATTTGCTTGAACACATTCTGAATGGAAAAGATTATATTAAGGCAGCATTATCAAGATTAAATAACTGCAATAATTAACTTTACAATACGAGAGAAGAATGCTATATTAATCATAACAAGTTAAATTAACTATATATAAGGAGAAAAATACAATGAAGACAAAGGCAGTCCGCAGCCAGAGAATCGCATGGCTGTTGAGGAAAGAGGGATTTAAAATTCTTGGCATCACGCCAAATAGAAGACGTCCAAATCTGGATGTTTATATATTTGAAGCAACACCAGAGTTATGTGCTTCACTGGATACTCATATCCAAAATAAAGACAACAGAAGAGATTAACGAAAGCAAATCGGAGGAAAAATCATGAGTGAAAAAGAATTTGACCGAGGGAAATGCTTTACCTTCTTTTCTTCATATAGAAAACAGGGAGAACGAATAAAAGAAATTCTTGGGCCGGAGAAAGCTCTGGAATATTATGAGGCGGTCATAGATTATGGACTGTATGCCAAACCAATAGACAAAGAACTTCTATTATATGTAGGAGACACCTTACTTGAGACAATCGACTCGTCCCAAGAAAAGCGGTCACGAGCATTCGGTGAGAACATGACCGTCACTTTATCCATCTTGGAATTGAAGCGTGATCATCCAGAATATTCTCAGAATCAGATTGCGCAAGAGCTGAAGACGAGCAAAGGCAAAGTCAATAAAGTGCTTACAAAATACAGAGATGGCGGGTATGCAGATTTTGTTGACTTTAACTTGCTCATAAATGAAATTGAATATGATCCTACGGGGCAGGTAATATGGCCATCTGGTTCCGGTACTGGTACTAATTATAATACTAATAATAATTATAATAATAATAATAATAGTACCGACCGGTACCGTGACCACCAGCGTGACCGCTTGGATGGTCTGGTATCCGGATCGCTCGTAGAGGTCGCTGGCGCTCCAGATGTCGTCGCTTCCGCTCCTAACTCCGCTGACGCTGCGCGCTTACGCTTGCCGGATGATCTGCCGGAAGATATTAAGAATATAAAATTCGAAGCGAGAATAGATGACAAATCTATGTTAGAGGTTATGGATCGTGATTATCGTGATTATTTAGATGATGGTTGGGAGACTCACGAGGATATTAGAGATAAGCTTATCGAGAAGTTTACTACCGGATTCTATTGTGGTGATAAGGATAAAGTAACTGCTTATGCAGAGTTCTTGATGGAACACTATAAAATTTAATTAAACAAACAGGAGGAAGATATGAAAGTATTTTTATTATGTAGTCTTAATGATGAAGATTACAGACGTCCATGCTTTGAATTCTTTAAGAGTCTTTCTGAAGCTCACCAATCTGTCATAGATTATATTGCGAATGATATTAAAGATGATAAATATGGTGCGGATAGAGAAATTAAATATGTTATGGATATAAGTTTTCCCAAAAATCGCAGAATGCGTATAGATTATTCTTATGGAAATGAACATTTCTTAGTATTTGAAGTCTTCGAAATTCAAGTATCTGATGGAGATTTTCTATGCATTTTTCATCATGCTTATGATGGCGTTGGTTTTTGCATTGAGAAAATTGGAACATTTGAAGAATGTAGAAACCAAATGTTAGATTCAGCAGCTCAGACGGCAAATGATTTTGATATAGATATAACAAATGATGATGTGTTTGAAGTAAATGAAGGTGATTCATGTGTAGATACCGGTGAAGAATGGCACATGTGTAATGTTGTTCAATTTAATTTAAATGATATTCAGGACGAGCAAGATAAACAGAAATATGATGAAAACGTATATCGTGACATGGAAGAAATATGTAGTCCTATATATCCCAACCCTGTTCATACAAAAACAGAAAAAATAACAGACGATTTCATCAAAGAAGTCGATAAAATGGAATCACATGAAGTATTTAAAGAGTTATGTGAATACCATGGAGTAACACCTGGGCTGGTAGAATATTTATATGAATCAGTGTACGGACGACCAAAAGAGAAAACGAAAGGATGTTATATAGAATAAGAAAGGAGAATAATATGAGTGCAACAGTACCTATTTCTGTATGGAATAATGTAAAAGAATATTTCAAAGAACATCTGGATGACAGATATGATCTTCAGGATGTAATCCGTTATAAAGATCCAATGGACTCATACCTGTATATGGTAATTGCAAAACATAAGAATTATTCAGCAATTAAGGCATCTATAGGTGGTGGACCATGGATTGTATGGACTACTTGGAATGAATCTACACAATCACTGAATGGTGGACATTATGATATCAAAACATATGAAGATGCTTTGTCAATCTGTGAAGAAAGAAGAAAATAAGAGAGTGAGGGATAAGAAATGTCAGCATTAAATAATTATAATGAAGTAAAACAGAAACTTGATGAAGTGAGGATGATTACGGGAGACTTGGAATTTAATACTGCCGTCACATTCTTAATGCAGATCGGATGGAGTAATAAGAGAGATGTTATCTCCCTATGCAATAAATATAATACCGAGCCGGAAGAGAATGTAAAGAAAAAAGTTGCAAATGCAGCTTTAATGATTAGCAATATCGCACAGCCAATCGAAATCCTTACATATGTAAAGCTTGAGTGCCCACTTTGGACTGAGGGAATTGAATCGAAGCGTCTCAAGAAAATCGCAGAAGATGTAATCAACGCCGGATATAAATACTGCAAGGATCCGCGAGTTGACACTTTTGAAGACTGGAAAGAGCTTCTGGAACAACAGTATGGAATTACGCATGAAGAGTTACAAAAAATTCTGTATCTGAACGAGAGAGGAGAAATGTAAAATGGTAGATTACAAAGAGAAAATCAAGAAACTTTTATCATTAAGTAAAAGTCCGAATGAACATGAAGCACAGTCAGCTCTTGCAAAGGCACAGCAGCTTATGGCAGAACATAAAATCTCTATGGCAGAAGTCGAAGATAAAGAAAAAAGAAAGGCGCATGAACATTCAGCTGGAATTACTTATTCGACTAGAAGAGATCCTTGGATTTTAAGATTGTCTAAAGTTATTAGTAAGAATTACTGCTGTGAAAGTTTTTCTCGTAGAGAAAAAGGTAAACAAACGTATAAATTATATTTTTGTGGGTTAAATGAAGACGTTGAAATTTGTATGATTGCATTCAAATATGCAACTGATTGTATTCAATCAGAAATTAAAAAGAGAAAACAAAAAGGTAAGCTATTTAATTATACAAACGAACTGGTTACATCCATGTGTAATGGATATGCTTATGGTTTCATTAAAGGACTTGATGAAGCGTTTGAAGAACAAAAAAGAGCAGCTACACAGTCAGAGGCAAATTGGGGCTTAGTGTTATCTATTCCTCCAGAAGTAAAGCAAAGAATGTCTGAGCTTGGATTAAAGACAACTACGTTCCGATCTAAGCAAGCTGCAAAAGTATCAAAATCAGATTATGAAGCTGGTAAGAAGGACGGAAGAGATTTTGATATTACTAAAAGAGTGGCCGGTGAGTAAAGTAAATAAATAAAACAGAATAAAAATTTAATTAAACAAAGGAGATGTATATTATGATGGACAATACAATTGAAAGAAGAACAAATAACCTTACACATGTAGAAACGATGTTTGATGCAAGAAGAACTCCATGGGACGGACTTGGAAAGAAAATTGCTGGAGCAGTTACATCAAGAGATGCAATTAGATTAGCAGGTCTGGATTGGAATGTAGTTCCAACAGATATTATTTCTGAAGCTACAGGATTAAAGATTCCTGGTTATAAGGCAAATGTAAGAGATATTGATAATAAAACGTTAGGTATTGTTACCGAGCGTTACAAGATTGTGCAGAACGAAGAAGCATTTGCCTTTACAGATGAGCTTCTTGGCGAAGGAGTGACATATGAGACTGCAGGTGCTCTTCAGAGCGGAAAGAAAGTGTGGATGCTTGCAAGATTGGAAGGCAGAATGATTACTGATGAAAAGATTGATCCGTTCTTAGTGTTTACGAACAGTCATGATGGAAAAGGATCAGTCAGAGTAGCTATCACACCGGTACGTGTATGGTGCCAAAATACGCTTAATCTGGCACTTAAAGAAGCTGAAAGACAGTGGGTGTGCAAACATACTGGACGCATTGATGAGAAACTTGTAGAGGCGAAATACACGCTCATGAACACTGAACACTATCTTGAAGCTTTAGAAACAGAATTCGGAAAGATGAAGATGAAAAAGCTTGATGTTGATAAGGTACATAAGTTTGTTAAGATGTTACTTCCTATCAGCGAGAAAGATGGAGATCGTAAGGTGGCAAACATTCAAGAAATGCGAAACGAATTGATGATGAGATATCTTAATGCTCCGGATCTGCAGGTGCTTGAGCCATCTGCTTATAGATTTGTGAATGCTGTTTCTGACTTTTCTACGCATAGAAAACCATCAAGAGGAGGCGAATACTACCAAGAAAACATGTTTATGAAGGTAGTGGACGGGGATGAACTGATTGATAAAGCTTATGCAATTTGTGATGCTGAGGTGTAACATCTCAGCATTACGGAAGGGAGTAATGTAATGGAAGCAGTAAATAAAACTAATGGAAATATTTACAGTATTCAGCAAGATACAAATGGTAAATGGTTTGGTTATTGTGATCGGACAAAAGAATACACTCCGGCGTTTGTAAAATTGAAAGGATTGATAGGGTTGTTGGAATTGAAAGGATATGAGGTGGTTGAATGATGATTAATTTATAATGGATTTTTAGAAGCAATATAATGCAAATGAAACAAGAGTTTCAGCTTAGTAATGGAGGATAAAATGTATACATATATACTTTTATACAGATGTAAAGATGAAACAGAATACCATAATACTTGTGTATCAGAAAATATTTTTCAGATACAAAAGCATATTTTATTATGTGGATTCCAGGATGATTATGACAGGTTAAAATTAGAAATTTGGAAAGATGGAGATTTTATGATGGAAATTGAAGGAAATAACATTTCTAAATTTATTAAAAATAAATGAAATGATGATTTTAAGATCAAGAAAGGGATTTTTTATGTTGAAAAATTGTATGATTCTAACCCAAGAAAGGAGTAAAAAATATGGCAAAGATGACAAAAGAACTCTACGAAAAACTTAGTATGGCAGGAAAAGCACTTTGTGAATATTGCGAAAACGATGAATGCTCATGCTGCCAGGTGACGCGCCTGATGGATGATGCATACATTGAGGCAGTAGAGGGGGGGGGATTGTAGATGATGCCTAAAAAATACGAAGTTGCTTTTGTAGTGTATGCTGATATTCCGGAAAAGGACTCCAGTATTGGAGATTTGGAATGCAATGGAACACTGAGAAGTTACAACTGCTATTCTTTAAGGGATGCAAGAATGTATTTCACAATTTCTGCTGAAACCCCGGAAGAAGCATACAAAAAAGGGCTTGAAAAAATGCAGTTCGGTGATGCTGATTTTGGAGAAGCGGTGGTGGAAGACTGGTACTTGGAGAACGTTTCTTGCGGCGACAAATACTGGTACAAGGAAGACCTTGCACTCTGATTGCTTTACTTGCAGATTTCAAATTGGACTGCGATACAAGAAGTTTTTGATTAAAAGGAGGATTAGGTCATGAAAAAAATCATTAACGGAAGAAAATATGATACAGAAACGGCAAAAGAAATTGGTTATTGGAGCAATGGATATCCATGTTCTGACTTCAATCATTGCAATGAAACCTTATATCTTAAGAAAACAGGAGAATATTTCCTGTACGGAGAAGGTGGTGCTTTAACTCAATATTCAAGAAGTGTATGTGGTGGATGCACTGGTGGATCCCGAATTATTCCTTTGACTGAAGAAGGGGCAAAGAACTGGGCTATGGATCATCTGGAATGTGATGAATATGAAGCGTTGTTTGGAGAGGTAGAAGAATGAAATTTAATGGAAAATGTAAGATTCGATTACTTAGAGATTTTCCAGCAATCAATTTGAGAATGGGTGACAGCCTTACTGTTTATAAATATAAGTATAAAAAGTGTTCCGATGAAATTACATATGTTCATCCAAGAACATATCTTAGATTTACCCCAGAAGATGTGAAGGAACTGTCGGATGACGCAAAAGAATATGAATTCAAAGTGTTTATGGGACCAGACGGAATAGATGGTCCGTGTCTTGGGAAAATGTGTGTAACTGAAAATTCTTCTGACGAAGCTTATAATGTAATGCTTGATATTATCGGTTGTAGATTGGTAGAATCGTTTCCGGAACTTGATATTCCGTATTCTATTGAATTGGTCGAAGAAAGTGAGGATGCATAATTATGCAAAACGTGTATATTACCAGAAATGGAAAGCAGATTCAGCTCACAGTGGATGAAATTAAGGCAGCTTGGGCTGCCTGGGATGCAGAATTGAGAGAGGAGCAGTTGGATATTTACAAAGAAGAAGTAAAACGAACATTGTTGAAATTAAGTAAGGAAAATGACAAACCTGAATATGAAAAGGCTGCGGATAATGACGACATTGTAGATGAAATTGCTAGAGATATTAGAAGAGCCATTGAAAATGGATGTGATTATGATTGGTGTTTTGATACCAGTAAGTATGGAGGTTTTATGGATAGTTATGTGACTGCAATAGAAGTTTGGGGAGAGGTGAAATAATTATGGGATCAGTATATTCTATAAGAGCAAAATTAAAATTCAAGGATACGGAAAAAGCAATTAAAATATTACAAGCAAAAATCAGCAGAGGGAAAGAGGAACATACTGATTATGGGCTGGATACATATAGAAAATCAGAGAATTTAGATATTAATGATATTGATGATCTGATTGCCGTATTTATTGGTCCGGGGAGTATGTTTGATGTTTCTAATGATGATGATGGTTGGACCACTTACTCTAATGGATTTGATGCCACTTATGGATGGGAATCTGTCATGATAGAAATGTTTGAAGAACTTGCCCCGGTACTGGAGGATGGATCAGATCTTTTCATTGATTGTGATGATGGAGTGGATGTATTGGTTATTAAAGATGGAAAATGTATTCAAGAGAAATGAGGTGATGAGATGAAGGATATTTTGCTAGAGAAAGTGTTTGAAGCAGAAAGATGGGAAGCAGCAATTAATAAAGGGTTTTTCAAGGGAATTGACAAAGGAGAGCTGCGTCAGCTTTGTGGTCCAGAGACAAGAATAAGATTGGCAATGGCAATTCTGGAAGATAATTATGAAATCGCTCCGCCACACCAGGCATTAATTCCAAAGGACAATGGAGAGTTTCGAACAGTATATGTAAACGAAAATATTGATAGGATCTTTTTATCTATTGTAAATGATTTACTGTTTGAATGGTGTTCAGATATGATTCATCCAGCTTGTAAAAGTTATCAGAAGGGAATCGGCTGCGGAAAAGTCGTGCAGGAGATATCTCGTAAACTTCGACCAGATTTGCATCAGCATTCGAATGATATTTTAGGATTCAAAGCAGATTTAAGTAAGTACTTTGATTCTGTTCCGATTGAATTTATCGATGACGCATTTGATTGTGTGGAAAGAAGAACTGGAAAATCAAAGGTAATTACAATTTTACGAAAATATTATCATACAGACCTTTGTTTTGATCCAGATGGAAATTTAATTAAACATTACCAGAGCTTAAAACAGGGATGTGCAGTGGCTTCATTTCTGGCTGATGTAATGCTACGTCATGTTGATCTTAAGCTTTATGAAAAGTCACGCATTAACATAGCTAGTATGTATGTAAGATATTCGGACGATATTTTATACATTGGAACTCAATATGAAAATGCTATGAGTATTCTTGAAGAAGAATTAAATAAGATGTCGATGAAATTGAATCCAAAGAAAGTAGAATATCTTACAGGTGATAAATGGTTTAAGTTCCTGGGATTTATGATAAAGGGAAGTCAAATCACATTATCACCAAATCGTGTAAAGCAATTTCAGAAAGAAATTGGAAAACGAAGCATTGGCAACTTAAATTATCATGTTGGCGGTAAAATTGCTTTGAAATCTATTAACCGATATCTATACAAAGGAGACGGAACTTATTCTTGGGCAACGCAGGTACTTCCGATTATCAATGTGGAGAAGGATATTGATACATTGAATGAATTTGTTATGGATTGTATCCGAGCCTGCCAGACAGGTAAAAGAAATATTGGTGGATTAGGAACTGTAACCAATCGAAAAGATTGCACAATTCTTAGAGGAACCGGAAAAAATGTATCCGCCAATAGAAAGAACACAGAAAAAGAAATTGAAGGATACTATAGCATCCGGTGTATGCAGAAGGCTTTGAATATCTGCAGGCCAGTATATGATACGATTGTAAGGGAGATGTGAGTATGCATATTGTACCGAAAATTGAAGTAAGAGAAGCGGAGGATATTATAGATTTCGCTACGACAATGGATTCAGACATGAATCAGTATTTTGAAGAAAAGAGAACGTTGTTGGAAGATATACCAAGAGGTGAGAATCCCGGAACTGCATATTATTCGTTTTATCCAGCGGTAATAAATCCTAAGCTGTTTTATGCGTACATTTTGGCAATTCAGTATTTTCAAGATGGTACATGTAAATGGAAATTATGTTTAACATCTAGGGAAAATGAAGAGTGCCATATGACATTAGGAATTATGCGTGGTACTGAAGAAGAAGCGAAAGAACGACTTGCAACAATTCTTTCTTCTGGAAGTATTAAATGAGGTGATTATATGAGCAAACATTTATTTTTATATAGAGTTAAAGATTCTGATGATCGTGATTGTTGCGCATATATTGATGCAGCCGGTCCAAAATTTGAATGTAACCACTATTTCAGCTCAATTAGATTATGTGGAAGTTGTTATTCTGGTGGGAAGTTTCCTGAGTATGAAGAAATTGAAACAATTCTCACAAAAGATGAATATGAAGAAATTATTTCATTCAATATATTTATCAAAGCACTTGATTATGGAATCACGAAGGGTGATAACCGATATAAAGCAGGTATTAAACTTATTGATTCTATCAAGCATATCTATGACAAATTAAATTCTGATGAGGCGCTTGCCTTCTTTGAAAAAATTCAGAAAAGCGAAATGAAATATCTGAAAAAAGAGTACAATTTATCAGATCGTAATATTGAAGAGATATTTAATGAATACGCAGAAGACTTTAGAGATCGTAGTATTGTAAGTTATGTATATGATGATAGTGAAGAAGCTGGACGCGAAGAAGCTTGGCAGTTAGGATATGTCAAAGATGATGATCCAATTTCTTCTAAATATTTTGACTATGAGAAATTTGGAGAAGACTTAGTTGAGTATGATAAATACTTCATGGAATTATGTGATGGAAGAGTTGTAAGGTTGAGTTATTAAAATTTAATTAAACAAAATGGAGGTGATTTTATGCTGATTTTAACGACAAAATTAAAAAACGCAATTAATAAAAAGAAACCTGGCATGGAGTTTTCATTGCATCAAATTTCTGTAAATGGGAATAAGCGTGGTACCAGTGGATGGATTAGGAATCCAGAAAATAATTCAGTAGTATATGTTAATACAGAAGGAATTAAATGGAACGGTCAACCTATAAAATATATGTACAGGTATGCTGACGATATGAAAGATACTCATGGTTATCATAATAGATGGGCTAATTCATTAGAGGAATTAGTAAATGGAATTACAGAATTACTTTTGTTTCCGGTAAGCGAAGTAAAAGATCGTCGAATATAAAAGAGAGGATGTGGGATTATGCCAGAGAAAAAATTAATTGAAGTTACTGTAGAAAAACGACTTAGAGTATGCAAAGAGATTGAGGCTACAGAAGAAGAAATTGAATTTCTTAGACGAGGAGAAAATCCTTTTGAAAGTGAATTTAGTGACGAGGAGATGGAGCATGGCGATATTGAATGGGATTTTGCAGCTGCTGATGAGTACGGTAGAACAATTGTAGGTTGGGATTAATTAATCAAATAGATAAAAGCGAGGAAAGCGAATATGAATAGCGAATTAATAGTAAAAGATGTAGAATTTCATGGAGATATATTAAGAGCAGCGCAGGATTCGGACGGAAAAGTTTGGGTTGGTGTTCGATGGGTGTGCCAGGGGATGGGATTTGATAATGAGCGCATGAAGAATGAGCGAAAGAAAATTCAAAGAGATATTGTATTAAATGAAGGGGTAAAATTTTACCCCTTGGGATCTGGCAATTCTGACACGCAAGTTTTATGCCTTGATCTTGACTATATACCTTTATGGCTAGCAAAAATTGCTATTACACCAACAATGCAGAGAGAAAATCCTGTATTGGTGAAGAAACTGATTGATTATCAGTTAAAAGCGAAAGATGTTTTAGCAGCTGCATTCTTAGGAAACAAGAAAACAACAGAAGATATTATCCCGGTATATAAACCACAGGGAAATATGATTCAACTGCAATTTCCTGATATTCAGATGCCTACAATTCCGGATTATTCAAATCGACTCGACGAAATTAATAACAAGATCGATAAATTATATGCTGAAATTGGAAAGTTTGCAACAGCAATGATAAATACGAATGCTAATCCAGTTAAATTAAACAATACAACATCTGTTAAGAAAGAAGGTAGAAAGAAAGTTTCATCTTCAGCAGAGCAGGAATATTATGATTGGAAGAGAAGAACGAATGAATTTGTCGATAAGCTTTCAGAAAGTTCTAAATTTACTGATCGAAATAGTGTTTTAAAATATTTATATGATTATATAAATAAAACATATGGAATTGTATGGGACCAGGAGAAGAGAGAGTACAGAAGAAGACATTCCAATATTTCTAAAGTTTCTACATTTGATGTTATTTATGAAGATGAACAATTGCGTTCAATTTTCGATTGTACTCTTGCAGATTTATATGATAAGCATAAGAATTATTGTAAAGATCAGACAATGTTGATTATTCAACCATTAGCTGAAAGATATAATGATTCAAGTAATGGATATATGCATACATGTAGAAGAGTATATGCAAAAATGAACGAACTTGATCCTAATATTAATTGGAAGAGCCTTGAAAAAAGATATATTTCTAAATATGGAAAAACAGCAGTTAGAAAAATTAAAATTATTGAAAAGAATCCGGAGTTACTTAAGAAATTTCAGAAAGCTGTAAATATTATATTAGCGGAGGGAAAATAATTTGAAAATATATAAAAACATTTATAGTGAAACATATTGGTCAGAAAACGACATGATTGAATTATGGAATAATGAAAAAATAAATGGAATTCAAAGAACTTATGAAGATTTCTTACAATCCAAATTAGAAATGAATTTCGAAATAATATGTTCTTCAAATACTGTTACTATAGCAGAATTAAAAATGATTATAGAACGGGAAAATCTTCCTGATACTACTGAAATTATGATTAATTCAGTTTATGATAAAGAGAATAAGAACTTAATTCCTACTAAATGTTATGGATTTTACCACAAGAAAGATAATAAAATATATTTAACGCCAGATTTAATTAGCATTTAATATATTACGAGATGGAGGATAAAAAACATGAAGGTGGAAGAAAATAACATTCAAACATTTTGCGGAAAAGATCTCTTTAAATGGGAAAGCTGGGATGAGGTAGATACAGGAACCTTACAGTTCTACGGAGTAGAATTCTGCATTGATTATTTAAAGAAATATAATGGAATGTGTGTGGTTTTAAGTATGGAAGGACAGCTTGATATATTTTCAGAAGATGAATCTGGGAATTCGGTGCAGGAATGGTCCGGATTTATAACAAAGATTCCAGGATTCTTAGCGGGGGAAGAAGTTTATAGAGTAGTCCATGAATATGACGATGAATTTGGATTTCATGAGACAGAAACAATAGCTGTTTGTGCAACAGAAGAGAAGGCTGATGAAATTGTCGAAGAGAATAAAGAGGCTGGTCTTGATGAGAACGAAAGTTATTGGAGTTTGGTTGAGGAATTGGAGGGATAAAGAATGTACTTAATAACATTTTTGCCATGCGGAACAAAATTTCTTGTTAATCAATCATCAGAAGAAGAAGCTTTGAAATCTGCTGTGAAGGCTAATGAAACCGTTGGTGAAATAGAAGATGTTGATTTAACATTAAAATCATTATACATAATTGAACCTGCAGATTTCTCAACATTAATTCAGCTTTTTCAAAAAGAACCATATTGGGGAAACACAGATGATACAATTATTTTCGATGATTAGGGAGGGATAAAGGTATGCCGGATAATATTTGGTTGTATGGGTTTGATGGATTCAACGGTCTGAAGACAGTTGGTTTTGTTATAGCTAATACGGATACAGAAGCCGAACATAAGGTTTGGCGAATGTATAATGATTTCGGAACAGATGAATATGATTTGTATGATCTGGTTGTATGGCAACCGAAAAATGATGAAAATTATAGGGAAGATTATCCTGATGTAATGGAAATAGTTTATTAGGAAAGGGATTAATAATATGAAAATTATAGATAAAAGAACTGAGAAAAAAGAATATACATTTAAAGATTTAGTGTGCGGAAATGTGTTCGAATATTCAGGAGATATTTATTTAAAGTTAGATACTTCTGGTGAGGATAATAATGCATACAATCTTAATACATGCAAATTTGCAACATTATCAGACGATGCTGTGATGCCAATTGAAACAGAACTCGTAATACGAGATACAAAAAACATGACTGGCCAGAATGACAAAACAGAACTTATTGGAGGTATTATTGATATCTTTGAAGATTTTTTAGATAAAAAGGGTGTGACTTTGGAGCCTCCTAAAAAAAGCTATGAAATGGAATTAGATGGTAGCATGAATGCTAATATTTATGGCACTGATTATGATTCTATTTCAGATTCATTAGAGTCACTTCTACGAAGTTGGAAAGTAATTGAATAAGTAATTTAATTAAACGAGAGCACACTCGGAATATACTAGGTTAATACGATTTAATTGCGCTGCAATTAGTCCTGGTTACGGATCTGAAATCCGGTCTACCGAACCGGCTTTAAGATCCTCCACCAGGAGAATCGCAGCTCAATATGACTCTGTTAAAGAAATGTGCCAGATTAATTGAGTATATTCAGTCCGGAGTATAACGGAATGCAAATAAGATATTTAAGATTTAATTATGCAGGCTAAGATAGATGTCTTCTTCAGGAACCTCTGGGTATCCCCAGCACTTCCTGAAGATTACATCTCCAGTAACCTGCATTATATGAAACAATTATAGAAATATACCGTAAGTATTGAGTTTGTATAATAAATTAATTTAGGAGCATACCAAGTATAAGCAAGATATATTCTATTTAATGAAGCGGTACATGACGATGACCCAATTCTGTCAGATATCTCTGAAGAAATGCGTCATCGCATTCCGCCTAATATTGATCCATTAAAGAAATATGCCACATATGTAGAGCTTATACAAAAAATCACAAGACAGTGAAATATTAACAAAGCATTTTAATTTTAATCATGGAGGCAAATATTGGAGGAGGCTGCCGGATTTATCAGTCCGGCTGCCACCTCCCTTGCCTCCATAATATGAAACAATTATAGAAATGTCTTAAAAATGTTGAGTTAATATAAAAAAATCGTAAGGTAACGAGTATCAATAAGACATTTAATTTAATTTCAGAAACAACTACCTGAGGCAATAAATTGCCTCACGACTTGCTCTGGAGATATGAAATGATTATAGTGATACCTCAGAAATGTTGAATTGATATAAAACCACAAGACAGTGAATATTAACAAGGTATTTAATATTTAATAAGAAGGTGATGAATTGGGAGGAAATCCAGCCTCTAACGTCGCTGGATATCCTCCGGATAACCTTCATATATGAAACCATTAAAGGAATGTCTCAGAAATACGGAGTTAATATAAAATAAAATGAAAGGAAGTAGATAGAATGAGTATTTACGGAGATTTCTTATCTGATCTTAAAATCAGTGAAACCAAAAGATGGAAAGCGGATTTAAAGAATAAAACATTAATTTGTGAAGGTAAAAAATATATAGAATCTTCTATGTATGATATTCGTCACGATTTAATTGTTATTGACGGAATTAACTTTGACACATCAAGAAAGGAGTGCAATGAAATATGTTTTGAGATTATTGAAAATCTGTATCACAAATATAAATATTCAATTCCAAGTGAAAGGAGTGAGAAGTACAGACAAAGAGAATATTTTCGTGCATTAAAGCCAGACGAAATGACAGATGAACAGTTAGTTACTGGCGAAGATCGAAATTATGCAAGGGCTGCGCTTGAAGCATTCATTCTTTGTGCTTCTTTGGCAGGATATTTGACTTGGGATGAAGAGCAGATGGGCAGCCATTGGTTTTATCAGGGGAAAGATAAAGATTTAATTATACTAAAGAAGTGGATTGAATGTTAGAGGAGCAAAAAATATGCTTGAATTAAAAGGAAAATACAATACTGCAAAGATTTTCACTGACAATGTAGACAATGAGACCATCAGCCAGGTAATAGAACTGCTGAACCAGGATTACATCAAGGATGCGAAAATCAGAATCATGCCTGACTGCCATGCGGGCGCCGGATGCGTCATCGGTACAACAATGACAATTTTTGATAAGGTATGCCCGAATCTGGTTGGGGTAGATATCGGCTGCGGTATGCTGGCTGTCAGGATTGCAGAAAAGGATGTTGACCTTCCAAAACTGGATGATGTAATTAATACATATGTTCCGGCAGGGTTCAATGTAAACGATGAACCGCTTGGCAATTTCAGCCATTTGAATAACTTGGTCGCTCCGGCTGATATATCGCTGGCTTATTGCAGCATTGGAAGCCTTGGAGGCGGCAATCATTTTATCGAACTTGATAAGGATGATGACGGAAACTTGTGGCTTGTAATCCATACTGGTTCCAGGCATCTCGGACTGGAAGTTGCGAAGCACTACCAAGAACTCGCATACAAACAACTGAAAGATTCAGATGTTGGTGGCAAAATCAAGGCTGTAATTGCAGACTTGAAAGTAAAAGGAAGGGAAAAAGAAATTGAAAAAACAATCCAGGCGTTAAAGATGCAGGAACCGCATATCCCGAAATCTTTGTGCTATGTTTCCGGGCAGGCGTTCAAAGACTATATCCACGATATGGAAATTGTCCAGAAGCATGCAGAGCTAAACAGGAAATATATTGCCGATACAGTCATTGAAAAAATGGGCTGGCATATTTGCGAAGAGTTTCAGACAATACACAATTACATTGACACAAAAAACCTGATTCTCCGCAAGGGTTCTGTGTCTGCACGGAATGGCGAAAAGTTGATAATTCCGATAAATATGCGTGACGGGTCTTTGATTTGTGTTGGAAAAGGCAATCCTGATTGGAATTATTCTGCACCGCATGGTGCCGGAAGGATTTTGTCAAGAAGCGAGGCGAAAGATGCTGTTGGAATTGATGAATTTCGTGAATCTATGAAGGGGATATATTCTTCTTCTGTAATGGAGTCTACAATTGACGAGTCGCCGATGGTGTATAAGCCGATGGAGGAAATTATGGAAAATATCAAAGATACTGTTGATATCGTGAAAGTAATTAAACCAGTATACAATTTTAAAGCACATTAAGCAAGAAGAACAGTGAAAAGAAATCGCGAAAGAGATGTTTGGGTTGGAATTATAATAATGAGGTAATCAGATTAACAATAAAACAGTTAATTAAACAATGGAGGAATTATTGGAACAGGATTTTTAATGTGAGAAAGGATAAATATTAGAAATGATTAGAATTTATATAAGTACACCTGATATTGAAACACTTCATGATATTGAAGACCAGCTTGAAGACGCTGGCATTGATTATGAATATGACAGTGGAGATCGTCTTATTGTTGATAATGAAGACGTAGATACAGCTATCGAAATAATTGAAGATTGCGGTGGAGATCCAGAAATTATTTAAATTATAAGGAGGATGTAGATTATGAATTGGAATTATGGTAATACTCCAGAATTATATAAGGAAGTAGAAATTCTTTTAAAAAATGGAACTATCAAAAAAGACATGATGATCAAAGGTAAATATGGCAATTATATATGGCGTAATTATACAGATAGCGCTGTACTTGGTTGGAGAGGAATCACAGAAAATAAAACAAATACAAAGGAGAATAAAACTATGAAAAAATCAAGAGAGAACAGAATGGAAGCATTAAAGGCAGCAAACATTGAAACAGGAAAATACTTCAGCGTAACATTACCGGAAGGTTTAAAACCTGGCAGTACAATTAATGTAACAATCAGTGAAGATGGAAGTCCTGTCATTGTAAATCCGGAGAAGAAAAGAATCAATTCAGAAGAGGAGTCTTTCTTATCTCAGATTTATGAAGATGGATATGTAAGAAATACTCGTCTTCATAGAAGATGGGTTATGGCACAGATGTTCAGAATGCTGAATTACAAGAGTTATTATACAGGTAAATCTGGATATGACGCATATTTAAATGATCACTATGGATATCAGTATCAGTTTGAAATGATGTTAGAAGAAATCCGAGTATTAGCCGAATTACAGGACAGAGATATAAAAGCTTTTAATGAAAGATCAAGGTTCTTTATTCCGGATGTTGTTTCTGCTACCTGCAATGATTATATAAATAAACTTGAGATTTATGTTAATAAACTTCCGGTGCATAAATGTAAAGGTGTTCCTTATAAGAAGGTTTTTGGTAGAAATATATTTGTTGAAGATCTTAACAAATATGTATATTATCCACAGAAAAGCAACTTTGCAGATGTAAAACGAGTAGTTATTAACATCAGAAATCACTCAATGACATTTTCATATAAAGATTTATATAGAGTATTAAGAAAGTTCTGTGCCAATATGTATAGACTGCCTAATGAAACTCCTAAATGTAAAGAATGGAAAGACGCATTCAAGGGAGAAGGTTCTTATTATACACTTATGAATTTAATTAAGTTTCATGGATGCAGAGTTCCTGGTGTTAAAGGCAATATGATGTCTTTGAAGGATTCTCTTGCAGATGTAGAAAGTGCAGTAGATTGCTATAGGGGTGTATACTACAGATTATTTGCTTACATGAAATGCATTATTGAATCAAATAATTTTGATTTCAATAAGAGGATGAAAGAGCTGTATCCTAAAAAATCTGTATAAATCGAAAATATGTTCGATTAAATATTGACCTCAGCCTCTCAGTATGGTATAACAATAATATCAAAAAAACAGAACGAACGTTCGTATATAACTGGGAGGCTGGGATAACATGAAGAAGATAAGCGTAATTATTATACATAGCAATAAAAGGGCAGAGGTGATTGAGTGTTTAAATATTAGTGATGCAATAGAATATATGAAACAGCGATACGTAGATGAAATTCGAAAAGCACCGTTTTATGATTATGAGCATTCATTTATATCCAGAAGTTTTAAGTATGCTCAAGTATCTGCTGGTGTATTCGGAATAAAAATGTGGATCTGCTGTAATAGCAGATATTATAAGCGAAAGGCAGGTAAGTGGAATGGAAAACGTAAAAGATACAAAAGAAGCAAAAACAAGAGTAGTTTTGATTAATCAAATAATTGATAGAGCAGCGGAGCTGGGAATTATGTATAGTTCCCGGCTCAGTCATTCTATGGATATTAATTATGCAGTGCAGGTATTTGATATTGATTTAAAGGCTTGGTTAGATTCTACTAATAATGATTTTATTCATGATTATGTTGGAATCTATAAAAATATTGATCGTGATGCAATTTCTTCAAAACATTTTGCCAGTAAAAATGATTTTGGAACATTTGTTCCACGATTTGCAAGAAACGAAAATAATTTAATCAAAGATTGTTATGAATCATATAAAAATTTATTGAAATTAGAAAAGAAAATTCATGAGTCGGCAATTTTATTTCAGACAGTGGCTCTTATTCTTGCAGAAATGCGGTGTCAATATAAAGACGGAATTAAGGTAAAACGCCAGGGAGATGATGCTGATGATGAAATTTTATGTCCGGAATGTGGTTATTCATTAGCTAGAAATGATGAGAAAGAAGAGTTACGGCCTAAACATTGTCCGGAATGTGGAACAAAGTTGATTTATTGACGGAGAATATGGGAGTAGAAAATTATGACAAATAAACAGTATGAAAATGGAGAGCATTTGAATATACATAATGCTACAAAAGAACAGTTAAAGCTTATGGTGAAGGACAGAGATGAGACGATAAAGAGGTTACAAAAAGAATTGAATGAAAAACAGGCAGCGTTAAATGAAGCGATAGAAATGCTAAAGAATTGTATTTGAAACAAAAGTTTCAGGTTGAAAATGGAGGAAATATAATGAAGCGTGATTTAGTAGATGAATTATATAAAACGGCGTATAAACGATATAGAGAAAAATATCCAAACAAAGATTTTGCATCTATTCCAAATTTTTTAGATTCACTTTGGTTTAGTATTGAAGGTGAACTTAATAGAAATGGATATAATGCTGCAAAGAAATATGTCGAAGAAGCAGAGTTAATTATATTAAAGTAAATGAAACGATGATTTACTGACAGAAAGTGAGGAAAAATATTATGAAGACGAATACATTAATGCCTGTTATTAAAGCAATATTAAATGATGAAGAATTTTTATGTGGTGGAATTTTTACTAAAGAAAAACAATATGCGAAAAAATATGATTTGACAATGGAAGAAATAGGAAATATTCAGACCTGTTTATATTATGCATTACATATCAAAGATGAATGTTATAACGAGAGAATTAATCATCTGTGTGATTGAGAGGTGGAAATTAAATGAAAATATATGTATTAGAAGAATACAACACAGGGCGCGTTGCTTGCATATCAGAAGATATTAACATGATAAGAAAGAAAATGTGTGACAAAACTTATTTTGATCCACAATATAATGATTACCCAATTTTAACAATCTGGGAAAATGGAGATAGCATTGAGAAAATAGAAGGCGGTAATGTATTGAAGAAAATTGCAGAAGAAATTAACAAATTATAATATAAAAGAAGAATTGGAGGAAATTATGAGAAGTATTTCAAGTGCGATAATCAGTTTTGTAATTTTTTATATAGGGCTTTGTTTACCAAAAGATGAAAGAAAACAGCGTATGACTAGAGGATGTCTATTCTGCTTATCATTTATAATGCTGATAATAGCATTCACATTGATGATTTTAGGACTTTGATGAAATGATGATTTCAGATTGAGAAAGGTGAAATATATGGAATTTTATCCAACAAATGAATATAGAGAAGTTACTTTACAAGTAGGTCTTAATTCTGTCCAATTAGGAAATACAGATAAATTATTTTCTGATGGATTAGAAGAAGATGAATATATTTATTTTGATGATAGTAAAGGATTTTGTTACGAAGATGGATGTGTTATTGGTGGAACTTATGATCAGACATTAAAAGTATTATATTCACAATGGGGATTTGATCATAAGTTTTATGTAAAAAGAACAGAGGCGAAAAAAATTAAATTGGAACTCACACAAGAAGAAATAAGTATTTTATCAAATGGATTGATTTGCTTAATTGATAATGCTTACAAAGCAGAAAAATTAACATGTGAAACATCTATAATTAAAGCATTGGATGAATCAGTGAAAATATATCAGAAACTTAATCAGAAAATTTGTAATTCAGTATCAAAAATGGAGTGATAATATGACACATTGTTGGTTATGCGGAGCAAGTGAAATTAAGTCACCTAATTCAAAATATACTTATTATGGCAAGATATTAGGGAAAAGAGTACAGAAAACAATTCGAGTTTGTAATTGCTGCAGTGCTATGAGGGCTGATGAAGATATAAGAGAAGAAGTTGCGGAAATATTCGGATGGGATTATAACGAGGAGGATGATTAGATGTGGAAAACTGGATGTTTTGGAGTATATATAATGGAATTGAAAGACTGAATTTATTAAAATGGAGGTATGATATATGGGACACGTTAATATTTTTAAAACAAAATCAAAAGAAGAATTAGTAAAATTGTATGGTGAATTTCTTAAAGTAGAAGAAACTGGATTTTTTGATCCTGAGACAGATTTGGGTGGAATCAGAGAAATTTACAGCTGTGATTTTGGAGCAAATACGACATGGATGTTGCAAATAGAATTAACTCATGCAATTTCTGATTTGTGGTACGAAGAAAATAAATAAATTTCGACTTTCATTTTGTGAGAAAGATGGTGTTACAAATGGCAAAAGTAAAAGACACAGGGTATAGAATGATTATAGAAAATCATGGTGGAAGATGGATGTTTGTTAATGATGATATTTATAGTTTTATGGAATGTTCAGGTTGTAAAGAGCAGGTTTTAATTAAAGATGTTGAAAAGTATTGTCCTAATTGCGGAGCAAAATTAGAAGGTGTGGGAGATTAATATGGAAAAATTAAAGCAAGGTGTGTGAATTTGGAATAACTGTCAATGATTTGTTGTGAGGAGAAATTTTATGTATGATCGTAACGAAATCAAAGAAATAATTGACGAAATTGTGTTTCTGAAAAAATATGTTATGATGAATATGAATGGGAAATTATAAATTTTTGATTGGATGTGAAAAGATGATTAGAGTAACAGGAGAAAAACAGAAATCTGAAATTGCTTATGCAATTCAAAAATATAATAAATCTACTATTTATTCTTATGGTGACTTCTGCCCAATTTATCTGGATACTTATATGACGTATGATATAGAGTGCGATCCTATAAGTTTCTGTAAGTTTGTGATGGAAAATTTAAAAGAAAAAGTAAGAGACAACGAAGGATTACCTATTCCAATGATTGTGATTTATACAAATTTAGATGATTTGGTTAAGATTACCGTCATTGAAAATTATATAAAAGAAATGGAAAATGAAAAATTAGTCGGAAATGTAGTATTTATGACACGATAAATCAGACATTTCATGGTATATATTGGAGATAAAAAAATGAATAAGGCGATATGTATTAGAGATTATAATGGATCAGGATATAAGAGAAATAATGAAAATTCTAATATAAAAGTCAATATTAAAAAAGGAGATATAATTGAGTGGGATAATCATGGATATCTTTGGTTTGACAATGTTTGTTTTGGGCATATGGACGCATATCCTGGACAATATTTTAAATATTGACACTTGCTACGTAGATGAATTTCCTTTGATAATAAGAAGAGATAGGAGGCGGCTAAGAGCTGCCTCTTTTTATTGCAAAAATATAATACAATAACAATATAATATTATAGGAGCTGATAAAATGAAAACAGTAAGAGAAAAACTCTTGACAGTAGCAGATGCTGAAAGAATAACTGGAGTTCATTATACCATAAAACATACTGGAAAAATGGAAGGAATGCAGAGTTTATCAACTAGCTGCTTATGTAATAAATATTGCAAGAATCGATCAATCAATTCCGATCTGGTATGTTCACATTGTTATGCACAAAGACAAATGAAAATGTATAAAAATTTGAATGCATGTTTAGAGCGAAATACAAAAATTTTAACTGGTAGGATATTAAAGGAAGCAGAGATCCCAATGATCAATGCTTCCTTTTTTAGATTCGAGAGTTTTGGTGATTTAATTAATGTTACACAAGTGATTAATTATTTTCATATCTGTAAAAAGAATAAACATGTGCACTTTGCTTTATGGACAAAAAATCCTTGGATTATCGAAGAAGCGTTAGATGCCAGCGAAAAAAAGCCAAGTAACTTACAGATTATATATAGTAGCCCTTGCATTAATGATCAAGCAGATCCTGGATATGATTTTATTGATAAGATCTTTACAGTATATGATAAAGACTATATCAGTGCACATGATGTAAGCATTAATTGCGGGGCAAAGAACTGCCTTACATGCCATAAATGTTATGTAAGAAGTAAAACAAAATATATCAATGAAAAACTGAAATAAAAATTTAATTATACATGATTAATAAAATATTGAAAACGTAAAAGAGGAGTGGTATAATGAAAACAGCAATTGGTTATAAGCTTTTTAGGGTGTCTAAAGAATATCCGGGGAAACTATTCCCTCTGTATGTAAATGCAAATACAAATATTCCAATTGGAGAATGGATTAGTGCAGAACCAGGAGAAAGATTAGAAAATGGAAAGGTAAAAAGCAAACTTGGGCCATTGAGATATCGTCCTGGCTTTCATATTAATGATGCAGCTCCGTATGTCTCACATATAGGGCAAAAGGTAAATGGCAAGATTACTTATATGCGGCCGGATACTGTATGGGCTATGGTTGAATATTGTATTGATCATGATTACTGTGAAGAAGCAGAAGCAAATGGGATTTCTGAATCTGGAAAATTTAATTATATAAAAGCTGACTTAGATTATATTCCAAAACATGGATTTTACCGGTATAAAACGTCTCCTGTAATGACTGGAGAATGGATCATTGCCGGAGAAATGAAAGTAATCAAGATATTAAGTGATCAGGAAGTCAAAGAAATTTGTGATTCATGTGGATCAGATTATTTACCTCGAAAAGAAACAATTAATTTATCAGAATTTGGATTTGCAGCATAAGGAGGAAGTATTAAAATGTCTAAAAAGAAACGAAGCACTATATCAAATTTTATATGCCCAGAATGTGGACTTGAGTTCCCTATCCCAAGAAAAATTGGACAACAAAGAGAAAAGGGGCATATTAAAGATTTGTATTGTCCGATTTGTAATAAAATACAAAAATTTACAGAATATACATATAAGCAGTCTTATAAAACATTAGAAGGTGAAATAATAGAGGAAAAACCATTAACTGACTTTAAAATAATTATGGAGGATGGTCACTCAAAAGAAGAGACCATATCATATTTAAAAAATGGAGTTCTTGTTTTTGATAAAGAAGAATTTATTGAGAACTTTAATTCTTACATGATTGAATGGTGTTTTGACAGAAGGCGAATTGAGAAATTGAAGAAGATGATAGATACAGGGGTTCCAATTCGTAATTGGGGAATAGTTACTAAAAATGGTAAAACTTATTATATTAGATATACTTGTTTAGAAAGGGGTAAGGTGATTTTAAAATGAGGTTAACAAAAGAAGAAGCCAGAGCATATAAGGGATATGCTCTAACTCCTAAGCAACTCATTGAGAAAGCAAAGAAATTTTATGATGATTTAACACCCGAAGAAAGAGATGAGGAATACATTGTCTATGGAAATAATATAAAATTTGAAAAAGTGGAGGTAGAAAGGCTTACTACTGGAGAATTTTATATGCGTTGTGTTAATGACATTGAAAAAAGATATGAAGAATTTAAAAATAGGGAACGTATTTACAATTCTTCAGCTGTAGCACCATATGATCCAAGATATAAAATGGATGATTTTACAGAATCAGAAAAAATGGTAAGTTTTCTATATTATTTAATGGACAATGGATTTTCTTTAGCAATATTATATCCTGAATATCCAATCGAAGTAATAGAAATGATTTTTTGGAGTATACCGGAAGTAAGAAAGACACCACAAGAAAGAGCAGCATCAAAAATAACAGAAGAATATACTAAGTATATAAAACCAGGAGAAAAAAATGTCGGAGGAGCGGAGCTTGTTAAAAGAAGAGCGAAAGCAAATCCACCACAGACCTCTTTGACTCCAGATGAAATTGCGAGTTTTGATCGTATGAGCGAAAAATGGCTAGTAAGATGGTGCAACTTTTCTACGAATTGGTTATGGGTAGCGCCATGTTTATTATTATGTATTGTGGTGAACAAAGGACTTATTTCAGCAATTGGATTACTTTTGTTTATGGGGATTGGAGAGTGGTATTCATGGAAAGTCAAAGAATATTGTAGTGTGATACTGCCATGGTATCAACAAGCTGGAATTATGTTAGAGAGGAGAATGAAGTTATGAATGGAAGGTTGGAGCATGAATTAAAATTAAATAAGAATGTTAAGAAAATTCTTAATGATATGCCACAATGCGTGAGTGATTTTTATATGAGTATTCAGGCTGTTCGCAGCCCGAATACTTGTTTAAATTACGTTAGAAAACTTCATCATTTCTTAGATTATATAGATGTAGAAGATATAAGCGAAATTGATGCAGATGATATCGCAAGGTATCTGGAGCATATTAAATACGTAAAAGATGGTAATGGTGAAATTAAAAAGTCGTCTGTAGCATATACTAAATTGGTATGTTGTACATTAAATAGGTTTTTTGATTTTTTGTATCGGAGAGGAGATATTGAAAGGAATCCGATGGACAATGTAAACCGGCCTATTAGAAAAGACTCGATTAAAAGAGTGTTTTTATCAATGGATGATTTAAATGGAATATTGGGCGCCGTAAAATATTCTTACATGCCAAAAGAATGGCATTCAAGAGATTATGCTATATTATATTTATTTATGGTTACCGGCATGAGAAAAACTGCATTAAGCGAAATTAACTTAAGTGATTTAAATTTTGAGACTCACAATTTGACTATTATCGACAAGCGAGATAAAGAACAGGTATATCAATTAAATGATGATTCCATACGGGTATTAAGAGATTGGATCCTTGATCGAGATAAAATACTATATAATATGGGGATTAAAGAGGATGCTCTTTTTATATCAAAAAATGGAAAACGTATGGATCCACAAACGATCTATTGTATGGTAGTCAAATATGCCGAGAAAGGAATTGGTAAACATGTGTCTCCGCATAAGTTAAGAGCTGCTTTTGCTTCATTATATTATAAGGAAACAAAAGATATCGTTGCTACGAAAAATGCCGTAGGGCATGCTGATATACAGACAACCAGTATTTATACAGTTGAAGAAAATAACTCAAGAAAGGAAGCAACGGAGTTCATGTCGAAAAATTTATCATCAAAAATATAGACAAAATTAACTTTGCGTGATATAATCTGAGAAAAGAGGTGAGAAAAATGAATGTCGATAGAAGTATTTTAGAAGATTATTTATCCAAAAAGTTTTTTAATATCTTAATTAATAAGAGTGACGAGCTAGAAATTTACAATTATGCATATGAGAAATATAATTATCCAAAAGGCATTTTTTCAGATTTTCTATCTAGTAGAAAGAGTATTGAAGAAGCAAATGATTATACACTTTTTGTAATTGCAGATAGTATTTTAAATGCCACTAAGAAAGATTATCGCAAAAAGTTATCTGACTTTTTTACAGACAGAGAAATAAGTAAATATAGTGGGATGCGATACGAAGAACCAAATAAAATTGAATTCCCGTTAGTATTCAATATGATTCAGGTAAGCGATGATCAATGGATAGGATCTTTAAATGTAGATGCATTTTGCGCTCTGCAAGAATCAGGATTAATTAACTATAATCCTGTCACACAACGTGCTATGACTAAAGTAACACGAGATAATAATGAGCTATATCGTATTACATTGAATAAGAGTGCAGTAAAAGAAATTACGGCAGATATGTTGGAACATATTTATGTTCCGGATACAATCACTTTGAATATCCCGAAAGATGATATATACGCAGATTTTCATTATGATGAGCAATCACGTCAGCTTATTATTCATTCTTTAGAGGCATTTGATATAAACGATGGATATCATAGATATGTATCAATGTTCCAGGCCAGAAGTAAAAATCCAAATTTTAACTATCCAATGGAGCTGAGAATTACAAACTTTGACATTGATAAATCTCGCCGTATGATATATCAGTATGACCAGAAAACTAAAATGAGCAAACAGTTAAGCGACACATATAACTCATATGCAGCTCAAAATAAAGTGGTCCAGCGTATTAATGAAAGCAGTATGTGTAATTTGCAAGGGAAAATAAAAATAGGTGGACTTATTGATTCAACAACCCTGGCAGAATGTATTAAGAGATTATATTTCAGTAAAAGGCAAAGTGATTCTCCTGAGCAACGAAAAGAAATCATTAGAGTATCAAAGGAATTTATCGAAGATCTTAATATGCTTACAGAAGAAGATGACAAGTATCTTGAAAAAGAATATTCAAAGAAAGAAATTATAATTCTTACGATCTTGTTTCATTATTATGATGGAAAAAATAAAATATCAATGATAGAGAACTATAAGCGTTTTCTTATTGATGATGCGGAACGTGAGGAAAAAATAATATATGATTTTTCGAGAAACTTTAATAGGATAAGGAAAAGATTAATTCCTTTTTTAGAGGAGAGAATGTAAATGTATAACGAAGATAGAAAACAAAGGTTTTACGAATTTAAGTTAAAAACTGTTGCAAGCGTTACTCCTCTTGTGCCTAGATTTAAGAGAGTTGCGCCGTTTGAACATATGTATCAAAAGGATTTATGTGACTTTAATTTAAATGAGATTACAGAAATGTATAAGTTGTTCAAATTTACAACATTAGAGTCCATTATTGTAGTAAATAATACTCTTACACAATATACGGACTGGTGTGTTAATGAGAATTTAGTGTTAAATGGACAAAATATCTATGCAACTATCACACCTGATATGCTGGCAGCACTATTAAATAAGACATTGTTAAATCATCAGATTGTATCAAGAGACACGATTTTAACATGGATCGAAGCATTAAAGAATCCTAGAGATCGATTCATGATTCTGAGCATTTTTGAATATGGCAAGTCTAAAGATTTTGAAGACACGATTAGAGCAAAACTTGATGATATCGACGTAGAAAATCATACAATGAAATTGTATTCCGGAAGAGTTGTAAATGTAAGTGAAGCATTAATTTTAACTGCACAAAAGAGTAATATGACAATGGAATTAACATATCCATATGGAACTAAATCCAAACTCATGGATGATGGAACCATTATAAAAAGATCTCATATTGTAAAAGATGATCCGCATTGTCTTGGAAGGCAAATGTATAATTCATTAGCAGCAGCATTGAAGTCTATAGATGTATCATATATGACTGCTGAAAAAATTAACATTTCCGGACAAATTCATATGACAAATGAATTAATCCGGAAGTATAATTCAAATAAAAACAAGATTTTATATGATGTTGAAACTCGGTCTATGATTGAACACCAATATGGAATTAAGATTAATAGACCTTCATATTTTCTTAAAAAATATGGTGACTATTTAATATAGTCGCCATGTTTAAATAAAGTAACAAGTTAAATTAACTTTCATTAAAATCAAATTTATTACGAGGAACAAAAAAATGGTTAGAGAATTTGTAAAGAATGCAAGTAAAGTAGCTCAGAAAATCGATATTATGTTTGAAAAAGCAGCATATGACAATAAAACTGTTGCGGTACATTTCTCTGTAGGAGAAAAAGAATCTGCAATAATATCTCATATGCAGTTGAATCCAGTTAATATTACAGTAAATGATAATATTATTACTTTTGAAGAGGGAACAGCAGAGCATTATATTGATATTTCTCAGTTTGATTCAGTCAAATGTGATGACGAGTGCGTTAACGATATCGCGGATGCAACAATTGATATGATGTGTGATCATTGGTCAGTACATTTTGATATTTTGACGATTTAATTATACATAATACAGGAGGAAAAAATGAACAAGATTGAAGAAATGAAAGCATTGGTTGAAAAACTTAATCAGTACCGAGATGCTTATTATAATAATGCAGAAAGTATTGTTACGGATCATCAGTATGATGATCTGTGTGATCAGTTGGAAAAAATGGAAAAAGAAACAGGAGTTATTTTAAGTAATTCTCCAGTCCATAGTGTTGGATATGAAGTAAAAAGTAAATTAGAGAAAATTGAGCATTCACATTTAATGATGTCTCTTGATAAAACTAAAGATGTGAATATACTTCGAAAATTTATTGGTGATAAAGATTCTTTGCTAATGTGTAAGATGGATGGATTGACAATTCTTTTGACGTATGAAGATGGAGAGCTGATCCAGGCTGAAACTCGCGGAAACGGCGTCACAGGAGAAATTATTACTCACAATGCAAAGGCGTTCGAAAATATTCCTATGCATATTAATCAGAAAGGCCACGTTGAAATTGAAGGAGAAGCTATTATTACATATACAGATTTTGAGAAAATTAATAATTTAATTAAACACGAAGAAGATAGATATAAGAACCCGCGAAATCTTGCTTCAGGATCAGTCAGACAGCTAGATAGTAAGATAGCAGCCAAACGTCATGTTCGTTTTATAGTATGGAAGGTACCTGCCGGTATGGATGAACTACCTTTAATGTCAGCAAGATTTGAAAAAGCAAGAGAACTTGGATTTGATATTGTACCTTATATTCGTGTATATAAAGAAAATCAGAATCTTGAAGAGCTTATTAATCTGTTAAAGGAAAAGGCAGCATACTTATCTTATCCAATTGATGGGCTTGTTGCTGCATATAATGATATCGCTTATGGATTATCACTTGGAGTCACAGATAAGTATCCACGTCATTCTCTGGCATACAAGTTCTATGATGATGAATTTGAGACAGTTTTGACTGATATTGAATGGACTATGGGTAAATCTGGACAATTAACGCCTACAGCAGTTTTTGAACCGGTCGATATTGATGGAACATCTGTAAGCAGAGCGAGTCTACACAATGTGAGTATATTCAAAGGATTTTATCTCCATAAATATGATACCGTATCTGTGTATAAGGCAAACCAGATAATTCCGCAGATTTCTCAAAACATAACAAGAGGTTATAATACCGGTGAAAAGTTTATAATTCCTAAAATATGTCCAATCTGTGGAGAACCAGTGTCTGTCGTAAAAGAGAACGATTCTGAAGTATTGATGTGCATGAATGCTGGATGCAAAGGCAAACTTTTGGGTGAGATGAATGCTTTTGTAGGGAAAAGATTGATACTGGGCTTGTGACATCACCAATTGATCTGTATTATTTGAAGGATCATTCTACAGAATTGTCCAGATTACCTAGAATGGGAGCAAAGAAAATTGCGAATATTTTAGATTCTATTGAGTCTAGCAGGAATACTACCATAGAAAAATTTATTGTAGGATTAAATATTCCGTTAATTGGTGGTAGAGCTGCAAAGGATATTGCTAGATATGAAGAAATAAGAACCAGGGAATTAGGAATGCTATATCCATTTGAAACTTTTATTAAAGATGCTGCTTCTGATTTTAATTTTACCTGTATTGAAGGATTAGGGACGGAGCGAAATATTTCTATCCATAGATATTTTAAGGAAAATTATGATTACGTTGTTGCTTTGGCAGAACAGTTCATATTTTCGAAACTTAATAATGATAAAATATCTTCTGAAAGCGATTCATTGTCCGGAAAGAAATTCTGTATCACTGGGAAGTTACATATTTTTGCTAACCGGGATGAACTTGTGGCGGATATAGAATCAAAAGGAGGGAAAGTTGTGTCCGGAGTTACAAAGGCAACTGATTATCTAATTACCAATGATAAAAACAGTGGATCTAGTAAAAATAAGAAAGCTTCTGAGTTGAATATTCCTATTATCAGTGAAGAAGAATACAAAAACAAATTAAATTAACTTTTACTATTGACAAATGCAAATAATGGTGATATAGTTGACCTATCAAAACGAATTAGATTAACTCAATCAGAAAGGCATGAACAATGATATGTTACTATTTAAAAGGAAAAAATGGAGAGTACATCGCAAGAGATCCAACAGGAAGAATCAAATTAGTATCTGATCTTGGTGATGCACTCTTGGTTCCTGAAATTGAAAAGAAAAAGATTAAGGCAATTCAAGCAAATAATATTCCAGACGTATTAAAAAAATTTGGACCATATGAAATTTGTGAAACCGATTATAATGGAGTTGAAGCAATTACGACAGATGATATAGTTGGTGAAATTATCGGTAGTATAAATGAATTTTCAAGTAAGATGAATGAAATTACTGATTATTCAAAAGAACTTAATTCTATTATTTCATATACTGATTTACAAATTTCAGACATTTTGCATTATATTGAATTTCATAAGTTTTCTGCGGCAGAAGGATATAAATTATGCAAAAAGTTGCAAGAGATTTGTGATAGACGAAGAGAAGCCAAAAATAAAATACAAATTATAAACACGATAAAACATCAATCGTGTGCAAGTGTTTTATCTGGAAATGCTACTAAAATAATAGAAAAAATTGTACCAGATAAAAAATATACTCCAAGAGTATTTGATGAATTGTTCAAAAAGAATCAGTCACGAATAAGAAAAGAAAAATCAGTGAAAATAAAAATTTAATTAAACAATAAGGAGATAAAAATATGTTTAAAGATTTTGTAAAGGCAATCCAGAAAAATTTACAGCAGATGTCTAAAGATTCTTCAAGATTATTCACAGTAAATGTGGATACCGAGGAGCTTTATAATTTATATCTGGATTCGTTTCCGGCAGGTACAAATGAAATTTACAGAGAAAGAAGAGAATATGACTGTAGTTGCTGTAGACATTTTATCAGAGACGTTGGTAACGTTGTATCTATTAAAAATGGTGAGTTACATACCATTTGGGGAATTAATCCAGTATCAGATGATAAATATAATGTAGTCGCAGCTGCGCTTGATGCCTATGTAAAACAGAAAGCGGTATTAGGGGTATTCCTCAAAAAAGAGAAACGAATTGGTACTCCTGAAAATAGAGAAATGCTCCCGACAGGAAAAATTAATAAATACGAGCATTTCTTCGTAGATCTGCCAGAAATTTGTATCTTTAAGGAATGTTATGGACATACACTTGAAGGTGATTTAAGTCAATTCAGAGATGTCCGTAATGTATTTAAACGTTCTCTTGATGAAATTAGTAAAGAAGCTGTAGATACTGTACTTGAACTGATTGCTCAAAATTCTTTATATAAAGGTGCCGAATGGAAAAAGCAACTTACTGAATTTAAGAATTATCAGAAAGAATATGGAAAGCTTACGGATGAACAGAAAGAACTTTGGATCTGGGAAAAGTCAATTGCTGCAGGTGCCGTTATCGGTAAGATTCGTAACCATAGTATTGGAACATTGCTGGTAAATATTTCCGAAGGAATGGATCTTGACCTTGCCGTTAGAAAATATGAGCAGATTGTAGCCCCTGTAAATTATAAACGTCCAAAGGCAATTTTTACAAAGAAGATGCTTGAAGATGCAAAGAAGACTATTACAGAACTTGGTTATATTGATTCATTACAGAGAAGATTTGCTACCTTGGATGATATCACAGTGGATAATATTCTGTTCTCTAATAAAGACGCAGCAAAAAGAATTACTGGTGCTATGGATTTGTTTGATGAAATGGAACAGGATGTTGCAATTGATCCAAAACGATTCTCTAAGGTAGAGGAAATAAGTGCAGAAGATTTTATTAAGAATGTTTTGCCAGTGGCAAAGGAACTGGAAGTATACCTGGAGAATAAACATATTCAAAATATGGTATCTTTGATTGCTCCAGAAGTTGCTGATGCGAAAACAATGTTCAAATGGAACAATGGAATGTCTTGGGCGTATACCGGTAATATTACAGATTCAGATATCAAAGAAAATGTAAAAGCTGCTGGTGGTTCAGTCACAGGCATTGTAAGATTTTCTATTCAATGGAATGATGGAAACGGTAAGGATAATTCAGATCTTGATGCTCATTGCCTCGAACCACAAGGCGGAGATCATATTTATTTTAGTCATAAAATATCAAGATATACTGGTGGTGAATTAGATATTGATATTACCGATCCAATATATCAATGTAAATCAAATGGTGGAGTAGCAGTTGAAAACATCACATATCCATCAAAAGAAAGAATGAAACCTGGTACATATAAATTCTATGTTAATCAGTATTCATTCAGAAATTCTCAGGGATTTAAGGCTGAGGTAGAGGTAAATGGTGAAATTCATTCTTACGAATACAATACTCCAGTACGTGGTAATGTAGATGTTGCAGAAGTAATCCTTGATCAGTCAGGAAATTTCAAAGTAGTGGACAAACTTCCAGGAAATTGTGCAACAATCAGTAAAGATGTCTGGGGAATTAAAACTTTGCAGTTTACACCGGTATCAGTTGTATGTTACTCACCAAATTACTGGGATGAACAGAAGGGAATTGGTCATCAGCACTTATTCTTTATGCTGAAGGACTGCATCAATCCAGAAGAGCCGAATGGATATTATAATGAATTCTTGAAACCGGAACTTGAGCAGCACCGAAGAGTATTTGAAACGCTTGGAGCAAAAGCACATGTAAAAGATGTTGATGATCAGCTTTCAGGAGTAGGATTTTCACTTACAAAGAGAAATGATCTGATTATTAAAGTAAAAGGCGCTACAGAGCGAGTAGTAAAAGTAAAGTTTTAACATAATTTAATTATACAAATAGAAAGAGAGGAATAAAAACATGGAACTTACAAATATTTTTGAGGCGGCAACAAGATATAAATACAGATTCCCGTTCAAAGGAATGATTTCAGTAGAGGATTTATGGGATCTGAAATTACAGGATTTGGATTCAGTATTTAAACTGCTGAATAAAGAGAAAAAGCAGAGTGATGAAGAAAGTCTGTTACAGGTTAAATCTGAAGCAGACCAGGAGCTGGAAAATAAAATTCAGATTGTGAAATTCATTGTACAGGTAAAACAGGCAGAAGCTGCAGAGAGACTTGCTGCGAAAGATAAGAAAGAGCGTAATCAGAAGATTATGAGAATTATTGAGAGAAAGCAGAACGAAGCTCTGGAAGGCAAGAGTCTTGAAGAACTGACAGCTATGTTAGAGGAGTAATATATGGGAATACTTGGAGATATTGCAGCATTTTTGTTTATGGTAATTGTGATATTAATTTTACTACTAATTTTGTGTTTTATATGTGCTGCGGTATTAGCTGTAATTGTAGAAGCTATATACGAGGAAACCGGAAAATTAGAAGCTTTGTATAATATTTTACGCCATATTCTTTAAGGAAAATAAAATTCAGATTGCAAAATATATTGTTAAGTTCAAGCAGGAAGAGATTGAAGAGTGTCTTCAGGCAAAAGACAAAAAAGAATACAATCAGAAGCTGCTTGAACTGATCGAACGCAAACAGAATGAGGAGCTTGCCGGAAAGTCTATTGAGGAACTGCAGGCAATGCTTAAGGCATGATGTTGATTACAGAATTGTTAAATATTACATTACTTACTGTGTACTTTGTATTGGTATCAATGGGAATATTAGTCTTTATAGTGTTTCTTACAACCTTTATGTACGCAGTAGTAATGATAATATATAGATTCACTGGAAAGCTGGGAAAGCTTTACAGAATACTAGAAGAAATAGAAAGGAAATTTTAAATGAAGAACGGCTTATCAAATGAACAGGTCGAAGAGAGTCGAAGATTACATGGAAGTAACAAGCTTCCGGAACCTGAATTGAAAAAATGGTATCATTTTGCTAAGGAAGCATTAACTGAACCAATTACTATGATTCTAATAATAATTGCTTTATTTCAGTTAGTTTTAGGAGCTATGGGAGTAATGTCTCTTTCTGAACCTGTAATGATTATAGTAGTTTTAGCTATTGTTACTGAAATTGCTGTTAAGACAGGTCTAGGCATACAGAAATCTGCAGCAGAGTTAAGAGCAAAAACGGCAGTTAGATATTGTGATGTTGTCCGAGATGGAAGCGTACAGACAATTAATAAAGATGATCTGGTAGTAGGTGATTTAGTTCTATTGAGAACTGGACAAGAGATTTTCGCAGATGGTTTTATTGTTGAAGGAGAAATTTCTGTTAATAATGCCGCTATCAATGGAGAGACAAAAGAATGTAGAAAAATTCCTAGTGCTAATTATAAGCATGTTAAAACAACATCTACTGCTGCATATACGGATCAGTGTTCGCTCTTTGCAGGAACAGTTATTATGTCTGGTGAAGGAAAAATGATTGTTACAGATGTTGGTGTTAATACAGTTAACGGTGATACTCTTGTCAAAATGCAGACTTTAGAGCCTCCTAAGACAGCTCTTGATATTGCTCTGGATCATTTGTGTGATTTTATTTCAAAATGGGGAACAATTGCGGCAGTATTAGCATTTGTAATTATGACAATTACAGGTATCTTAAATGCTGGAAGTTTAAGTCAGTATTTCTCAGGAAACATTCTTGAAAATATTCAGAAAGTAGCACAGAATATCTCAAATGCATTAACAATTATTGTTGCGGCTGTACCGGAAGGTCTGCCACTCATTGTAAAACTTGTAACTAAACAGAATGTATCGACAATGGAAAAATTCAATATTCTTGCGAAAAATACTGGTAAAATTCCTGAATTGGCATATGTTAATTTAATTTGTACGGATAAGACAGGAACTCTCACAACAGGTGAAATGACTTCTACAGTTATGATTAACGGTAACTGTCAGGATATTTTTAATAAGGAAAGTTCGCTCAACGAGCTAATTGATTTAAACATTTGCATGAATAATAGTGCAGTGTTCGATTCTAATGGGAATATCACTGGTGGCAATTCAATTGATCGAGCAGTACTTAATATGCTTTCTCCTGAAGACGCACAAAAAATACAGAATAAAGCTATTATGAAGAAACGTGTTCCATTTAGTAGTGAAAATAAATTCTCTGCAGTTACTTTAAATAATGGAGCAAATGATTTTACTGTTTATAAAGGCGCACCAGAGAAATTAATTGAGAAGTGTAAATTTTATCTTGATAATGATGGCATTGCAACTGAGCTGACAGAAGAAAAAAGAAAAGCTTTAAAGAGCCATATTAAGGGATTGACAGAGAAGGCAATGAGATGTATTGCATTGACTATCTCAGATAAAACTGATGATGGTCTACCCGATGAAATGAATCTCCTTGGAGTCATTGGAGTTGTTGACCCGGTTAGGAATGAAGTTCCAGAAGCAGTAAAAATTGCTCATAAAGCTGGAATTCAGGTAATTGAAATTACTGGTGATTGTATGGAGACTGCTAAGGCTGTTGCTATGGAAGCTGGCATTTATAAGCCTGGAGACTTAGCAGTTACCAATGATGAGTTTGAGGCAATGTCAGATGTAAAAGTAAAAGAAATTATTCCACAGTTAAGAGTAATTTCCAGATGCTCACCGAATACGAAACTTCGTCTTGTAACATTAGCACAAGAAATTGGAATGTCTGTGGCAATGACAGGTGACGGTGTAAATGATGCGCCTGCACTAAAGAAAGCAGATGTAGGCTTTGGAATGCAGGATGGGTCTGATGTGGCAAAAGAAGCAGCAGATATTGTTTTGACAGACAATAATTTTGCAAGTGTGGTAAAGGCAGTCGAACTTGGTAGAACATTTATGCATAACATTATGATGTTCCTTGAATTCCAGCTGCCTATCAATATTTCGTTGTTGATCTTAAGTATGGTATTTCCAATTATTTCTGGTGGCTCTGCTCTATTAGCAGCAGTTCAGATCCTTATTGTAAATATCATCATGGATTCACTTAACTCATTAAGCTTTGGCGGAGAACCACCAAAAGAAGAATATATGAATGAAGAGCCTATCATGAAAGGATCCGGATTATTTATCCGTGGAGCGAAAGGGAGAATTGCATTAAGTTCAATTGTATTTATTGCTTTATTTGGTGTAATTACATTTGGTCCAGTTGGAAATATGTTTGCAACAAAACTTTCGGCTATGACAGCGAGATTCGCTTTATTGTGTTTAATGGCAGTATTTAATGGATTCACTATTAGAACAGATAGTATGAATCTTTTCAAAGGAATTAAAAATAACAAATTATTTGTGTATATCGCATTGGGTATTTTTGCAATGGCTGTAGTTTTGTGTAACTTTGTAGGAAATCTAGTACAGACAACTCCAATGGATGCTAAACAGTGGATTGTAGTCTTAGTGACAGCATTTATGGTTGTGCCTGTAGATTGGATTAGAAAAGCAATTTGTAAGAAAGGAAGTAACTAAAATGGGATTTTTGGGAAAACTATTCGGAAAAAAAGATGAGGAAGCAGCAGTAGAGTTATCTTCTGCTGTAACTCAGCAACCTGTATATGAAGAAAAGTTACAGACAATTGATATGTCTAAGCACAATGAAAATCTTGGCAAAGTACTTATTGATATGTCTAAGGGAAGCAAGATTGATATGACAAAACATACGGCTAGAGTAGCTCTTGCAATGGATTATTCAGGAAGTATGGATTGGCTGTATGATAATGGATCTGTACAGGAAACCATTTCTCGTTTGTTGCCTATTGCTCTAAGATTTGACGATAATGGAGAACTTGAGAGTTGGCTGTTCTCAAATGGAGCAGAGCGCTTAAAAGCTGCTAACGCTGATAATTATAGTAGTTATGTTAAAAATGTTATGAAAAAAGCTCATATGTATATGGGTGGTACTAATTATGCTCCTGTATTGAAAGAAATGGTTACATATTATAAAGATATTGAGCCAAGTGAGATTCCAGCATTTATCATCTTTATTACAGATGGTGAGAACAGTGATACTTTTGCCACCAATGCAGTTATTAAAGAGCTTTCAGAGTACAACATCTTCGTGCAGTTCATAGGAATTGGAGATGAAGATTTTGACTATTTGAAATCTCTTGATGATATGAAAGGTAGAAAACATGACAACACCGGTTTTACAGCAGTAAAAGACATGAATAAAATGTCTGATGAACAGTTATATACAGAGATTCTTCGTCAGTATAAAGACTGGCTGAATAATAAATAAAAAGGAGATAAAGAGATATGGCAGTAATCAACATGAGCAAAAATCAGAAAATTAGTATGGTAAAAGAAGATGGTACAGGCATTAAGAATTTCTTTATTGGAGTCAATTGGGATCAGAACCGTTATGCTGGTGAAGCAGACATTGACTTTGATATCAATGGATTTTTAACAGATTCAAGTCGCAAAGTAGTATACCCAGAAGATTTAGTAAACTATAAAACCTATGAAGATGGTTCTGCATATCCCTGGGTAGACTATTCAGGAGACAATAAAACTGGTGACGATTCTCAGGGAATGATTTTCAATGGAAAGCATTATGACGAATATTTCATTGTGCATGCTGATACTTTCCCGAAAGATAAAACAGAATTTACTATCTGCTTAACAATTTTTAGGGCCTTACAGCGTATGCAGAATTTTGGAATGGTCTCCAATGCAGTTATGACAATTTGTGATTACGACAATCCAGATGGTGATAAGTATGAATATGATCTGTCTGAGAATGAAAACTTTGAAAAATTGAATGCAGTAGAAATGGGTAAATTATACCGTTACGGAGATGGATTCAAATTCCAGGCATTAGGTTCTGGTTATGTGGGAGGTATGACAGAACTGTTTAAAAACTTTGGGCTTGATATTGATGAAGGGAGAGACTAATGAATATTACAGCTGGAGCAATTGTTGTAATTGTTATTTTAATACTCGTAGGATTTTGCTTCTTTTTTAATAGCAAAATTGGAAAGAGGGTAAGGATAAGAGCATCAGGCACGGCGAATGAAGCAATTCAGAAAGATGCAGCCACCCCTGAGGGAGCTAAAGCATATTATAATGCTGCTATTGAAAAGAAAGAAGATGAACTTCAGCAGGAAAATGTAAGATATCAGCAGATGCTTGGTAAGATTTCCAATTATGAAGATGACCTGTTCCATTTGAAGAAAGATGCCATGAAAGCAGATGTAAATGTAAATGCTTGTGTGGATCGAGGAGATGACGAAGCGGCAAAAGTCTACTTAAAAGAACAACAGGAACTGAATGATAAAATTGATTTTATCAAAAATACATTAAAAGAATGGAAAGAGAATGCTGACGTACAGAAAGAAAAAGTAGAAGTATTACAGCAACAACTTAATGATTTAAAAGCAGAAAAAGAAAGTGCAGTTTTAACTCTGGAAACAGCTCAGGCATCAAAAGCTTTTAATGTAACACCGGGAGTATCTTCTAGTGAAGAGGAAAAGATGTTAGAGAAAGTACGTGACGGAGTTAAAAAGCAAAAAGAAGCTGCTGATGGAGCTAGGATCGTTTATGAAAGTTCTGCTATTGTGCAGAAACAGCGTCTGGATAAGAAAATGAAAGATGATGAAATTGATAAAAAGCTGCAGGAGCTGAAAGCAAAGAAAGGCAAATAAAATGGTCGCATTAAATATGGGAACATTTGTTGTATGCCTCGCGCTTGCCTTTCTGGCAGGTATTCTGGTTACAAAAATTAAATTAAAGAAATAAAGGAGAAAAATTATGGGATTTACATTATTTGGAGAAAAATATAAATATGAAGTAGACAGTATTAATATTGGGATTTTTTTGTCCAGATGGGACATTATTAATAGTTTTAAAACTTAAAGATGGTACATATAAATCAATTGATGTTAATCTTGGAGCAGAAAAATATAAGTCATTATGCAAAGAGAATGACATTACAAACAATGTGCCGGTTCTTGTTACACAAGAACATGTTAATAAATTAGATAAAGAAATAAAACCTAAATATGAATGGGGAAAATGGAAGCTTGATTATTTTCGTTTTATAGATCCGTTCTGTTATGGAAGGAACGTATTATTGGATTGTATTGTTAGAACAAATGGAAAGAGAGTGCAGGTTAAATACAAGGGAATAAAAGCCAGTGCGTCTTGTAATATAGAAGCGGGGGATGAATTTAGTTATGAGTTTGGGAAAAACCTTGCTAAACGTAGGTTGATTGCAAAATTAATCGAGATATATGCAAATGATATAAGTGGTCAAAAGTACGATATCAAATTCAAAGAAAACAAATTAAATTAACTTTGCGTATTGACAAGCACAACTTGATATGCTATACTAAATACATAGTCAAGGATGACAACAGCACAGAGGAGTGAAAGCTCCCTGTGCTAAATAAAAAGAAGAAAGAAATTTAATTATACAAACAATGGGCTATCGCCAAGCGGTAAGGCACAGCACTTTGACTGCTGCATTCGCTGGTTCGAATCCAGCTAGCCCAGCTTGAAAATTTAATTATACAAAAAGGAGATAAAAATGAGTAAAATTATTAGTACGGGTTCCACTTTTAGAATCTATGGAGATGATCTTGTAACACATAATCAACTTCCGGCACAAATTTATTCTATCAGATGTTCACAGATGACAGGATTTTATTTAGAGAAACATGCTGATATTGAGATCAATGAAGATAAAATATACGGTGTGCACATGGAAAAAGTAAATAAAGTATTAAATGCTTTTCCAAACTTTAATAAGAATCTTGGCGTTATCTTATCTGGAGCAAAAGGAATTGGAAAGTCTTTATTTTCTAAAATTCTTGCTGTTGAGGCTGTAAAGAAAGGGCTGCCGGTAATTATTGTTGATACATATATCCCTGGACTTGCTAATTTTATTGAAGAAATCGAACAGGAAGTAATGGTAATGTTTGATGAATTTGATAAGACATTCGGAGGAGTAAATAAATCAGATGGCATGGCTGATCCGCAAACAGAGCTGCTTACATTATTTGATGGATTAGCTCAAGGGAAAAAGTTATATGTTATTACTTGTAATAATCTTAATACTCTGAGTGATTATTTGGTAAATAGACCTGGAAGATTTCATTATCATTTTAGATTTGATTATCCGACAGATTCTGAAATTACAGAATATATGAGAGACAAGTTACATAAAGAGTATTATGGAGAAATTAGTAAGGTAATTGCATTTTCTAAAAGAGTCAGCTTGAATTATGATTGTTTAAGAGCTATCGCATTTGAGCTTAATACAGGCTTACAATTTCAAGAAGCGATCAAAGATATGAATATTCTTCATATTAGTAATACTACTTATATAGCTACTTTGTATACTAAAGATGGGAAAAAGGATACAGAAGAAAAGAGCCTTGATTTATTTGATAAGACTGCTAATCATAGTTTATATTTTACGATAGATGGAAAATGGTTCTATACAAAATTTTCTGGTGTTGATGTAAGATATGATTTTGATAGACACATTGATTTTGTTGATGGAAAAGATATTGAAATTGTTCTGGATGATGACTATGACGATCTTACAGAAGAAGAAAAGAAAAGATATAAAGCTATTAAAATTGATCATATTGTTTTTGCAAGAAAAGAAGCAAAGGGACTTCATTATAATCTTGCTGCATAAAAATTAAATTAAACATTCCGATAAATAAAAACTTTAAATATGCAGAAGTTCGGTTATAAGCATATGTCTTTCATTTTACTTTTTACCTCTTATAACTCGTTTGAAGCAGGTCTTACGAGTATAAATAAACTGTATAAGGGTAAGCCAGTAGTAACCTTATACAACAAGCGGATATGACGGAACTGGCAGACGTAGAAGGCTCAAACCCTTCGGAGAAATCGTGTGGGTTCGAATCCCACTATCCGTATTCGGACTATTCTTACGGATTTACTTGATGGCCTAAATAGTAATGAGGAGAAATAAGTCCGAGAGGTTAACCTTTATATTATATAGCGTCTATAGGACATTAAAGAAGATTGAAAAGTTGGTGGAATACTGGAACCCAGTGATGAGGAAGCTGCGAATGTGTTGGTTGTATGGTTTGGACGCATTGAAAGGAAACATTTATATAGATGTGCTTTGTGCTAATGAGGTTGTGAGTGGGCGTTGGAGGAGGATCTGGTAGCAGATGTGTAATTAGTTACGAAGCGAAAAGTAATTGAGTCAGTGAGGTAGAAATAATGTGGGAGGGCTTTTGAGAGTGATGACGATCGTTCGTGTAACTGACACGATTGCATAAGCAAGTTTTTTACAGATATTGTTACATTTCTATATTGTGGGTGTAATTATAACGCCCACTACATGGAAACTTAGCTCAGTTGGTTAGAGCAACCGGCTCATAACCGGTCGGTCCTGGGTTCGAGTCCCAGAGTTTCCATTTCTCCTGACGAAGGAGTGACTTTTATAGGCTGTAGAGTTCCAATAAGAAACAAGCCGTTTCTAGTTAGGGCGTGAAACTGGTGTTTTTTTGAGATGTTTTATAAGTAAAAATATCCAGCTTTAGAGAAAATGTAGTGAATTGAGCTGATCAAAGAACACATAATCCTGTTAGGACTGCAGCACGACAGGTCATGCATGAAAAGTGATAAGTAGCTCAGTTGGGAGAAAGAGCGCACTACAAAAGTGAGGTCGGTGGTTCGAGTCCACTCTTATCACATTTGTAATGATGACGCGCGGATCGTTACAAAAGAAAATAGTAACTACTGAAATGTATATTTAAGGAGGCAGTAAACATGACAAAATATGATTTATGTACGGGTGATATCGTTCTTTCTACAAAGGGAAGCTACGGTATTGTGCTAATCGGAACTAATGGAGATGATCAAATCAAATGGTACAGTAATAATAAAGGACAGGTTATTAACAGATTTAGATCTTTTTCTATGATTAACGAAGATCTTACATTTAAATATGATTTAGGTAATCGTATTATTAAGGTATGGAGAACGAAAGACAAACATTATCTTGGTGATAAAGCAATTACAGAATATAATGCAGCAGAATGTCATGGATTTGAATGCATCTATGAAGAGTTAATTAAGGAAGTAACTATGGCTGAAGTTGAAGAAAAGTTTGGCTGCAAAGTAAAAATTGTAAAGTAATAAAATTTAATTATACAGGCACGTATAAATGAGGAATAGGAAATAATATTTGAAGCACTATCTTAAAAGATCAGTGCATAGATGTCAGTGTGACAATAAACTGCAAAGTTATTCCACTTCGGAAAGCGAGGTGAAATAATGGAGCAGAAGAAATTTATGGATATTCAACGTCTGAAAGAAGGATATGCAGATGGATTTGTACCGGGTGACTTAATTGTTATCCAGGAAAAATTCGACGGATCCAATGCAGCAGCTAGATATGATGCAGAGACTGGCAAAATGGTAGCTTTTTCCAGAAGACATACGTTGGATCAGAACAATACATTAAATGGTTTTTATAATTATGTGCAGGAGTTAAATCCTGAAGATTATAAAGATGTTCCGGACTATGTAATATTTGGAGAATGGTCTGGAGCAAGAAATGCGATTATTTATTATCCAGAAAATACTAAGAAATGGTACGTATTTGATATTTATGATGTAAGGGAAGAAAAATATCTTCCTCAGTCAGAAGTAAAGGCATTTGCAGAAACGCATGGACTTACATATATCAATACATTTTATGTTGGACCGTTTGTCAGTTGGGAACATGTACAAAGTTTTATGGATCATCCGGGATATGGAGAAATTCAAGAAGGTATTGTTATAAAGAACCAAACAAGATTAAACGATCCGAATAGCAGATTACCATTTGTAGTGAAAATCGTTGGAGATAAATTTCATGAAGTCGCAAAAATGAATCATGTTAAAAAGATTCAAGATCCACAAAAGTTGCAAGAACGAACAGAAGCACAGGAACTTGTAAAATCTGTCGTGACGCGGCGTAGAGTTGAAAAAGAGTTATATAAAATGCGTGATGAAGGAATCATCCCAACAGAGTGGTGTGAACAGGATATGAAAACTGTTGCAAGGAATCTTCCAAACAGAATTTATACAGATTGTGTAAAAGAAGAACCGGAAGTAGTTCGAGCAGCAGGACAATATTTTGGAAAATTCTGTTCCGTTATTTCGATGAATTACGCACGAGAGATTATTCTCGGTCCGACTGGAGCAAAGTAAGGCGAAAGGAGGACACGAATGGTGGCAACAGCATTTAGTAGATTATGTACTTCTTGTAAAAAAAGATTTGCATACAAACAAACAGACGCCATCTTTGATGAGAATGGATATGGATATTCAACCAAGCTTGTGAAATGCAAACATTGTGGGCGATTAAATGTGATTCGATATTTTGAAGATGACTCGATGAAATTAAACAATGATAGAAAATATTATGATTATGACATGGTATAGAATAGGAGAATAATAAATAATGGCAAAACAGAAAGAAAAAAAACCGTTAGATAAAAAAGGTTGGGTTCAGACATTTGAATTGATTGGAAAGGCATGTATTAAAGATTACACATTCAAAATTGATGAACATTCTAAGAAAAGCGACTGGATTTACAATTCTATTAACCTGAATGTTGACTGCGGTGATAAATACGGAAAAGTTGGCTGCGAATTAATGGGTGGTTATGGAGCTGGTAGAAACAATGTGATTTATGTTCATGGCAAAGATGAGAATGGTGGAGATGATTTTGATAACAGATACCAGATTGATTTTGATGATCGATTTGACGAGGATATTCTAAAAGATATTGGAGAGCTTTGCTTTATCAAAATTGGTATTGAGAAGGATACAAAAGGTGAAGTTGTTATCAATAAATTCTTACATGCATATGATGCAATTAAATATCTGTTTGAAGCATTGCAGGATGGTATGGAGATTAAGGTAAGAGGGCAGTTAAAATATACTGTATATGACAAACATGTACAAGTAAGAAAAGAAATTAACAGTATTTATCTTCCAAGGGAGAAAGAATTGAATACTTATGAAGCAGCATTTACTCAGTCGATGCTTCTTGACAAGTATTCAATCGGAAAAGCAGATAAAGATAAATGTGCGTTCCCGATAACGGCATACATTCTGGAGAAATTCAAAGAATATAATGGTAATGACTTGACTGAAGGTGGCGCCGTAAAAGGCGGAAAGTTTGTACCTTTGAGAAAGACATTTGAATATGTTTATGATCCGGAAGATGAAAAATCTATTGAGCGCGCAGGAAAACTTTTCAAAGTTAAGAAAAACGTGACATTGATTACTTGTCAAGGAGTATTTGTTGAAGGCGGTGCAGTGATCCAGACAACTGAAGACGATTTACCAGACGATATTAAAGAACTGGTAGAAATGGGAGCTTACAGTTTGGAAGAAGCATTAGCACTTTGTACAGAAAATGCTAGTAAAGAACGCAGGATGTTACTTACTAGACCAGTTATTAAGTTAGTTGGAGAAGACGGATCTAAGATTCCACAGATTCAGAAATTTGATTCTATGTATTCAGAAGATGATCTTGTATTAGATTATCTGATTGAAGCAGATGATGACGAAGAAGTGGATGAAGTAGAAGAAGATTCAGAAACTGATACAACGGATCAGGATGAAGAAATTGATTATGATTCAATGTTAGATTCGCTGCTTGATGATTAACTATAATAATTAAATTATACAAAGTACAGAAAGGAAACAAATACTATGGGATACGGAAAAAAGAATACAATTAAAATTGATCCTTTATCATATAATATTGGACTTATTGGGGAAAGTGGTATCGGAAAAACAACAATTGTTAAAGAGATGTGCGAGAAACTTGTAGGTGAAGATGGATATCGTTTTCTTGAGTGTGGTAAAGAAGATGGCGCTGACGGTATTAATGGAATCAACTATTTGAATTGTCCGGAATGGTCAATGGATTATGATGAAGAAACAAACAGTATTGGATTTGAAGATTTTGTGGATGATGTCGTTGAGAATAAATCCACAGAATATCCTGATTTGAAAACAGTTGTTATTGATACATATGATCAGCTTGTAGAAATTGCAAAGCCAGAAGTTATTCGTATGCATAATGCGGAGAATCCTGAGAAACCGGTAAAATCTATTAAAGCAGCTTTTGGTGGTTATATGGCCGGAGAGGATAAGGCAACAGAAATTGTTCTGAATAAGTTATGGGAACTGAAATCGGTTGGTGTTCATTTCATTATTATTGGACACGTTAAGCAGCGTACACAAGACGATGTAACAACAGGACAGACATATACTTCTCTAACAACTAATATGTCAATGAGAGATTTTAATGCAATTAAAACAAAATTACATTTTCTTGGTGTTGCTTCTATTGATAGAGAAATCGTGCAGGAAAAGACTGGCAAGACTAAAAAGGAAGGTAAAAAAGATGTAGATATTATGAAAGGTGTAATTACAAGCGAAAGCCGTAAAATTACATTCCGTGATGATTCTTATTCTATCGATTCTAAATCAAGATTTGCTGACATTGTTCCGGAAATTGAATTTAGTTCAGATGCATTAATCAAGGCTCTTACAGATGCTATCAAAGCCGAAGCATCTAAAGGGAGTAAATCTGTTGATGAATTAAAGAAAGAACAGGATTCAGCTGCAGAAAAAAGAGCTGAAAAGATTGCGGAAGCTGAGGCAGAAGCTAAAATACAGAAAGAACTTAGTGAAATCACAGAAAAGATTAAGGCGTTCTGTATTGCTAATAAAGGTAAAACTGCAAAATTAAAACCACTTGTAGCTGCAGCTAAAGAAATGGGTTATGACAATCCTATGAAAGTAACAAATATTGATGACGCAAAAAAGATTCTTGAACTTACTGTTGCGTAAATAAATATTGATCCCAGGGCTTCTGCCTTGGGATTTCTAAGGAGAATAACATTGAGTAAGGAAAATAAAAAGGACACAACTGGTTGGAAAAATGAAGACTTCTTACAAATGTGTGATTGGGTTGAAAGAGAATTGATGGGGTATTCTGGGACGCAGCGTTTGCATAAGAACGCATGTCTAAGATTGCAGGGTCTAAGAAAAGGACAAAGTATGGCGAATAATTCTCATGAAATGTATGGAGAATATCCTATTGATGTTATTTTTAATACTTTTAAAGCGAACAAATATGTCATTTTAAAAGCAATAAAAGGAAAAACATTTAACAGCGAAGATCAGAAAGTGGCTTACATTTGTGCTATTGTAAGCAGCCGAATTAATGATATGTACACCAGAATGAAAAATGCAAAGAAAAGCGAAGAGAAGTCTGAAAAGATTGATATAGGAGCACAAAATAGTGAAGCTGCTAAATATCAACGTCAGACAGAAGAGGTCGTCAATTCTACATTTGAGGGGATTTGGTAATTGACATCTATCACTACTAAGACGAAAGATCGCAGTAGTGCGAAAACAATGTCTCCTTTTGAAAAGGAATGTATTGAGACTATTAAAAAGGTAAATGAATATAAGTTAATTGCAGAAGCAAATGCAGTGTCTTCTATTTACAAGAACCCGGATTTAGTCAGAGACACTTCTTTGAAACTGGAAGATATAACAAATAATGCTTGGAGAGTATATTTTTCAATTGCGAACGATATCATCAATGTAGAACAAAAAAATACATTAGATGAAATTACAATCAATATGTATCTATCGAAACATTCAAAATTAAGTAAGAAATACGATGAATATGGTGGATATGAGAAGATTGAAAGTTCATTTACATATATCGAAGAGGCTAATTTTGATTCTTATGTGAATGAGGTAAAAAAGTGGAACGCTGTAATGAAATTAGCCCGAATGGGCTTTCCTGTAAAAGAAAAGTTAAGTAAATATGTCGATGCTAAAGCTGAAGATATATATAACGAACTTGAGGCACTTTTGAATCACACATTTATTAATGTGGAATCTGAAGTTAAAACTTATAATGCCTGCGACGGATTATTTGATTTGATTGATAAATTAAATGCTGGAAGTCAGGTAGGAATGCCACTTAAACATTGTGATATTTTGAACAGAGAAATTGGCGGCATTAATTTTAATGGAAACATTTATGGTCTAGGTGCCAATTCAGGTGTTGGAAAATCAACAACAGCAATCAACTATTTAATGCCTTCAGTGTTAGAACATAATGAAAAAATGGTCATTATGATTAATGAAGAAGATCAGGACAAAGTAAAGAAAGAGTTACTTGTCTGGGTTGCAAATAATTTATATAGTGCTGGACTACATAAATATATTTTACGTGATGGCCATTTTAGTAAAGATGTTTTAGATAAGCTTCGTAAGGCAGCAAAATATCTTGAAGAGTTAAAAGAACGCAGAAATATTACAATCGTTCCCTTTGAAAAATATACTGTCAAAGCAGCAATCAAAGTAATAAAAAAATACTCTAGCATGGGAGTAAGGCTATTTGTTCTGGATACATTAAAAGAATCATCTGATTCAAGAGACACAGAAACATGGAAATCTATGGAACGAGATATGGTTGATCTTTATGATGTTGTGAAACCAGCTGCTAAAAATGTAGCATTATTTGTTACATATCAGTTAGGGAAAGCTTCAGTAAAGATGAGGTATCTTACAAATAATGAAATTGGACAAGCAAAGAATATATTGGATGTATTTAGTGTGAATTTAATGATGCGTAAACCATTTGAAGATGAGTTTCCTGGTGGTTCACATGAAATTAAAGCTTATAAGTTGGCGGGGAAAAATAATTCCTCAAAGATTCCATATCATCTGGATCCGGATAAACATTATATGATCACATTTATTACTAAAAATAGATTTGGGGCTACAGACCAATTCCAGATAATCTCAGAGTATGATCTGAGTACAAATATGCACAAAGATGTTGCTATTTGTAATATAGCACAAGATTTTTAAGCGGAGAGTAAATATGACTGCATTAGAGATTAAGGAATACATTCAAAAAAATGGAAAAATACCTTATGTTTTAGAAAGCATTGGGTGTAGCAATATAGTATATCATGATAACAAGGATTATTATAGCTGCTCTAATGCGGTGGGTGGTGACTGTAACAATCCAGCCGCCATCAATATAAGAAATAATAAATATCTGAATTATCGAAATTATACCAGAGGAGTTGAATATGACGATGGTGAGGATTTAATTTCTTTAGTTCAGTATAATAAAAATATTGATTTTGCAAATGCAATGAAATATCTTCATAAACTTTTAGGATTGAAAAATTTATACAAAGGAAAAGAGGAGAAGAAAAAGCCGGATGATTCCTGGTTCGTGTTCTCAAGATTTGTGGTTAAGCGTAGGAAATGTATCGTAAATGACTTTGATCCTATGAGTGAAGATATTTTAAATGATTTTGTTCCATATATTCATATTGATTTATTTCGCGAAGGGATTGTAAAACGAACAATTAAAAAATTTGGACTTGGATATTCGTATAGATGGAGGAGAACAATATTTCCAATTAGATATTGGCTAGATGGAACTCTGATGGGATATAATGCCAGAAGTTCCATCGAAAATTGTTCTGAATTTGGAATATCAAAGTACTTTATAACACCTGGGATGCGAAAAGAAATTAATATATATGGATTGTGGGAAAATTATAAAGATATTCAGAAAGCAGGATATATTGTTATATTCGAGGCCGAGAAATCTGTTCTTAAAAGAGATAGCAGAATGGATCCAACCGGCGGTGCAATTGAAGGCCATGTACTTTCAGATGAGCAGGTGCGAATTATACTTGGTACCGGAGTAGAAGAAGTTATTATCGCGATGGATAATGATGTTCCAATAGAAGAGGTCTGGAATATGTGTGAGAAGTTTTACGGATTACGTAAAGTCAGCTACATTCGTGATAAATGGAAACTGCTTGGCCCAAAGGACTCACCTGCAGATGCGCCAAATAAAATATACAATTTTCTGTTTAAATGGAGAATTCCTTATGATGAAAGTAAACACAGAGAATATTTAAAGAGTTTGAAAAAATAGTTGAGATTAAGCTATGAAGAACTGCAGAAGATGTGCGAGGCACTTGGAGTCGATAGACTCAATTCATGGAGCCGTGTAAACTGCGTACACAATGGTCTCTATGAGTATTTTTTGAAGTATGTATTACATAAAAAAGAGGATCGTGATGATTCTATTTATAAAGTAACTGGCGGTATTAGTCATGATATTATAGAGCGATTTTATACTGAAGAATTAGCTTATGAAAAAATGGCTGAAGAGTTTGATGAAGGATGGATGATGGCATTTGATATTGCTGATCTAAAATTTGTTCGTGGAGATGGTGCCAGAAACAATAGTATTGCAACTAAGTATTATTATGATTTGAAAAATTTCTTTGAGACACACGAGAAGATTACTGATCATATTGATATTGAAAAGTTTGTAACCGTAAAGGTTGGTGATGAATATTACCAGGGGTATATTGACGCTCTGGTGACAGATGAAAATGGTAATTATACTATATTAGATTGGAAGACAAGCAGCATATATAAGGGAGATAAAGCGAAAAATGAATGTGGGCAGTTGGTAATGTACTCTCTGGCTTTACATCAGATTGGAATTCCGTTTGAAAAGATCAAAATTGCATGGAATTTCCTTAAATATCAGTGTGTAACTGTTCAATCTAAAAAAGGTGTAAAGAAAGTAAGAGAAATCGAACGCTTTGAGCTTGGGGAGAAGCTACAGGCAAATGCAAAGATGTGGTTAAAAGAATTCGGATATGAAGAAAACATGCTGGAGTATCTGGATAAATTAGCTCAAACAAATGATATTACCTGTCTTCCACCGGAAGTACAGGAGAAATATGAATTGCATGATTGTTATGTATATGTTGACTTGACTCCGGAGCTGATTCAGTATTGGGAAAATTTTATTATCAATACTATGAAAATGATTCGTGATAAAGAAGCTACATATGCGGAGCTAAAGGCAGCAGGAAAATATGATGAAGCAGATAAACTTTGGTGGGAAGATGAAGAGAGTCTAAAAAAGCAAAGTTATTATCTTACGAATTTGTGTGGTTATTCCACTAAACTTTATAAACCGTTAAAAGCTTATCTTGATGCTCAAGATGCAAAGAAAAATGGAGATATTTTGGGTACGAAAAATAAGCAGGATGAAGAATACGACATTGATAACTTAGATTGGCTTAACGATTTATAAGGAGATAAAATGGGACAGTATACTATTTATCATTGCCACTCAAACCGTTCTCTTCTTGATAGTTGTACTGGTTATAAAGAATATGCAGACCGTGTATCGGAGCTAGGGTATAAAGCCTTAGCTCTGACGGAACATGGTAATGCCTACAATTGGGTTGAAAAAAAGATGTATATCAATTCAAAAGGATTGAAATACATACACGGAGTTGAGTGTTATTTAACAGCTTCACTAGAAGAGAAGGTGAGGGACAATTATCATACAATTCTTTTGGCTAAAAACTATGAAGGTGTAAAAGAAATCAATCTTTTGATTGATAAATCTACACAACCGGATCATAGATATTATAAACCACGTATTACATTTGAAGAATTTTTTAATATTTCAGATAATGTAATCAAGATTTCTGCTTGTTTGGCATCACCTTTGAATAAATACCCAAAGGATATCCAAAAGCAAATAGCGGAAAAGTCTGCAGCATTAAAGCAGGAACTGGCAAATAAAGTAGCTGAATTTGAAAAGCAAAAGAGTGATCAAAAAGCCATGACAAAATGGTTTAAACAGTTTGATGACTTTGAAGAAGAGGAGTTACCGTGGGTAATAAACGGATGTATTCCAGGGGATTCATATTTGCATTATATCGAAGCTCAAATTGATAAGTTGAAGCAATATTATGATAATCTGCTTGAAGAAGTTCAGCTTATGAATGTGACAGCGAGAGAGACTTTTTATAAGTTACTGGAAACATATGATTACTATGAAATTCAGCCGCATGATTTTCCAGAGCAGAAACGATATAACGAATTTTTATATGCTGCATCAAAACAAACAGGGAAACCTTTAATCGCCGGAACAGATACACATAGCATTGATTATTATAAAGCTGAATGCAGAAGCATTTTACAGAAAGCAAAACGTATCGAATATGCTGATGAAGATAAATTTGATCTGACATTAAAGACTTACGAAGAGTTGGTTGAAATGTTCCGCATTCAGAATTGCGATATTCCATTTGATGTGATTCTGCAGGCAATAGAGAATACAAATGTGATGGCTGATTCTGTTACTGATTTCGAACTTGATACTTCTGTAAAATATCCAAAATTGTACGACAATGAAGAGGAAGTATTAAAGAAAAGAATTTTTGATAAATTGCATGAGAAAATTGATGCAGGAATTATCAAAAAGGAAAAAATTCCAGAATACGTGAAGCGTATCAAAGAGGAAATGCGTGTATTTAAAAAGATTAATATGATTGGATTTATGCTCTTTATGTCCGAACTGGTATGTTGGTGTTGGGAAAATGGTATACCAGTTGGGCCATGTAGAGGATCTGTAGGTGGTTCTACTGTTGCATACATAACAGATATCATTGATGTTGATCCAGTTATATGGAATACAATTTTTTCACGATTTGCAAATGAAGATCGTGAAGAGGTTGGAGATATTGATCTTGATATTTCACCAGATCAGCGAGAATTAGTTTACAATCACATCATTGAGTCATTTGGATATGATAAGACAGCATATATTCTTGCTATCGGAACTGTGTCTGATAAAGGCACTATTGATGA